TATTTTTGTGATTTAAATAAAAAAAAACTATATTTGTAATGGTGCTCATATAATTTTAACCAATTATAACCACCACTAATGTGTAAATTAAAAATGGGGGTCATTGACCCCCATTCATTTTTACCATCTCATCATGACACCTGCCGTTCCGTTCCACTGTACAATTGCTCTTTTTGGAATCCAAAACTCAAATTCTCCGATTTCGTCAATTTTGTTTGACATGTCTTCTTTGAATTTTTCAACTTCTTTCACATTTTTTGGGTGTTTAACTCCAACATATCTAGCACATACCGGTCCGATTCCTGTAACCTGAGACATTTCGTCTGTAAGAGTTCTACCGCAACAACGACAAATACCACCGTTTTCTTTTGTGAGTTTCGCCTTCAATTTGAAAGCTTTATTTGAGATGGTCATCACTTCAGTAACATCAACCAAAATTGGGTGGAAATCTAAGTCGTAATTCTCTTTGATACCCATTGCGACTTTACGTCCGATTTTGATAGTATTCCCTACTAATCGAAGGTTTAAGTCTTTTTGTGAGTCTTTTTGAATTTCACGGTCAATAGCTTTGTAACCTGCAGATATTTGTTTTTCAGTAAGCTGACGGTACTTTTTGTACTTCATTTTTAAGTCGTTAACAAAATTAGACTCTCCTGTGTACTCAACAATTGCTCTAAGGTTAGTTGGAAGTTCTTCGATATTAATGTCTTTTTTACGCTCATCGTTCATAATTACTTTTTTTGCAGCTTCAAATTGTTTTGGTGTTAGACGACCGTACTTTTGTAGACCTGTCTTTAGGTTGTTGATAAAATTACTCTGTCCTTGGTAGTTTCTTACTTTTTCCTCGATGTTGATTCCCGTTACTGTCATGATTTATTTTTTTTTAGTGGTTTATGTCCTTATTGACAATACAAATATAAGGTAAATTTTATAAATCCACAACATTATTATTGGAATAATCAACTGTAATTTCTATTTATGTTTAAATAAAACGAAAAAATATAGAATTTATAAAGGCACCATTACAAATATAGTTTTTTTTATTTAAACCACAAAAATAATATTTTTTAGAGAAGTTAGTAATTTACTTCACCTCCACATATTTATAATAAAATATTATTATGAATTGGAATTATATATCTGGATTTTTTGATGCTGATGGTTATATCACAATGGTTAGTCCGAATAAAAATAAAAATAAGACAGTAGTCGTTGGGTTCACTAACGTAGAAAAAGAATTATTAGAATCTATTAGAGATTTTATATTATTGGAAATTAACGTTAAAGGACATATAGTTAAGAAACCGGCAAGAAAAGAAACCCATTCAGACAGTTATGATTTAACTTACAAATATAACAGCGCATTATCGGTTATAAAACATGTCAATAGTTATCATCCTAAAAAGAAACATAGGAAAACGATAGTTACCGAACAGTACATTAAACTGACACCAAGAAATGGTAAGTATACTGACGACATGAAAGAAAAAAGGGAGAAGATGGTTTTATCCTTCTTCTCCCAGTAGTGGAGGTGGCGGGTTTCGCATATACTCAATATATTTCTATACTGTATGGACTATATCATCATCTCATTGAGATGTCGGACGCTAATGTGGTTATTAAGAGAACTCTATCTCTCCACTAGTCTCTGAACCTTTCTAAGATGTATCTTAGACTTGGCTGCTGATTGGCGTATCGTTTCCGACTTAGCGTTCCAGCAATTCATCCGATTTTTAATTCAATATCACTATTGAATGGGTCCCCTGTTAAACCCGCGTCTTGTTCAGTCCACCTACAAAGGACTACACGTTTAGGTCAACATTAGTTCACAATGTTCCGAAATATGTGATTGAATTTTTACATCCTCCATCACCAATAGATGTACGACTCAATTTAGGGTTTAATCGTTTTTCCACCACAACAACGGACTTCTGTTCATAGGTACATGTCCTGACCGACCCGATTCACTGTTAACGTCTTACGCTACAGCTACTTCTTCAGTACGTAGGAGACCTACTGCCTGAAGTTTTGCGAAAGTTTCGCCGATTACAAAATTGCCATCATAGATTAAAGTGATAGATAACATCTCACTACGTGCCCCGTGCAACTGACCCTGCCAATCAATTCCATTCACCCCCATAATTTCAAAGAACCTTTGTTTCTGAATACAAATATAAATACTTTTTTTGTAGTAAACAACTATTTATAATAGTAAAAATAAGAAAATATGAAAAATGTTATAAGGTTAACTGAAAACGATTTAAAGATTATCGTTAAAAACGTAATAAAGGAACAGAGTTTCAAAAAAACAACTCGAGGTGGTTATGACATGGATAGAACCAGAAGTACCGAAGACGATAATTACGACAAACTTGTTGATAAAATTGCGGTTAAAAAACAAAAATGGGACGATAAAAGTGCTGTGATATCGCCAGAGCCAACAGAGTTACAGTGGGCACTTTACACGGCTCAAATATATATTTCTTCAGAAAGTGGTACTAAAAATTCAGAAGGACTTAAAGAGTATAAGTTAGTTACCACTGATTTAGGTAAGAAAAGACTTAAAATGTTTAATAAACTATATAGTATGATGGATGAGGAGTCTAAATCGATTATGGATAGTTCAAAAGAGATTAATCCAGCATTTTACGCTTATGTTGTTAAATCATCAGAAAGTCTAATGGATGCATTTGAACGTACTAAACGTGATACTCGTTCGGTTATAGTAGATAACACTAAAACTCAAAAGTCAGAAGCGAAACCAGGTGGACAAGTGGAAGTACCTAAAATGGTGTTTTCAGATTCAGACATACCTTTAGGTAATAAATTTGCAACGGGTTCACCTAACTTAAAAACTGAGTATATTGCTCAGTTTGATTCAATATTTACAAAAATATTAGAAGAGAATAGAAAATCTATGATAAAAAATAACACCGATAGTAGTGTTACATTTCCTGGTAGATACTTAATAAAGGATATTACTATAGTGTCATCATCGTCAAAAGTCCCACAAAGTAAATTACCTGCACCGTACACTACTAACCCTAAAGACCCTAACGATACTGAAGGTTTCTTAAGACTTTCTGAAGATAGAGCTAAATCTATGATGAATATGGTTAAGAAATACCTTGATAGTAACTCTAAAAACATAGTAATAGCAAAAGACTTCACTGAGAGTATCAATGCTAAAGGTGAGAATGGTGATGGAACATCAGGACCTGATTGGGACAGGAATAAAGGTTCACAACATAAAGATTACTTAGATGCTCAACAAGCTAAAGTCATCATAACATTTGCAGTTATACCTAGAATCAAAGAATCGGACGACATTACATCACAACCTACAATTAGTGGAGGTGATGGGTTTATAATTACTGTTTCGGCTTATAAGAGAGGTAAGACTAAAATTAAATTTATACCACCAACGTTTAGATTTAAAGGTGGTAGTTCGAAAAATGTAGGTACTACATTGTGTCCAATATTTTAATAATCATACAGCATATTAAATAAAAAAAAGGAGGTCTACCTCCTTTTTTTTATTATAGTCACTATATAATCAAAACACTGTGTAAGTGGCAACTAAGAATGGATATTGGCCCTTACCGACATTTATCTCTGACTTATAAAGTATTTTGAAAGTATCAAAATGACTATTTGACCATTTCTCACCATTTATCATTAATATATAATGGCCGTGTGATTTTTTCCATGTATCAAAAAACATTTTAGCCGTAGTTTTTGGGTCTTCCTCAGGGGACCACCAGAACTCTATTAAAGTATTCTCAAAATTTGTTGTTGAATGTGGACGATATGTTTTGGATTTCGGATTTGATATAGTACGTACTAAATAATTAATATGTTTAGTTGGGTTAATAAACTTACGTTTATCAGTCTCAACCTTTAACATGTTTAATTTTTTGAAAGATTTGTCACTTGAATTGTGTTGATTTACACTATCTCTTTCATTGTTTAGTAAAATACCAAAGTAGTAATTAACAGAGTCAATCATTTCATCTGATTGTGAGAATACCGATAAAGGCAATAAAAGTAATATTAAGATTATTTTTTTCATATGGTGTATTTGTTTATAATTCAAATATACGGATAAATCATGAATTATCCAAACTATCAAGTATTTATAATAAAAGTTTTTAAATGAAATTCCTTAATATTTTACTCGAGGGTAAGAAAGAAACTCTAATTGATAAGTACAAAGATAGTGAAACGTTTGCAGATGCAATTGAATTATTAGAAAAACTTATTGATGGTGACCCTTCACCCACTAAGAAATACTCTGAGTGGATGATTAAGCAAATGATTGGTTTGGGGTCCCGATTAACATATTCAATTGCCGACAATGTAAATCTTTTCATTGAACTTATTGAAAAGTTCCATAAGTTGTCATCATCCATTACACCTGAAGATATTACATATGCCGAGACTACCTCATCATTGGTAAATGGTAATAAGATTCTGACAGGACCTAAAGATATTAATAAATACGATTCTATTTGGGGACTTCAAGCGGTTTTAAACGCAGTATATTTAAGAAATGTTCAAAAAGAAAAAGAGAGGGGAGCCAAAAACGAGTCTGATAGGATATATGAAGACAATAGATTTTTAATTGTTCAACCATACACTCACGGGGCATCATGTTATTATGGTCGAAACACAAAATGGTGTACTACAAGTAAAAATGATGATTCGTACTTTAAAAGATACACCAAAGAAGGTAGACTTTACTATATCATAGATAAATCCGCCACAGGTCACTCAACCTTAGGAAAAATGGCGTTACATATTGATAATGATGGTATCACAAGTGCTTGGGACCAACAGGATAATAATCGAGGTATTGATTTTATGTTGGGCCGTTTTGAACCTATATCAGACTTACTTAAAAAATTAATTCAGGGAGATGACGACTATCAAAAATTGAAAAAGGTTAAAAACGATACTCGTTCATCTAAATCTCAAAAACTTTCGGCACCTTATTTTGAAAGTATGGATAGTGAGTATGTTTATTTGTCATTTAGTGATGTCGAAGAATATTTAAATTTATTTTCAGAAGAAGTGGATGAATATGAATTAAAAAATGTTGAATATGCGTTAGAACAACCTTATGGGTATGAAGGAAATTATTATGACACATATCAATTTGGTGATGATATGAGTGAAGGTTACCCAATGTATGCGTTTAATCAATCTCATCTTAAAAAACTTAGACAAGTGTTTAAAATCATGGGTTCTGAATTAATTAATTGTTTTAGTGTAACGGCACCGGCAATGGATAAAGAATCTTTAAAAAAATATATTCAAAAAAGTAATGATGAGAAAGATTTCTATGACCTTTATAAATTAAAAATAACAAATTGCGAAGAAAAAATAGGAAAATACTTATTAAATTTTGACTCTGACTTTATAGATAGATTCGAGTACGCATATTCCACTGCGGAAGATGAATCAATGGCAAAAGGGGTGAGTAATGCCTTAAATGAAGAATTATGTAACATATATTCAGACATAGGGTTCGTAAAAGAAGAAAATTCAACTTGTTTTACTGAATATAAAATATCTACAGATAGACTAATTGAGATGTATGAGGATAATTTAGATTATTATTCAGGATACACCTTAGACCAATTATTAAAGAGTTATGTAGAATCTAAAGTTACTTTTGTTAGGGACCCAAGAGAGATGGGATATGAGGAAAGGGATGAAGAAACTTTTAAATATCATTTCGATGATGATATGGATACTGCTCTTGATAATTTAATTGAAAAATTAGAGAACAATGTAGATTATAAATCTATAGATGAGTTTAAAACGATATATAGTTACGTAGAAAACAATTACGGGTTCAACGTCCCCATACCTGTCGAAACAACCGATGGGGATGTCTTTTTACAATTAAAACAAGTACACCCTGAAGATAATAAAATATCATTTGAATTATTAAGAAGAGGTAATAATTATGGATTTAAAAAAGGAAGGGCCAAACTAAAGACAATTCAACAATTACTGACAAATTACCAATTATTTGACCCTTTTGAGGATTAATAAGTTAATTTACTAATTAGTTGGTCCCTAATAACTTCATATATCTCTAACATTTCTTCATTATCTAACATAACCATATCTCCAGTAAACTTTGATTCGATTGTCATACCCTCATCTGAGGTAGTAACGGTTAGTCTTTCCATGTCGATTTCATCTTCAAATAGAGTGTCATCGTCAAAATCATTAACATCAAACAAATCCCCATACGACTTCCATGTAGGTTGTTGGTATTCGTATCGGTATTTATTAAGACCTAATACTGATACAGATTCTATTGCAAAAGCGAGTGCTCGTTCCATATCATCGACAACTACAAACTCATCTTTGGTGTGCATATTGTAATACCCACAAGAGAAGTTAATACAACTAAAATCACCCTTTCTTTTAATTTGTGAAACATCCGTATATGGGTGTGATTGTTCATCTGATACGACCTCCATAGATTCCTCAAATAAGGGTTTAATTAGGTTAATGAACTCCCCATCTTTCTCATACAGTCTTGTTCCCGAACACACTTCAGTTATTAAAGAATTACCTGGTGCGTCAAATTGAATTGCGTAACCAACATCTTTTAAAAAGTTAGGGTCACATTTGCTAGACCCGTGACAACCAGTTTCCTCAGACACAAATAAACCTACCTTTACTTTAGGTAATGTAAGAAGTAATTCTAAGGCCAAAAACACGCCACATTTATCATCACCACCAATACCTGTTGGGTTATCATCGGAGGTGTAACCCTTTAAAGATAAAAAAGATTGGTCATTAAATTTAACCCCAAAAGTATTCGGTTTAATTAACATCTCTTCTTTGACTATAATTTGGTCAACTAATTGATGAACGGTATCTGTATGTGCGATAAACATTGGATAGTATTCGCTTTCACTTAACACCCCTTTAGTGGCATATACATTATCCATATCATCTGTGTAATATTTTACACCAGGAATAGTATCTAATACTTCTCGTATATAGTTAACCATATTATCTTCCTGATATGTTTTTGTCGGTACGGACAATACGTCTTTGAGTCTGTTAAGTTGTGTTTTTTCCATGTTTATAATTTTATTAGTCAACAAATATAAAGGTTTTATTAGGACTTTCCTAATAAAAGAAGGAAATTAATTCCCTTCTTTTATTTCTAACTCTTCATCATCTTTCATTACCACCGTAAATGATTGTTCTTCACTAATGGTACCTCTTAACACTTCCTCAGAAATTAGGTCTTCAATCTTCTCTTGAATCGCTCTCTTGATAGGTCTTGCCCCATACTTCTCATCAAACCCTACTTTTGATATGAAATCTTTAACTTCATCCGAAATAGTAATGTTATAGTTCATGTTCTCTAATCGGTCAGTTAGTTTCATCAATTCAATGTCAACAATCTTACGAACCTCAGTTTCTTTAAGTGGATTAAATACTACTACTTCGTCCACACGGTTTAAAAACTCAGGAGTGAAATGATTCTTTAACTCTTTTTGTAAGAGCGTCTTTTTCATCTCTTCATCGTTTGACATTCTATTATTAGTGTCAAAACCAACTCCTGTTCCAAAGTCCTGTAGTTTCTTCACACCTAAGTTAGATGTCATAATAATCAAACAGTTCTTGAAGTTGATTTTACGACCGAAACTATCGGTTAAGTGACCATCGTCCATCATCTGAAGTAACAATGAGAAGATGTCTTTATTTGCCTTTTCAATCTCATCAAACAATACCACTGAGTAAGGTTTGTTTTTAACCGCTTCGGTAAGTTGCCCCCCTTGGTCGTGACCTACATATCCCGGAGGAGAACCAATCAAACGAGACATTGTGTATTTCTCTTGGTATTCACTCATATCCATACGGATAAGTGATTCTTCATCTCCGAAGATTTCTTTCGCCAATTGCTTGGCCAAGTGAGTTTTACCAATACCCGTTGAACCTAAGAAGATGAATGAACCGATTGGACGGTTAGGGTCCTTAATACCTACTCGGTTTCTACGGATTGCCTTTGAAATCTTTTTAACTGCACCTTCCTGTCCGATAACTTTACTGTTTAGATTATTTTCTAAACTAAGTAGTGATTCCTTATCATCCGAGTTTAATTTATTGACGGGTATTTTAGTCATAGTTGCAACTACGTCATATACCATATCTTCAGTAATCGGTTTACGACTATTGTTTTTCTCTTTCTCAAACCTTAGTTTCTCATCTTCAAGTTTCTTAAGAATTTTCTTCTCCTTATCACGTAACTCAGCTGCCTTTTCATATTTTTGAGACTTAACTACCTGTATTTTCTCATCTTTAATTAAAGACGCTTCTTCTTTTAATTTCTCAATCGACTCTGGTAATTTAACATTAATCTGTGCTCTTGCTCCTACCTCATCCATAATGTCAATTGCCTTATCAGGGAATTCTCTATCTGTAATATATCTATCCGCTAAGGATACACACGCCTGTAACGATTCATCCGAGTAAGAAACTTTGTGGTGTTCTTCGTAACGAGACTTTAAGTTTTGTAAGATTTCCATTGTTTCATCAGGAGTTGCACCATCCACAACTACTTTTTGAAAACGACGCTCAAGAGCTCCATCCTTCTCAATATTCTCACGATACTCATCGATAGTCGTTGCTCCGATACATTGAAGTTCTCCACGTGCCAATGCGGGTTTAAAGATATTAGAGGCATCTAAAGAACCTGAAGAATTTCCAGCACCTATAATAGTGTGAATCTCATCGATAAAAACAATAATATCAGGATTTTCGTATAGTTCATCCAAAATCACTTTAAGTCGTTCTTCGAATTGTCCTCGATATTTGGTCCCCGCAACAATCGAAGTCATATCTAATGATACTATTCTTTTATCACATAGATTTTGAGGACAATCACCCTCAAAAATTTTCATAGCAAGACCTTCAACAATTGCTGTCTTACCTGCACCAGGTTCCCCAATAATAATAGGGTTATTTTTCTTCCTACGAGAAAGAATTTGTGCGATTCGGTTAATCTCTCGTTCACGACCAACCACTGGGTCTAACTTACCCTGTTCCGCATGTTTAATCAAGTCACGTGAAAAGTTATCTAAAACAGGTGTTTTAGAATTACTTACATCTTTAGACTTACGTCCACCTTTTTCATTAGGGTCTACTGATTCTATCATAATTATTTTTTTAGTTTTAACATTTCAAATATAACAAAAATAATGTAATTATCAAACATTTGTCATTTTGACATAAATTTATTTTATCTAATGACATATTGTCACAACAACTCAACAAAATTTGTAAAAATGACATTTTTAGATAGTTGGCATACTTTTGTATATTTGTCGATACAAAGATAAACAATAATTTTAAAAAACCTAAAAAAATGTTTGGAAAAAGAAAATTTAATAACCTTTTTGGAGATTTAGACTCTATGTTTAATGAAATGAATTCAATCTTTGATAATAAACCGTTATACGTCATAGGGAAACGTGACGTTGAGAATGGTGTGGATGAAGATGGTGAGTGGACCAAAGAAAGTTTTGTTTCTGATGATGGGACGTATATAATTACAACTTTAATTAGAAACAATGTCAATGGTAGTAAAACACAAAATTCAAATAATAAACTACAAGAATTGAAGTCTGAGTTGAAAATTTCGGTTGATTCACAAGAGTTTGAGAAGGCTGCGGAATTAAGGGACAAGATAAAAAGTCTTGAGGTAAACCAAGAAAAGATTGACGATTTGAAACAAAAACTTAAAGAGTCGATTGAAAATGAGGACTTTGAAGAGTCTATTAAACTAAGAGACCAAATTAAAAAACTTGAATCCTAATTATTAACCCCTCTCACAAAGAGGGGTTTTTTTACTTTATAATATATTTATATGTAAAAGAATTTAATTATGAAAAGATTATTTAGAATAGACGAATCAGAAAAAAATAGAATTTTAGGTATGCATAAAACCGCCACTACTAAACAATATTTAAAAGAACAAGAAGAGGAAGAAACTACTGATGGTTCACAAACAGGTCAAACCGAAAACGAAGAAGTTGTTTTTGACTGTGAAAAAATTAACGAAGTTTTAGAAAAACCTGAAGTTAAGAACTGGATTGAAAAAATCACAGGCCCTGCGAAATGGACAATCAGAAGAGGTGGTCAAAAATTGGCCGAAAAAGATGTATATAAAGGTGTTATTGATGTTATTAATGTTATCCAATGTAAGTTAGGGTTAAATCCTGACGGAATTTTCGGTAACGATACATTAACTAAATTAAAAGAGTACCAAAGAGAACAAAAAATCAAAGACGATGGTATTGTTGGAGATATTACTTGGTGTAAGATGTTCCCTGAACTTTGTGACGACAAAACTAAAGACCAATCAGGTGACCAAGGAAGTGAAGAAGGTACGGACGGTACAGATGGTTCATCAGGAACTTCAGGTTCATCAGGAGACGGTAACGTACCAGGTGGAGATATCGGTGAGATGAAAAAATGTTTAGACCAATTTGACGACTCAAAGGTAAACTCTAAAGTAAAGGGAGGAGTACCTAAATTAATACAGGGTATTGATTATATATTCTTTGACAATAATAGATTTGCAATTTTAGAATCAACAGAATCAATAGAAGTTAAGGGTAATTGGAAATGTGAAGGAGGTAAGGTTATGATTAAAGTAACTACCCCATACAAAGGTCCATGGGTTATAATACCTCAATCTTAACATAATATAATATTTTAAACAAAACCCCCCACAAAGAGGGGTTTTTTATTTTACAATAATTCTTATACTTATCTAAAAAATATGTTATGGCTATTAAGAGTGAAAAAATCGATGGTAAATTAATCATCAATGAAATTGAATCATCAAACTTAATGAAAACAGTTTATGATACGGGTGAGGAGAAACTAACCGCCACCTTTAAAAACGGTATAGAGTATGAGTACGAAAAAGTACCACATAATGTTTATACTAAATTTAGAATGGCAGAATCTCAAGGAAAATTCTTTAATATTGAGATATCCAAGAAATACAAATACAAAAAAATCACAAAGTAATTCTTTACACTATTTATAATACATGGAGAACTTTGGTAAGATACTTTCAAGCTTTAACGTTAAAGACGAGTTAAACCCTACAATATGGGAAAACCCTGACTCGTCTTCTGATGCCAAAATGAAAGAAGAAATACGTCTAAGACTTATTGAAATATCTGAAAAATTCATTGAATTTTTAGGGTATGAAATTTTCATACAAGATATTACTATGACAGGTTCACTATCAAATTATAATTGGTCTGAGTTTTCAGATATCGATTTACATGTGATGTATGACTTTAATGAATCTGGACCTGAAAAAGAATTATTTCAAGATTTATTTAAATTGAAAAAAACTTTATTTAACTCAACTCACGATATAACAGTTAAAGGTTATGAAGTTGAATTATATGTCCAGGACACAAATGAACCCCACATATCCACAGGAGTATATTCTGTCTTATATGATGAATGGATAATTGAACCATCTAAAGAGGAGGTCGAAATTAATAATGAAATCATTAAAGAAAAGGTTGGTCAGTGGGAAGATATGATTGATGCGGTTATTGAAGATATTGAGAACGGTGATGAAGATTTGGAAAAATCAAACGAAAAAATAGACAAACTTAAAGATAGGTTAAAAAAGTATAGGCAATCAGGATTAGAGGGTGATGGTGAATACTCATACGAAAATTTAGTTTTTAAATTCTTAAGGAGAAATGGATACATTCAAAAGTTATTTGATTTTCAAAATAAAGTAATGGATGACCGACTATCATTGTCCCAATAAATAAAGTATAATTATCACGTAAGATAAGAAAAAATGGAAATTCTTAACTTATGATATATTTATTATAAAAAACTATTATGGCAATTACAGCATGTACAGATAATGAATATATAATTTATACGGGTGGAACGGAAACTCCACACGCAATTTATAGTGAAGCAGATGGTGCCGAATCCATTCAATGTGGAACTGTTAAACTTGGTGGTAATGGTGTATACAACTAAAAAATTAAATTAAAAAATATAGAAATGGCAGATTTAAATCCTCTAGGTAGTGAAAAATTAGAAGGTCAAGAAAAAATTAGTAGAATTCTTGAAATAGCTAATTATGGTTCAAAACCATCTACCGTAAATGAAAGTAAAACTTCCTCAGCTGATTATTCAATTCAACTGGCGGACGGTAACTACTATGGAATTGTAAAAGAAAAATTAGGTTATATTGTTAAGAAAGGAATTAATGAATCAGAGTTTGATTACATTGAACCTATGAAGAATAGAAAATACCATAAATCTTATTCTCAAGCAATGAAGAAAATTAATTTACTTGCGGGTGAGTTAAATAGAATTCATGAAAATGAAGAAGGCATTAACTTAATTGGTGAACAAAAGAAATTTGTATTAAAAACACCTAAACCTGAGGTAGAACCTGAAGTTGAGGTACCGGCTATGGAACCTGAATTAGATTTAGATATGAGTGTTGAAGAACCATCTGATGAGGGTGGTGAAGAGTTAGACTTAGATTTGGATTTAGATATGGGTGATGAAGAACCTATGGATGGTGAAGAAATGGGTATGGGTGATGAAGAACCTATGGATGGTGAAGAAGACGAAGAAGAAGGCTCGTTTAAGGCTATTCAAAAATTAACAGGTAAGTTAGGTCAAAAACTTAGAATGTTTGATAAAAATCAAGGACTTTCTTCTGAAGATATTAAGTATGTTTTAAATTCAATAATTTCTGCCGTTGAATTAGAAAAACTATCTGAAGAAGATAAAGAAGATATTTTAGATAATTTTGAGGAAGATGAAATCGATTACGGTATGGACGGTGACGTTGATATAGATGTAGATGCAGGTGAAGAAGATTTAGACTTAGATTTAGACTTAGATTTCGAAGATGAAGAAATGGCTGAACCTGAAGGTGAAATGGCAGAAGGGGATTCTATGAAATATATGGTTGATGAGTTATTCAAAGAATCTAAAATAGATAAAGTTTTGGAAAAATACTTTGTTATTTCTGAAGATGAAAAACAAATTAATGAAGGAAAAAAAATTAAAAAATTTTTAACTGAAAAAGTACAAAACATTACAGTTAAAAAAGAAATAAAAAGATTGTCAGAAACTATCGAACAAGAATTAACTTCTGAGTTTTTAGTTAAAGAAAACGATAATATCAAATTTTTAGGAAAAACAAATAAGAGTAATTTAGTTTTTGAAGCTGACGGTAAACAATATAAAGTATCTCCAAAAGGTGAGTTACTATGAAATTAGTTTATGTAAATGAACTAGGACCCAATTTTAAGGGTGATAACATATATGAATTCATCTTTTCAGATGATAACGATGTATGGGGTGATGAATGGGACTCGCAACCAGCTAATGGGAACCCTTCACCACCCCATATTCAGTTTATAAAGAAAGTTGGAGTCCTTAGAAATTCAGGTATTGAGTTACATTTAATTCAAAATTCTGATTTTTTTGGGGTATATGACTCAATTGACGGGGTTATTGCCTTAGCATGGGAAGACGAAGATAGTGAAGCGATTGTTAATGAAAAGCTCACTAGATTAGTTTTCCATTACGGAGACAGTGTAAAATCTGTTGAAGATAAAATTTACGAAAGAGATATTGTATTAGATTACGAAAAAAGTTTTATAGAAGATGAGCACCAAGAATAAATTAATGGAATTAATGAAAGAAGGTTTTACGATTAAAACTCTTAAAAACCTTAATGAAAAACAAATCAATGTTTTACATAAAAAAATTGTTAATGAACAAAGTACTACGGATAAGACTGAAAAAATTAAAAATGATTTAAATCAGGCAAATGACTTAGTTCAAAAAATATCACAAGAATTAGGTGAGGAAGAATTAAATGAATGGGGTTCTTCGGACCAAAGTATTATGAATGATTCTATTCACAGGGATTTAGGTGAACCTCAAAGTATGCCAAGTCCATTTTCTTCTGAGTTAGAATCCGCAGCTGAAGACGCCGTAGATTTTTATTGGGATGATTGGGAAGAGTATGAAACAGATAGAGAAGGTCTTATTGATGATGCTAAAAGAAGATATCTTAGACGATATTTTCCCGAAACATTCTACGCTATGGTTAGGATGTTCGAACCAGTTAAAGAGGTTGACCCATATGATGTTGATATCGAATTAGATGAGAATCAAATGACTAATGATTTGAATAAAATTGCAGGTATTGACCCTAATGAGGACCCAAACCCTGAAGGTAATGAAGACGGTCCTTCTGACAATATGAAAGCCAATGACGGTATGGGTATTTCTGAAACTAAAAAGAAAAGTGTTAAGATGAAAACACCAATCACTACGTTAGGTATGTTTGAGGATAAGAAAAAAGAAAAATATAACCCATGGGCGGTATGTACGTCATCATTAGGTCTTGAAGGTAAAGAAAAAGATGATTACACTAAGAAAGAAAATGAAAAATTCGAGCGTTGTGTAAGAGATGTAAAAAAACAGAACGAATCTTTTCAGAGGAAAGTTAGTAAAATTGAAGAAAGTTTAGTATCTTTGTTGAGAAATTATAAGAAACCGACAATGACTAAAAAAGATTTATTGGAACAAGGAACCAAAGAAGCCCCTGTTAAAACTCCAACAAAAACACCTTCTAAACCTGACAGAAAAAGTCCTTACAAACCAAAACATAAACCGGCACCTAAGGCAGGTACTGAAATGCCGGATTTCCTTAAGTTCAATAATTTAAACATAACATTTAGAGATGAGTAAGAAAGTAAAAGAACAAATAGAATATGATGGACCTGAAAGAATGGACCCATCAATTCAGTCAAAATTAGAAAAAGGTGAGACACCTATGTCGGATAATCCTGGATTACCACGTAAGGATGAAGATGAGTTTGATAATTCTTTTGAACAACTTATCGCATCTAAAAGATTTAAAGATGTTGTTGAAAAGGTTAAAAGATATACAGGAGTTCAAGAAGTAAGTCAAAATCAATTGATGAACTTACAAATGATGATGATGAGTGCAGTCCAAGAAGTAAAACAAATTGAATCGAACAATGAAGGTTACCTCGAACAATTAGCTGTTGACTTAGTAAAACAAGAAATGTCAATTCCTGACGATGCTTTTCAATACGATGTTGAGATAACCTCAATGCCGGGACAGATTGATATGTCAGGAATGAAAAGTGATTCTGAGGAACCTGAAGATGAAGATGTTATTGAACAATTTGGAGTATCTGAAGATGAAGCCGAAGACGATTTAGAAAACTTTATGGTTGCTTTTGAAAAGTTTGACTTAGAGAAGGCAAAAAGAAGATTTATTAACTCACTTATTCAAGGAGCATCAAAAAAAGGTCATTATATGTTCCACTTAGTTGAAGAGCAGTTAAACAATCTTAATCCTCGTTTATTGAACCTTTATGGTGTATTAATGTCAGTAAACGACTTACTATATTGGATTTTACCTGACCAAATGGTTATGAATGCCGCTCAAAGCGGTCAAGGTATGGAAGGTAAAGAAGAAGTAGACGAGACCACAGACCCACCAACTATTAGAGCTAAAGGATTATTTTTCCCTATTTTAGTTCACGAATTAGTGAAAGGTGTTTATGAAGTTATGGGTACACAAGGTCTACCTGACGACCCTAAAGCCGCAGAAATGGTTATGGCTTCACAAGATACTTTACCATATGAAATATGGGACTTACGTTTAGGTCCTGTGATTTGGGAAAAATTTATGGAATCGTATCCTGAAAAATTATATGAGGACGATATGAGAGAAATTCAAAATTATCTATTCTCACGTTTCTCAGCACTTAACACTGAAGAGTTTTTCGATGTTGCTAAGATGATTCTTTCAGGTTCAGAAAAAGGTAAAGAAATTGTTTCTAAAATGGTTGATGAAATCATTGAGGAATTACGTCAAGAAGAATACGATGATGCGATGTCTCAGTATAGTGATGATGACGATGATGATGACTATGGAGGTCTTGAAGGACTTTTAGGCGATTTAGGTATTTCTTTAACATAAAATACTATTATCGTGTATAGATGGGATTATCAAGAGAACAAGTTTTATTGGAGTATGCGAAATGTGTAAAGGATACTCCTTACGCATTAAAGACATACCTACAAACTTACGATAATACCCAATCACAATATGTACCTTTAGAGTTATTTCCCGACCAAGTTAATCTAATTAACGATTACGACAATCACGAAGAAAATATTGCATTAAAGTATCGACAAGCTGGTGTGTCTACAGTGACCGCTGCTTGGGCATCTAAAAAAGTTGTAACGGCATCTAAAAAGAAACCTGAAAAAGTACTTATTATTGCGAATAAATTGGACACTTCAATGGAGTTCGCAAATAAAGTCAGGTCCTTTGTTGACCAATGGCCCGCATGGTTTGGTATAACATTTTCAGCTGAAAAAAACTCACAACGACATTTTAAATTATCTAACGGATGTGAGGTAAAGGCAGTTGCAACATCTAAAGATGCCCTACGTGGTTATACTCCAACTATATTAATATTTGATGAAGCTGCATTTATCGATGCAGATGACGATTTTTGGTCTGCATGTATGGCTTCACTTTCTACGGGTGGTAAAGTGATTGTAATCTCAACCCCTAATGGTTTTGACCCAATTTACTACACTATCTATGACCAAGCCTTAAGAGGTATGAACGATTTTAAAATTACTGAAATGTTTTGGTATCGTGACCCTCGATATGCTAAAGACTTTAAATTAATTAAGTGTAAGGATATAGTTCATTATTTATTGAACCGTGAAGATTATAACGATGACGAAATTATTATAGATTATTCACATATACACCCTCGTAAAAGGGATTATGTTGAAATAAAAGAAAAATTATTAGATGGATACAAAGCATATTCTCCTTGGTTTGAAGGAATGGCTAAAAAACTCAAATTCGACAGAAGAAAAATTGCTCAGGAATTGGAGTGTAACTTCCTTGGTTCAGGGGATAATGTCATCCCAAATGACACAATTGAAATCATCAAAGAAAAATTTATAAGGAACCCTGAAAACAAATTTATGGGTGGGGCGTTATGGCAATGGAAAGAGCCAATACCGGGACATAAATATATTATGGGTATTGATGTATCTCGTGGAGATAGTGAAGATTTTACCACATTTACGATTATTGATTTTGATGAGAGGGAGCAAGTATTAGAATATTTAGGTAAAGTACCTCCCGATGTTGTTGCAGAAATTGCATATAAATGGGCGACTATGTATAGTGCGTTTATCGTTATAGATATAACTGGAGGTATGGGCGTTTCAACATCTAGAAAACTACAGGAAATGGGTTATAAAAACCTTTATGTCGAAGGTACGAACGCTGCCGACAAGTGGAAGTATAATCCTAATTTACAAGAAAAAATACCAGGTTTGAACTTTAATAGTAAACGAGTTCAGATTGTCGCATCATTTGAAGAGTCGTTGAGACATAATTTCGCAATACGTTCTTCTAGATTATTGAACGAATTAAATACTTTTGTTTATATAAACGGTAGACCTGACCACCAAAAAGGTCAACATGATGACCTTATTATGGCAATAGCTATGGCAATCTATGTAGGTGAAAACTCATTCACACAATTAGAGAAAGTTACCGAACAGACAAAAGCGATGATGGAAAGTTGGATGGTTAATGAAACTCCTGTTAAAAATACTTCTAACGATTTCAACCCCGGAATGCCTTCAATACCAGGTGGAATTAACCACCACAGAACAGGTAGTAATCCTACTCGTGATGATTATAAGAATAATTCCTGGTTATTTGGAAGTTTTTAAATCTTTAGTTTAATTATAATAAACTTACTATTTATGTAAAAAAGAACATGGAAGACAATTATACTATATGGCAAAGACTTACAAAAGTTTTTGGTCCCGATTCTACACTGGACCAACAAGCCCCTGTCTTTAAGTTTGATAAAAAGGAGTTATTAAAAACACCTAACAAACAAGAATACGAAAGAGAGAAATTACAGGCACAACAAACACTTTACTTAGGTCAACAATGGCAGAAGATTGAAAATAATCTTTACAGTCAGGCGGTTTATTATGAACCAACTCGATTAGCGTCTTTTTATGATTATGAAAGTATGGAGTATACTCCTGAAATATCTGCTGCTCTTGACATATATGCTGAAGAATCAACAACAACAAATGAAGATGGATTTATATTACAAATTTTTTCTGAGAGTAAACGAATTAAATCAGTCTTGGGAGACTTATTTAACAATAGACTCGACATTAGTACTAATTTACCTATGTGGACAAGAAATACTTGTAAGTATGGGGATAACTTTGTTTACTTAAAGTTAGACCCTGAAAAGGGTGTTATGGGGGTACAGCAATTACCTAATATTGAAATTACTCGTCAAGAACGAGGTATGAAAATTAAACCTGAGAGAAACTCAACGGATACTGAAAATGATGCGTTAAAATTCTTATGGCAAACTAAGGATATTGAATTTAACACATGGGAGGTGGCTCACTTTAGATTATTAGGTGATGACCGTAAACTTCCTTACGGTACTTCTATGTTAGAGAAGGCTAGAAGAATATGGAAACAACTTATTCTTTCTGAAGATGCAATGTTAATTTATAGAACGTCACGAGCACCTGAACGAAGGGTATTCAAAGTATTTGTAGGAAATATGGATGACAAAGATGTTGAACCGTACGTACAACGTGTTGCCAATAAGTTTAAACGTGACCAAGTTGCGGACCCACAAAATGGAAATGTGGATTTAAGATATAATCAAATGGCTGTTGACCAAGATTATTTCATTCCTGTTCGTGACCCTAACGCACCAAACCCAATAGATACCTTACCAGGTGCTCAGAACTTATCAGAGATTGCAGATATCGAATATATCCAAAAGAAATTATTAACTGCCCTTAGAGTACCTAAAGCGTTTTTAGGTTTTGAGGAAGTTGTCGGTGACGGTAAAAATTTGGCTTTACAGGATATTCGTTTTGCCCGTACTATCAATAGAATTCAAAAATCGATGATTCAAGAGTTAAATAAAATTGCAATTATACATTTATACGTCTTAGGTTTTGAAGATGAGTTAAATAACTTTACATTAGGTTTGACTAACCCATCAACACAGGCTGACCTACTTAAAGTTGAGCAATGGCAAAGTAAAATACAACTATATAGAGATGCCGTCTCAGACCCAGGAAACGGGATACAACCTGTATCAACATCGTGGGCTAAGAAACATATTCTTGGTTTTTCTGACGAGGAAATTAAACTTGATTTACAACAACAACGAATTGAGAAAGCTGTCGGAGCTGAGCTTGAAAAAACACCTGAAGTTATATCTAAAACAGGTATCTTCGCTAATATTGATAAGTTATACGGAAACAAACCTGGTGAAGGTGATACCCCTGAAGGTGAAACTACAGAACCATCTGACACGGGATTTGGAGGAGGTTCCGACTTTGGTGGAGGTGGAGACTTCGGAGGTGTAGACTTAGGTGGTGATATTGGAGGTGACATCGGTGGAGATACTGGTGGAGATGTTGGGGGAGCACCTGAAGGTGGTGATGCTGATATTACCCCTGAAAGTACTAAAGAAAAAGACCTTAACTTAATCTTAGAGGATGATATGATTACAGGTAAATCAGAATTAGACTTATCAAAAGGTCGTAAATCTTTAAGTGAAATTGAAGAAAAACTCAACACATTGCTAAATGACTAATATTTATAATAAAAAACATTATGAATAAATTTGGCCAAATAAAATCCGGTATTGAGTCTCTATTGACAAAATCATATGGTAAACCTTCATTTAAGACTCACATGAAGTCTTTTAAAAAGAATGTTTTAAACAATAAAAAAATTTCTGAAGCTTATTACTTATATAATGAATTAAGTAATAAAAAAGGAATGTCTAAGGATATTGTGGATGATTACGTTAATGAAAGTATTGAAACATTAAAAAGTATTATAACTTCTGAATCAAAAAAGATTAAAGAGATTGATATGTGGGTTTCTGAAAACCTAAAAGAAAATAAAGATAACCATTACTCTGACATTGATATCGTTGTTTATAATTCATCAGTTAAAGATTTGGAAAAAATATTAGAATCTAAGAACAGAATAAAAAATAACATCTCTGAAGTTGTAGTAAATAAAGTGGTTTCAGAGTCACTTAACATACCCTTAAGTTCAATGTTAAAAATTGCAACATTTACATTTAATAAAGAGTTTAGTAATATATCTGAAGAAGAGAAAAAAGAATTAAAAGATTTACTGTCATTAAATAAAACTCAATTGTCTGAGGAGATTGACAAATCTAAACTAATAGTATTAAATAAACTACAAAGTACGTTAACTGAGTCAAATGATGAAGATTTAAAAAGTAAGGTTGAGATGACCATTCAAAAAATCAACGATTCTGAAAACACATTATCTTCCCTATATAAATTAAGACAATTAGAACAAGGGTTATAACACTTAACTAATTAACTACTAAATAAAAAAGGGTTCAGATTTCTGAACCCTTTATTTTTTGAACATATTTGGCTTTTTGTTTTTGCTTTCTTTTTTTTTCAGATTTTTTCACATATTCTTTCCTATTACGAATCTCGTCAATCTGTTTTGTCTTATACACTTTAAACTTATAACGCTTAAGTGCCTTTTCAATATTTTCGTTTTTTCCTACTTTTATTATTATCATAACTTCTTTTATTATAAATAAATATACCGAAATAATCAATATTTTGACATAGACCCTTTTATTGTTTATAATTTATGTAAAAATAAACGAGTATGATTAAAAAATTATATGAAAAAAGGAAAAACGTCTCAGTTAAAAGGATTTGAGAATGCAAAGTGTAGTTACGGAACCGTAGATGCGAAAGAATTAAAATCGATATATATCGTAATTCAAAGTTGGGTAGAACCCATAAAGGAAGTTAATAATTGGAAAAGAGTTACGGGTATGTTAGAAAGAGACATTAAACATCATCTTTTAGATGTTGTTGACCCATTATTTTTTGAAAAACACAATATTGTTGATTTGGACTTAAGAAGTAGTGGAATACAAATAGGTAAAAGAAGTTTCATGAATTTAGAAGTAACTCTTTTTTTAAAAGAACATACGGAATTTAAATCCCTCATTTTGAGAGATAAAATAAAAAGTATAGTTAAAACGGTTTATGGGTTTCCTTTAATGGGTTCAGATTATTTCACATTACACAAAACAAAAAAAGAGAAGGTCTGATATATTTATCTTAAAACGACCAAATGAAAATTATCATAAAAGAAAATCAAATGAGAAGGTTATTCGAATCAAATACTGTTTTGGATAACCTTAACAATATGATAAAACCTAAAGATTACTCATATAAATTTGGGTATAGAAATTCAGTTATTATACCTGATAGTGTTTTTATGGAGGGTAGTATAGAAGATGAGGATATAACTGTTCATGTAGCCATTGGTGAGGTTATGTATGACGGGAAAGACGTTACTGATTTTGCAAATAACTATGTTTTTTGGTCGGGAGAGGGGAACGATAGTGAATTAGCTTATCAATATAAAGATTTTATTGTAGATAAAATAAACAAAATATTAAGGTTAACCCCCATCCAAATAAGTGAATGGGATGTCGTACTTGGCATTCCGTAATATTTATAAATAAAAGATTATGAAAATATTAGGACCGAACGATACAGGTAAAGGTATATTAATAGAATGGGATGCTGGATTTATAAATCCCAACGATACTAGAAACGCTGAGGTAATTAAAGAATCCTATGGTCAATTAGACCACTCTAAACCCTTTGAGTTTTATGCTGTATTACAGAAATACGATACGCCGAATAGAAACGGACGTATCTACCCTGAAAAGATTTTAAAAAGAGAGGCTGATAAGTATCAAGGAGCAATAAAGAAAGGGTTATCAATATCTGAACTTAACCATCCTGAGTCATCTCTAATCGATTTAGACCGTGTATCGCATTTAATTACTGATATGTGGTGGGAAGGTAATGTACTTATGGGTAAATTAAAATTACTAACATCACCAGGTTTCCACGAAAAAGGTGTAGTATCTTGCCCTGGTGACCAAGCAGCTAATCTTATGAGACAGGGTGTTACTATGGGAGTTTCATCTCGTGGTGTGGGTTCATTAGTAAAAAAAGGTGAAAAGAATGAAGTACAAGAAGATTTTGAATTGATATGTTTTGATTTAGTATCTTCCCCATCAACACCAGGAGCTTACTTATTCTTAAATCAAGATGATAGAACAAAGTACGATGAAAACATTGAAGAAGAAACGAAACATAAAGGTTCTTCAGTAGAATCTTCAAAAGGTATGGACAAATCACTTGACTTAATGAGAAAACTTTCCGATTATTTAGGAAATTAAAAAAACTTAAATTATGGATGAAAAATATTTTGTAGCGAAAGTCAGTTATGACTTACCTGATGAAAATTCAGGAAAGATTAAAAAAATCAGAGAAGAAAAATTAGTTAAAGGTATTAATGTCACAGATGTTGAGGCTAAAGTAACTAAAGCGTTTGAAGGATTTCCTCACGAGTGGAGAATAACCGCATGTGTTGAAAGTAAAATTGATGAAGTTTTTGAATAAAAACTAACTAAATACTTAAATCAGGTTATACCTGATAAATTATAAAATCGGGTTAATACCCGATTTTTTTTTGCTTATTACTTAGAAAAAGGTGTTTTTTTTCATTTCGATATATTTATTAGTAAATCTATAAATAAACTTTTGCAATAAAAAAAAATAGAATGGCAGAAAAAAAACAAAATTTAGTTGAAGAGGCACTACTACAAATGAAGAATTTGGAGGAAGCCGTAACGGAGAATGCAAAAGGAATACTTGCTTCTACTATGAAGGAAGAAATCAGTGAATTAGTAAAAGAATCTCTATCAGATAAAGAGATTGAAGAAATGTCATCAGAAGAAATGGAAAGCGAAGAAAAAGAAAAAGGGGACCACGATATGGGTACCGAAATGAAAGAACAAGAAGAGCTGGACATGGAAATTGAGGATATGGATGACGAAGAAGATGAAATGGAATTTGAAGACGAGTCTGACGAAATGGAAGATGAAGATGATATGGAAATGGATTCTGATGAAATGCTTATGATGGATTTACCAGGTGATGATTTAGAAGTTGATGACGAAGAAGAAATTCTTTTACCTCTTGACCTTACAGGTGCTTCTGACGAAGAAATCCTTAAGGTTTTCAAAGCTATGGGTGAAGAAGACGGTATTGTGGTAACACAAGACGGTGATGAGATTCACTTAAAAGACGAGGAAGCTGACGTTGAATATCAAATTCAAACAGAGGGTGACGAAGAAGAAGATGTAATGGACGATGAAATGGGTGAAGGAATGGAATTAGAAGATGAAATTGTTTATGAAATCGAACTTGGTGATGAAGACGAATCTGAAGAAGAAATGGGTGAAGGTTACGATGATGACCTTGATGATTCATTAGGTATGAAAGACCGCGGTAGAAAAATGAAACAATCTTTCGCTGATAGAAGAAAAGAAAGTGAAGGAATGGAAAAGTCTATGGGTAAGAAAAAATATTCAGGAGATATGAGTATGGACCAAATGGAAGAAGGTGAAGAAATGGAAGGTGAATATAAAGAATCCTCTGTTCGTTCAAATGTTAATGGTCGTATCACTAACAAAAAACCTCAGAACTTCCCTAAGTCTTTAAAGAGACCGGCACAGAGAAACGAATCTTTAGAAAAAGAAGTTTCTCAGTTAAGAGAAAAAAATGAAGAGTACCGTAAGGCACTTAACATCTTTAAAGAAAAACTTAACGAGGTTGCAGTTTTCAATTCAAATCTAGCATATGCAACTCGACTGTTCACTGAGCATTCGACAACAAAACAAGAAAAAATAAACATTTTAAGACGTTTTGATTCTGCAGAAACAATCAAAGAATCTAAAGGTCTTTACAAAACAATCAAAGAAGATTTAGATTCGAAATCAGGTTCTTCAGTTGTTACTGAATCGGTAACATCTAAAGTTCAGAAATCACCGTCTAAAGGTTCCGCGACTAACCTTATTGAAAATAAAACTTATGAGAATCCACAATTCTTAAGAATGAAGGATTTGATGGGTAAAATTCAAAAATAAAATTAAAATTAATTAAAAAATACTAAAATGGGAGCATTATTAGAATCAGGTCTAGTTGGTAACATCGGTCTTAAGCACTTGAAAGTTATCAAAGAAGACACAATCAACAAATGGGATAAATTAGGATTCCTAGAAGGACTTAAAGGTCACACTAAAGAGAACATGGCACAATTGTATGAAAACCAAGCATCTCACTTAATCAACGAAGCATCTGCATCAGATAACTCAGGTTCATTTGAAACAGTTGTTTTCCCTATCATTAGAAGAGTTTTCTCTAAATTATTAGCTAATGATATCGTATCAGTACAAGCTATGAACTTACCAATCGGTAAATTGTTCTACTTCGTACCTAAAATTCAAAACAGAACGACTGTCGATGGTTTATCCAGTCACTATCAACCTTACGGTGCACCTGGTAACACAGGTAGTACTGAGGCAGGTTACAGTGCAGGTGATAAAAACTTGTATGACCGTTTCTACGAAGGTGCTGAACCAGCTGAAGACCCAGCAGGTTTATTCGACTACTCTAAAGGTGCATATTCTGCAATCACAACGGGTTTAACTAATGTGATTTGGGACGGTTCTTCATTAACTGATACAGGTGCTAATGCATTCTACACTGCACAAACTGAAGTTAGAGCGGTATTGGTTGAATTATCAAATTTCCAATCTGACGGAGCAGGTAAATTAATCGGACCTAACGGTAACGAAATGGATACTGAAGAGTTCTTATCTTCATTACAAGTTAAAGCGGGTTCTACTTTCTATAACTTTAATGTTGTTACTCAGAAATACGGTAAAGGTATCGTACAATACGGTCAGGAAGCTCCTACAGCATTCCCTGGTGGTAAGTATGATGATATCTGTACTGCTGATGGTAAAATTTATTTATCAGTTGACGTATCTTCACCAGTGGCAATTGGAACAACATCATTAGATGGTTACGAAGGAGTATCTTACACAGGTGGAGCACCTTCATTCAACGCAACTTACAGAATCTACAAAGATATGGAGTTCGAAGATAGAATCGGTGAAGTTTCATTTGACCTTGAGTCAGTAACAGTTTCTGTAACAGAAAGAAAACTAAGAGCACAATGGTCTCCAGAATTAGCACAAGACGTTTCTGCATTCCACAACATCGACGCTGAAGCTGAATTGACAGCTTTATTGTCTGAACAAGTTGCGGCAGAAATTGACCGTGAAATCTTAAGAGACTTGAGAAAAGGTGCAGCATGGACATTACGTTGGGATTACAACGGTTGGAAAAGAGTGGCTAACGGGTCAGTAAATTACAACCAAAAAGATTGGAACCAAACGTTAATTACTGCGATTAACCAAATCTCAGCTCAAATTCACAAATCAACATTAAGAGGTGGAGCTAACTGGATTGTAGTTTCTTCTGAAATTTCAGCAATCTTTGATGACTTGGAATACTTCCACGTATCAAACGCAGCACCAGACCAAGACCAATACAACATGGGTATTGAGAGAGTAGGTACGTTATCAGGTAGATATCAAGTTTACCGTGACCCTTACTTCCCACCAAACACTGTATTGATGGGTCATAAAGGTTCTTCTCTATTGGATACAGGTTACGTTTACGCACCATACGTACCATTACAGTTGACACCAACAATGTATAACCCATTCAACTTTACACCAATCAAAGGTATCATGACCAGATACGCTAAGAAGATGGTGAACAACAGATTCTACGGAAGAATCATCGTTGATGGAGTTAGAACATTTGATTTGAACTCATTAAGATAATATATCTTAATTCCAATATTAAAGGGGACCATTTGGTCCCCTTTTTTTATTTACAGATATTTATAATTAAACAAATATATTATGTCTAAAAAAATAATACGTCTAACTGAGTCAGATTTAGAAAATATTGTTCGTAGAATTATTACTGAACAAGATAAACCCACTGAACAAGATAAACCCACTGAACAAATAGACATTGCGGATACTTTTCAATCGGGTAAATGGAAAATACCTGAGAATGTTAAAAAAATTGATGATGCAATTCAAAAAATTAGAACATTTAAAGAAAAGAATAAAGGTAGTGTTATACAAGTTGAAATTAATTCAGGGGAATCACAGGTAACTAACTACGATGCTGAGGTAACTCCAAAGAAAAAAGTCGACCCAGGTTATTTATCTAAAAAAAGAGCCGAAACATTAAAAAACTATTTAGAAAAAAATGCGTCTGATATTCTACAAGATGTTAAAATAGTAGTTAATGAACCAGTTATAGGTTCAACTAAATATACTCAAGGTGAAGACAATCCTAGAGATGATAATTACACAGAAGAACAATTTTCAAATTTTACAATAAAGGCGATAGGTGAAAAAAAGCCTGTCTCTATAATAACACTAGATTGTGTTACAGGACTTGAAATAAAGGTTTGGGTCCCATCTCACGAGTGTAATAATGCTGAATTTTTCTTATTTGCCAACGATACATTGTTATTAAATGGTGAGGGTGGTAAAACGGCTAATTTAAATAACGCGGACACTAATATAACATATCACAACATTTCAGGTAAACCTAAATTACCTGCTCAGTTAGTTAATCCTGCGTATGGTTACATAAGTAAAAAATATGGGTCAAATAAAGATGGTGACATTAAGGGCACAAGGGTTGATACATTTACAGTTACAAATGAACAATCAAAAAATATTGTTAAACAAGGTAAAGGACTTATTAACATATGGTTTATATCTGTCACTAGTCGAGCACATAAAGATTTACCAAGAGTTAAAATAGTTAAAAATGGTGAGGTGGTTTATGATAATAAACCAGGTAAAAATGATGGGTTATTATTAACTTTAGATGCTTGTGGTGATAAAGTAGTGGATAATAAAGTAGTTATTAGACCTAGTACCGTTCAACAAGAAAGAGAATCGTTGGTAAGTAGTAGATTGCAGATGTATAAAAAGGGGAAATTACCGCGTATTGATGATAGTAAAGATGATACTAAACAAATGTTATTAAACGATGTTGGTGATTTATTACCAATCGCGAGTAACTTAGGTGATGTAATTAAAAAGGTAAAATCAATTAATAATAGACGAGAAAAATTTGATTACATAAAAAGTATTAGCTTAGAAGATATATATTCATCAGCATTTCCAATGTTACAAAAATATGATTTGTGGAGAAATGGTGGTCCTAGAAAAAATAAAATACGTAATAAAACCATAAGAAATGGTGATATGTATGGTGATGTAAGAATTGATTTGAAGAAATTCTTTGATATTTTTGACTTATTCTTTAAGAATGAGGACAACGATTACAGAAATAAAGGGGTTCCTGCTGGAACTATTTATGGAAGAATTAAAGACCTTAACATCGCATAATATTTTGTGGTTTACATTATTTTTCGTATATTTGTTATATGAAAAAAATACTATTAATCTTAACAACTTTATTATTCGGTCTAAATGTATACTCCCAAAATACGTTCGATAATGTTGTATTTTCTAAATTACTTGTAAAAAAGGTTAATCAAATTCGTATTCAAAATGGTGTTGATACCCTATCCCTCTCATTAGACTTCGGTTTAGGGTATAGTAAAAAAGTTTCCACTATTATCTCGGAAGAAGATAGTCTGTTTCACCCAAACATACCAAAAAGTGACGTAAAAGATATTATTAACTCTATTAGAGTAGAGTATGGATTGATTAACAATATTGATACCACTAGATTAAAATATGGTATTGGTGAAGTGTGTGTAGATGTGTGGGGTTTTGAGAGTTATGATAAGTTTGTTAATCAGGTAATTAATAGTTTTAAATCTTCAGAACAACATAATGAAATACTTTTCAACACAAATTCAGACACTAAAGGACATACTATGATTATGGGAACATATGTAATTGAGAACGAAAACAATTACTACGTTTCAATTGATATAATTGATTTTGGTTATTTCTTTTATAATTAACTACCTAAAATTTTTTCTTTCATTTTTACATAGTTTAGAATCCTTACCAAAATACTGACACCGTAATTCAACCAACTCTCTACGATGTTCTCTAAATTTATCATGGTCGTGTGCTTTATGACCATTTATGACTGCCTTTGTAATTTCTGACGATAATTTATAAATTCTTGAACTTATATCTTTTATATCCATAGTTTTTTGCATAAAAAAGGGGACAATTAAGTCCCCTTCAATAAAGTTTAATTAATTAAGCTTTGTGAACTTCAGGTTCAGGAACATCTTGTTGAGGTTCTTGAGGTGTTGTTAACACTCTGATTGCTTTTGAAATAACTTCAGATTCTTCAATTCCATACGCACTTCTTTGGTGAGCAGCTCTTGCGGCCTGTACAACACAGTATAGTGCTTGGTCAGGTGTTAGGTCACTAATGAAACGGTCTAAATCCGCAGTGTTATTGTAATTGATTGTATTAAATAAAGACCCAATTGGTTGAGGTTGGTCCTCAGAAGATGTATTCTCATCAGGTTTATCTTCCAATACTTCATTTACTACTTCCTCAACAGGTTTTTTCTCTGTTGATTTAGTTCTTGTCTTACGTGTTGTCGGTTTTTTTGTCTCTTCCGACTCTTCTGTTTTTTTTGCTCTTGCCATTTTCTTTCTTATTTAAGTGAAAAGTTTATTCTCAGTTATATTTATCTAATAGATAATAAAAGTATTATAATAATCAAGTATGAGTGAATATATTTTATCAGAAGATTTATCAGTATGGTTTGGTAAGAAAAAAAAGAAGAAAGGTTCTTCACAACCTAAAGGACCGTGGGTAAACATTTGTAAAAAGAAAAAAGGTGGAGGTCACCCTCCTTGTGGTCGTAAAGATGCGGATAAAGGAGGTTACCCTGTATGTCGAGGTGCAGGTGTTGCTGGTAAAATGTCTCAAAAAGAAAAAGATTCTGCTTGTCGTAGAAAGAGGGAAAAAGAAAAAAAGGACCCTCAAACAGGTAAAGGTCAAAAGCCTACACGAATTAAAGTTAAAAATTACAAAAAAGAATCAGTCGACACTAATATTATTAAAAAAATATTAAAAGAATATAACGAAATAAAGTATGAAGTTTCCGAAGAATTGCAGTACCATATTGATAACGGCATTTCTTTATCTGAAAATATTTTCCGTAGAGGTAGTGATAAATACTTCTCCGTCATTAATGAGGCGAGAGAACTCAAGGAGAAAGGACATTATAATAGAGAAAAAGATAACAGACTTTTAGAAAGTGATTTGGGTAAGTTCTTTATCTATGAAGGTGAGAGATTACCTTTGGATTATCCGATGATTAATGAAGCGGAGTATCAGGGTAAGGACGTTGAATTGAACAAACCTAAATCAGGTGGTTCAAAGAAATGGTATGTATATGTACGTAATCCTAAGACAGGTAAGATTAAGAAGGTATCTTATGGTTCTCCTGTGATGACCGCCAAATGGAATGACCCTGCTGCTCGTAAATCATTTGCTGCGAGACACCAATGTGCTAAGAAAAAGGATAAGACAAAGGCGGGTTATTGGGCGTGTAGAGCACATAAAGATTTTGGTAAAAATGTATCGGGGAGATATTGGTAATGATTTATACACAAGAAAATATATCACATAATAAATTCAGAAGAGTGTTTTCTGAATCTGTAGATAACGATGAGTTAAAATGGCATAAAGACAAATTTGACCGTATAGTTTTTGTTGAGTCAGGAAGTGAATGGAGACTACAAATGGACGAGGAGATACCTCAGGTCCTACGAGAAGGTGAAAAATACTTTATACCTAAAGAGACATACCATAGAGTAATTAAAGGTTCTGACGACCTTAAAATAGTCGTATTTGAAAATAATGATAAATACCTAATACCTAAAATTGTTATAAATGAGATGAAGAAGGGTATTTTTTACGGTAAAAAGTCTAAAAATGTCAATAAATTTTCTCTTAAATTGATTGATAAGAAAGTTATAACCAAAGAAGAGATGATGAGATTAAAAAGTTTTTTTGATTCTAAAAAGACTTCTGTAACACTTAACGAGGGATTTAAGGGTAGACCTGAAAAACATACCGAGTATGTTGATTGGTTATCTCACGGTGGTGATGTTGGTTATAAATGGGTGATTAGTAAATTAACCTAACTAACTATTTTATGTTCCTCTTGTTTGATGGATATTCTATATTTCTTATTAGAATAAGCCCTTGGTTTTTCAAAATAAAAATAATCCATAGCTCTCTCTATTGATGATGCGCCTGTTTCTAAAACAATTTTTTCAGTATTGTCTTTTTTAACTTTAATTAATTGGTATATCGTTTGGTTCATCTTAATTAGTTTTATATTACAAATGTAGATAATATTTTTTAATCTAACAATACTTACCCGAACATCTTTTTTCACCATCCAGTCCCGGCATTTTACCTTTACACACTTGAACCGCGTATCCATTAGCGTATGCGGACGGATACACGTCATATTTGGCCTTTGCGGCATTTTTACCTCTCGAACAAAGAGTAGTGTCTTTTTTAGATTTTTTCTTCTTAGATTTTTTCTTCTTAGATTTTTTCTTCTCGTTGATAACACGAGTTATAATCTCCATCAATTCCTGTTCAGTTATTTTTATTTTCATTATTTTCTATTTACTATTTGGAACTTAAGTTCTCTTTTATAAGTATTCACTTCTCTATCTGTAACTACTTTTAAATCAATAAAATATTCATTTGGTATCTTATCGTCAGTATTAAAAATGAAATAATACCCATCAGGTGTTCGGTTAAGTAGTGTCCAATCTTGAACTTGGACTTCTGTTTTTCCTTCTCTAACATAAATCCTATAATATGCTTTAACTTTACTTAAAACTTCATTAGTCGTATATGCCTTTTTAATTATTACACTAACTTTACGAGTATCTGACCCTAAAATCTTTTCATCTTGTTTGATACCGTAGAAATCAAATCCATATATTGACGGTTCATTAGTTGTTGAACCTATTTGATATAGTTCAGATAAATCGTTAAGTACAAATTCATTTTCAACTGAGTTTATGGTCGTACCATCAATAATTAATCCTTTCCATACGTCATAATACATACAAGGGGTTGAAGTGGAAGTAATTCCACTAACCTCAACTTCATAAACACCATTAGTTACCTTACAAGTTTCTAAATTAACTAATAAAGGAGAACCATCGGATTTTAATATGTCAACAGTAGGGTTTTCATCGAAGTCTTGAGGTATTCCAAATTTGTAACTATAAAGATATAATTTATTAGATTTTTCAGTGTAAAATATATTACGGTCATCTTGAATTAAGTCATCGTAATTAGTCTCTAAATATGGTTCGTAGAATGTTTGTGTGTGTCGAGAGAAAAAACCTACAGAATAATTTTCGGTTAAACCTGTAATATTTTCAACTTCAGGATAGAATGCTATTCCCCATCCTGTAACACCTGTTGTTGACCCTGTTAAGATATTATTAATCTCATCTGTCATATCGAACTCAATATCTTCATTACCAAATTCAAAGTGTTGAGTATCGATAATATTTAACCCTGAAAAGTTAAGACCTGAAGTCGATTGATTGTTTTCATTATCGTATAAACCAGGTAATGACCAATTATTCACAGTTTTAGCCTCAAACCAATTTGATGGTCTGTCAGAGTAAGATTTGTCGGTAGGCAATTGGTTAAAGTTATAGTAGTCATAACCTACACCTTCGTCCCATGGTTGTGGATTACCTTCATTACCTAAAGATTTAGGTATTCTGAATAATACTAAATCAAATGATGTTGCTCTACGTCTTCCGTTTGACCACTTATCATTTAACAATTCTTTATCAAATGCTGAAGAATTAACCATTTTTAGTTTATGTGTCATATTACGAGTACAACCTGACTCTATTGATATTTCACCATCGTTAACTTTTTTTGTTAAAGATTCTAAATCTATATCGAAAATAAAACGACTAAAACCTTTAGGTAATAATACGTTATCTACTCTACCGAAAAATAACTCTACGATAGGATTTTTACCCGTGTTTGCGTAAGAATTATAAACTAAGGTATTGTTTCTACTAAAATATGATTTATAAACTGACATATATTCTTTTAATATAAATACTTAGTTTATACGAATATACTTGTTTAATATCTTTTGATTTGCATTTCTTAATTCCTTAAGTATGTTTTCAACACTGACTCCATTAACTGAAGTACCATCAGGTATCATACCATGCCAAGGGTGAACATGTCCCACTAAAAATTGAACAATCAAGTCAAGTAATTCTATAAGTTCCTCACCTCTTACCATTGATGAAGTTTTTGGTTCAATTTCATCACTAACAATTCTATTTCCAACCCCATATAAAGTATCACTTAAATTAATTTGTCCACCTGAATTACTTGATTTATGAGATAATAGATAAAGATAATCACCACCCATTAGAGCCGCAGTATTATTAATAGGTAATACATTTTTTGGTATCACATTATTATCTTCGGCAACGTAAGGTACCGTAGTCCTCTTAGTGTCATCGTAAACCAAACCATAACCCCCATTTGCGTCAGATTCGTTAATCTTAATCCCTGACATAAGGTTAGTTATGAATAATTTTTCAGACGTGGGAGTGGTATCGGATTTTAATTTATCATAAAGTGATTGTTGAGGTCTAAAGTAAAAAGGAAAACTTAATCCTTTATCTATACCAAACGGACCTTCAGGTTGTATGGATGGACTAATATCTTTCATATAAGGTATTAAACCTTCACAAATGCCTTGTAAAACAGCATTTACCAACTCAGTTATTTTACTTTTACTTAAAGCGTTAAATGAAAAAGTTTTAAACAAACTTTTCTCAGCCTCAACATCCGAAGATATTGTAAAGTTTTGAGTTCCTGTTTTTTCTGTGGGTTGTAATGTGTAAATAAAAAGTTGACCTGTATAACTATCTGAGTTATTTTCAGGGTTTTGAATATTGTACTCAATAAGTAATTTTATTGGTTTGTCCTCAAACTTGAACTTTTTAAATTTTTTAGGTTCCCCGTAAACTATCTTTTCATTATATTTACTTAATTGTAAAAAGGCTCTGTTGTCGTTACCAATAGGATAAACGTTAGGTGTTGGGTTGGTGTTAAATTTACCGGCTCTTAATAAAACACTATCATCTTGAATTATAATATCTGCACTCCCTCTACCATTAATAGAAATATCGTTAGGTTTTGAATAAACTCCTTTAGTCTTAGGGTCAGTCTCTTCACCTGTTAACTTATTTCTATATTTTTTTCTATCTTTATCACGACTACCTAAGTTTGCGTTCTTCACTGCAGACTCATAAGGTTCTTGATTTAATGTCGTCAAACTTGAGTGTACACCACCGATGTAAAATTTATCCTTGTTTGACTTGTCATCAGAATTAGAATAAATTAAGTGTACGAATTCTTTTTCTTTAGGAATCGTATTTACAAATACAGGTAATAAAGGTCTAATAACAAAAGGGTCTTTACTAGTCCACTCATCTTTTTTTTGTAAACCATTACCCTGACCTGTACTTAATTCTCTATCTGCAGTATTTTCACTTTTTAAAATTGCACGAATACGACCTAAACCATCAGGGTCTTTATTATCTATACATTCTCCATAATAAAATACTCTATTATTGTATGGTAAATTATTTTGATTCATTACTTAGTTCTTTTTTTATATTCTTTCAAAATCTTATTATAGACAGTTTCTGTCCCGTCTAAATGTCTCGTTAACTCAATAAGAGTCTTTTTAGTTTCTTCAAAATCATTTTGAAGGAAATCCATCACTTCAAGTAAATCTTTATTAGGTCTACTTTCATAATCTACTATTACTTTTTTTACTTTTTCAATATCCATAATTAAAAGAATTTACCCGATGCCTTTGCAGGTACTGTAGAACCCGCAACAACTGGTGGAACCGCTAATGGAGGTACAAATACCTCAACTTTACCATTTGCTAATTGTTCTTGATAAGTACCTTTTATTTGTTGAGCGATTGCAGGTAATGCAATATTAGGTGCTCCACTTGGTAAGTCCCCTGTTGGTACACCTAATCCTTGTAACCTTTCTGTAACTTCTGCCATTGCCCTTGTCGGTGAAAAACCACCAAGTAATGAACTCGCAGCTAATGCAAATGAAGGTATTGAAACCCCTAAAACTGCAGCACCCAAATTCAATAATTTTAATATTTCATCAACTAAACTATTACATTCTCTATAATCAATTACACCTGAAACTGTTTGTATTAAGATAAAAATTACAGAACTAATAATGACAGCTATTTTATCTTTAGATTCTTTAACAATTTCCAGTAATAGAGTTTCGACTAATAATCTAATATTTTTTTTAATTAACTCAAACAATTCTTCAATAAAAATCGCGGCAATTTTACTCATTAGATTGACCACAAATTTACCAAACTTGGCTAAAAATGATTTGAAGTCATCTATATTTAAACTTAATGAAAAACTAGGATTTACTGACTTTAACACGATGAATAACCCTAATAACATTTTTGGTGATAGAATAGATAACATTAAACCTTTAGGTATAATCTTTAAAAAATCGTTGTTTATTGCAACATTCAAATTAAAATTAACACCTGAAGGTAAATTTAATTTCCAATCTTGGTCTTTAGACATGTCATTAACAGCCTTCATTAATTCGTCTATTTTTTTATTGGCGTTCTTATCCTCGTCCCTAATTTTCTTCATTGAAGATATTATAGATTCGGTATTTACTGGAAATTTAACATTATCACAATCGGTAAACTCTGTAATACCCTCAACAACATTATTAATTTCGGTTTCTATATTCTTTAAATCTGTCGGGCTTAATTCAAAAAACGATTGGTCCAAATTATCTAATTGGCCGACCTTCGCGGTACCTTGAACATCAATCTCTTTTGTATTGTCAAAACATAGACCTAATATTCTTTGTAATATTATAGACATTCTACTTTGGTCCTCTTTCTTTTCAAGAGATATTCCTCCCGATATGTCAATAAAGTTTGTTAAAAGATTCATAATCTCAACAGAAACCATATCAAAATTAACAATATCGATTGACCCATAATAGTCCCTTAAAAAATCACCAACATTGTTACCTTTAATTCTATTATCTAAAGCGACTTCATAAAAATCACCATAAAATGTCGTACCACCATCAACATAACTATTAACGTATTTAATGTCGAAAATTCCACTCCCTGATGCACCAATATATTTGTTACCATATTCTTGGTTAAATGAAACCCCTTGGTTCTGTAACCTATTATAAAGCTCCTTATCCATCGAAAATGGAGTCTGACCCACACTTATTGGTGAGGATTCGTACTTTAAACTCCAAGGTTCAGAATCAGGAGAGTTTTTTAATAAACCTCTTAAATCAATTTCTGAAACTTTAATGTATAATTTTTGTTGTGAGTTGAATGTTTGTTCTTCAGAACAACCTGCAACGTGTAATACCTCGTCCGCAACTATTTCATTCATTCGACTTTTGGTATTCTCACTGGCAGTTAATACTTGTTTAATTAAGAAATCAATCGTACTAGAACCTGAATTTTTTGGGTTAGGTACTGTTTCTTTGAATATGTCAACTAATTCATCAAAAGTGGTTTTTACTTGTTGTTGGGCTCTTTGTTTAATATCACCCATTGCGTTAAGTTGTTTTAACGACTCACTTTTGGTTTGTGCAAAGTTGTCTGCTAAGTTTTGTTTTTTGATTTTTAACTCGTCAGTTTGAGTTTGTTTTGTAGTAACAAAGGACTTAGTTTTAGTCTTTATTTTTTTTAATTTAGAATCTTTGTCTGACATAATGGTTAATATTTAATCTAATTTATAACCATCATTTTTATTATCATTATCTAAATCTTTTTGAATTAGTGATTGTAATACATCATCATCCATATCGGATAAACTAAAACTTTCTTCAGTATTACTATTCGACTTCTCCCATATTGTTGACTGTAATTTAGATAAAGTTAATTTCTTTTCTATGGTGTCATTTATAATCTTTTGTTGTTCTTTAATTACAGGACCAATAACCGTCATATCTTCAGGGTCCTTTAACATTGCCAACATTTTGTTTTGAATTCTTACGGCAGTCGCTCTTTGTTCTACTAATTCATTGTAGATTTCTTGTAATAGAGAAAGAACTGAGTCTTTACTTAATACTATTTCTTTTTTCTTAGGTCTTGCCATAATATTATAAATATTTACTGACTAATTTTTTTATAAATTGTTTAATTTGTTCGTGAGTTCGTAATACAACTTTTTAAATTTCCTCATAGACGTTCTAATCTCTTTGGTAGTCATATTTGTCATTTCTCTTAAAGATAGAAGTATGATATTTTTATTGAATTTATTATTATCAGTACCTATGAATATCTCATTATAATTTTCAAATAACTCAGCTAAAGCGTATCCTAACTTTAACTCATTATTATTTAAATTACTATTCTCAATAAAATCTTCTAATTCTTTAATAAACTGTGAAATGATTTCTGTAGGTTCTATTTTTTCATTTTCAATATAGTAAATCATATCAGGTCTACTTTCTAACTTAGTAGTGATATCTTCATATGATATTTTTCTATTTTGTTCTTTTTGGTCTTTAATGATTTGACCCATTAAATAATTTTTACAAATAGTACCAAAATAAGAGTACGCTTTTTTACCTTTGGAAGGTTTGAACTTCTCAACTTTAGTTATAAGAAATGAATGTGTGTCGTGATGTATCTCACGAAAATCCATATCCTTACGATATAACTTATATCTTCGTATTATGGATTCTATCATTTTATCTAACGGAGCACGCAAATACTCATTATATATTTGATTTTTTTCATTAAAAGTAGATGCAGTTAGAAACATTCTAACCGCACCTTCTTCTCTTTCTGCAAAATAATTATTTGACTTCGGTTTTCTACCTCTTTTTTTCTTTTCTACTGATTCAGAGTTTGTCGAAGTAGCACTTAACGATTCTAAAAACATTAAACATTTTCGGGTTGATAATTTATGTCCCTATTTTCAATAAAAAAGTGTTCTTTCTTTGCTGAGTCAATCCAAAAAGCTACCTCATCTTCAGTTATCTTATTCTCTCCAAATTTGTAGTTCCAAAATATAGAACCTTCTCTCATATTCATGTGTTTATAACCTATTCGAGGGATTGTCATTAACTCAACTGAGTTATATGTTAATCTTAATAGGAACTCATATACGAATGTTAGCTTCATAGATTTTTTAATACCTCCAAACTGTTGAAAAGTATCTTTTTTAATTACAATACCACTAGTTTGAAAGTTTTGATAATTTAATAACACCTCATTAGTTAAGTAACCAATTTCAGTATTCATATTTGCGGCAAAGGTTGCTTCATTGGTGAACCCTGCAAAAACACCTTTATCGTCCACATCAATAACTAACGGTAAAAAACCTGATATTTCAGGATACGACTCCATATAACGTTTAACGTTTTTAAACCATATAGTGGCATATTCATCATCAAATTCAATAATTGAAATCCAATCACTTTTTGCGTTCTCAACTCCCAAATTCACTTGAGTAGCGAAATCAACATCACCTTTATTTAGTACTCTATTAACTGTTAGACCACTAAAATTATAGTTATCTAACATAGATACTAAAGATTCTTCATCGCTATGTACTATTACAACTTCATTAATTGGTGTTGATTGGTTTTGAATAGAAGTGATACAACTTTCAAAAAAAGTCTCAAAATTTTTGTTTTTTGATGAGTTAATCGGTAAAATAACCGATACATTTAATTTATCTTCCATAATTCTTATTTTTCTTCTACTACTTTAAGTTTATCTAATTGTGACTCAAACGATTGTTTTCTAACGTTTAAGTAATTTTCAAATGTCGATACAACATTACTTTCGAACTCGCCTCTATTTTGATATTTAGAAGATGTTTCTAAACCTGATTGATAAAGACCTGAAGAGATATTATCTTCTAACCAATTCTGAGTAAATTCTGCAATTATATCAGGCATTTGGTTTAGTTCATATGTCCACACACCATTATCGTCTTGCATCCACTCAGGTTTCATATTCGGGACTTTACCGATAACGGGTGTTCTACTAGCCATAGACTCAATAGGAAATGTCCCAAAACCTGAAGTATCGTCAACCCAAACAGAAACAAAAGAATCTTTTAAGTACTTAGAAAATTCTTCTTGGTTCAAACCTCTCATGTCACGGAAAGTAACCCACCTAAACTGAGGATACTTTAAGTAGAAAGTTTTAATAATTTTCATAGTATCTCTTTGTTCGCGAGTATGAATCGAGATAATTGGTTTCGATGGTTTATCTTTTTCTGTAAAAATCTCAGGAATAAAAGGTTCGATTTTATCGATAGTTACATTTTTCATAATTCCTTTAATGTAATCTACTTGATTCTGATTTGTCGTGATAGCCTTTAAAAATCCATATTGGGACCATGAAGTACCAGGTTGTAAAGTTTCCAACATATGGTCATATGCTTGACAAATAACTACTTTACCACAAGGTAAATTAGAAACTTGCTCCAATACATGTCCGTAAATTTCAGGTACAAAAATAAAATCTTCAGGTGATATTTTTAAGTTTTCACCATCAATCGATTCGTGAGGTAATTCCATATATTTTTCACCTAACCATTCAGAAACTCCTGTATATTCTTTATTTTCGTGAATAATAATCGGATTAAATCCGTTATTTTTCAGTGTTAGAGCCATATCGTATGTGTGTCTAACACTTGCTCGGGCATTACCCTTAGTGTCTTGAACTAAAAAATAAAGTCTTACCGACTTATCCTCTAAATTCTTAACTGATTGTTCAACTTTTTGTAATAATTGTGTATCCATATTCTATAAGTGTTTTATTATACCATGTTTTAATAATGTATTAAAAGCTATCTTAAAGGGAAGGCTTAAATTTTTAGTATTATATACTCCTAAATTTTCATCTAATTCTTCTCTTTCTGTTAAAACTACCTCTAACATCATTTTTATTGTTTCGTATTTTACAATACTAATATGTTGAGTGTCGTCACCTTGAAGTTCCACATCAACCTCTGTTTCTTCTTGATTAACTTCTTTTTCGGTCTTCGGGATATTAATATTCTCTTCCAACTCAGTAAAGTCAACATAATAATTTTCTCCTAATAATTCTATCATTTCGCTATCTTTAATTTTTCATATAATTCTCTTATTTCCGAGATATCTGATATTTCATACTCTGACTCAATATTTTCATTATATGTGGTTTTATATTTTATAGTTATTTTATCTTTTGGTCTGTTTAATATGTGGTTGGGATTTGCAGTAATTAATACATCTACTTCATCCCACATATTATCTAATGTTATATTTGAGTAAAATAAAATCTTTTCAACCAAACATCCGTATTTTGAAAGGAAAAATAATGACGCGGGTTTTGATTTTTGTATTTCGTCCGAAACAATCAAAATTTCGTGTTCATTCCTTAATTCTTCATAAATTTCATTTAACACATTAAAGGTTGATACCGACATTGATGGGGAATGACCAAAAATTTGCATAGGGAAATCCACATAAAAAAAGTTAAATAAATCGTCTTTAGTTTTAAACTTAAAATAATCCTCTAAATTGTCTAAAGATTTTACGGGTAGATTTAATTCATAAGTAAAATCGTCCACCATAACTTCTTCGGTAAACTCCTCAGTATCTTCATTAAAAGATGAGGTTTTTTCTTCCTCAAACTCGTCAATATAGAATTTTTGATATAGTTGTTCCGCCTTTAAAAAAGTGTCTCTTAAAACTCCATTTATGTCAAATGCTATTCTCATTCTTCGTATCTTTTTAATATTTTACTAATCAAAGGATTTCGTATTACGTCATCGGTATTGAATGAATATGTTCCAACACCATCTAATTGTTGAAACCTGTGAACCGCATCGTAAAGACCTGATTGTGTTTTATCTTTGTACCTATCAGTTTGTTCAATATCTCCTGATATAAAAAACTTACTATTAAACCCAATTCTTGTCAATAGAAGTTTCATCTGTGACGGTGTCGAGTTTTGAGCTTCTTCAAAAATTAATATAGAGTTGTCGATATTCATACCTCTCATGTATGCCAATGCAAATACTTCAATAATATCGTTTTCTTTTAATTTCTCTCTTGCCTCTTTACCTATAATTTTATTTAATAAGTAATATGATGGAAAAATATAAGGGTCTAATTTTTCCTCCAAGTTACCTGGTAGTGAACCAAGTTTTTCTTCAGCTTCTACCGCTGGTCTTACAATAATAATCTTCTCATAAGAATTCTTAGGGTCCATTAGTAATTCTACCGCCGCTTTCATTGCGATAAACGATTTACCAACACCTGCAGGTCCTGTACATACCGTAATTTCACTTTTAGTTAAGACATCGTAATATTCCTTTTGACTTTCAGATAAAAACTTCTTTCTTGGTTTTTTACCAATAATTGAGTTTATTAAATCTTTACGAGGCATATTACTACCTTTATTTTCTGTTTTTTTGGTTCTATTTGTCATGTATTTTTTTTATTTAAATTAAGCTTGGCAATTTTTTCATCCAATAATCTATCATTTCATCTAACATACTCTCAAAAGTATAGTTAGGTACCCATCCTGTTTTACTCCTTAATTTACTACTATCACCTTTTAAGTCTTTTAACTCTTCAGGTCTAAAGTATTTGTTATTTGTTTTAACATGTTTATCTATATCTAAATGTAACTTATTAAAAACATAAGTAACTAAATCTTTTACTGAATGTGAGATTCCTGTAGAACATACGTAATCGTCAGGTTCATCTTGTTGTAGAATTAACCACATAGCCTCAACATAGTCTTTAGCATGTCCCCAGTCTCTAGTTGCTTCCATATTACCTAATACTAAATCGTCCCTTAAACCCTTCTTAATCTCCACAGCAGTTTTAACAACTTTATTAGTTACAAAGTTACTACCTCGTCTTGGGGATTCGTGATTAAATAATATTCCGTTTGAAATAAACATACCGTATGAATTACGATAATTTCTACTAATGTTATATGCAAACACCTTAGAACATCCATATGGGGATACTGGGTCCATCGGTGTCGTCTCTCGCTGATATCCGTCCTCATCTATATTATTACCAAACATTTCAGAAGATGATGCTTGATATATTTTAATGGTTGGGTCGATTAATTTAACTGCCTCCAATAGATTCAACGAACCCATACCTGTGACGTTTGCGGTATATATTGGTTGGTCAAAAGATATTCTTACGTGTGATTGTGCAGCTAGATTGTATATCTCATTAGGTTTACATTTTTGAATAATCCTGAGAAGTGAAGATAAGTCGGTCATATCCACATACTCCAAATTATCTTTAATTTTATAGTAGGTCTCACCTAATCGATTTGTTTGGTTCTCAGAAACAGAATTTCTTTTTATCGTCCCCCAAACTTCATATCCTTTTTCTAATAAAAATTCTGTTAAATATGAACCGTCCTGTCCGTTAATACCTGTAATTAGTGCAACTTTATTTTCTTGTTGTTTCATAATTTTCAATAAACCAATTTACCGTTTCCTTTATACCTTCCTCTATTGGTGTGAATTTAAAGTCAGGTAAGTAGTTTTTGATTTTTGAGTTATCTGATGGTTTTCTAAATTGACCATCAGGCTTTGACCCATCAAAAATTACTTCGCCTTTAAAGTTAAACTCTTGAACTAATAAATCAACTAAATCTCGTATTGATATTTCTTGAGAAGTGGATAGTATGATTGGTTCATCTTCATCGTAATTATTCATAACCCATTCGGTAAGTTTTGCAACATCTTTAGAATAAATAAACTCTCTAAGTGGTTTACCTGAACCCCAAACTTCAAAAGGGGTGTTGTTTTTTTGAGCTAAATACATTTTATGTATTAACATTGGCATGACATGTCCGTGAGTTAGTGAAAAGTTATCGTTTGGTCCATATATGTTTGTTGGTATAACTGATTTATATTCTAAACCATATTGTTCTCGATATGCCCTGATTTGGACATCTACCATTCTTTTCGCATATGCATATGCGTTGTTTGAAAAGTGAGGTTCACCTAAATGTATTTTCTTTTCAGTTAAGGGATATTCAACATCATCAGGAAATACACATGTGGATAAAAATGACACCAATTTTTTAACACCCGATTGTCTTGATTGTTCGATGACATTTGTATTCATCATTATGTTATCATAAAAGTATTCTCCTTTATATTTCATGTTTGAACCCAATCCACCTACTTTTGCTGCTGTGTGGATTACCTCTGTTGGTTGATAAAATTTAAACATTGACTTAACGCTCTCCGTATTTCTTAAATCAAAATGCCCTGACGATATTTTAACGTCACCATCTAATGCTGACCCAACTAATCCGTTCCCTGTTATTAATCTCATATCATTTCATATTTAAAACAAATAAAATCATTATAATAGTGTTCGTTAATTTTTTTAATTTGTTCTCCACTGAATATAGTAATATCGTTTTTGTTATTTGACTTATTACGTATCACTATTTCTGAATGAATATCAGTTAATTCCTTAAACTCATCCCACTTGTCATGTAATTCCTCAAGTTTAAATACATAATCAACATCCAAGGACAAGTCTTCATTAACCACACCATAATGCTTGTGAGTCATTGGTAAACCGTGTCTTTTGACATGTTGTTTAGTTCCTTTATTTAGTCCACCATTTTTAACTTTATATTTAATACTATCATCAGTAATTATATCAATAACCTCCTGTAAAGTGATTCCAACTCCATCTCTTATTAACATTGAATGTAATGAAAGTATCCGATGATAAGGATTACGTGTTATTGTAACTTTAATTGAGTTTTTCCACTTATCTTTTTTCTTAAGTTCAATAATATCATCATTTTTAGGTATTGTAACATTGTCTTTATTGGACATAATACCTTTCATTGACGTACCTCCACATTTATTTATGTGTATTAAATATATGTGTTTATTTTTTACTTTCATTAATCATCTTAATAAATTTATCAATCTTTTGTGGTGTATATTGTTTTGGTTTAGTAAACATAAGGTTACCATATATTTGTGTTCTCTGATATTTCTTATGGTCATAGTTTAACTTGATAGCGTGTAACGAATAGTTAGAAGGTTTGAAAATTACAATACTATTATTTTCCCTCATAGTCTTTTTTATATCACACCATTTCCATGATACCCATGCACGATTTTCTCTTGGGTTTTTCTCCCAATAATCATAAATAAATTTATAATCTTCTTTTAATGATAATAAATCGGTATGTATTTGGTCATTTTCACTATGATTGTCTTTATTGATATTTAATAGATATGTTAAAGATTTTTGTCGAATATCAGGATGTGGAGATATTTCATAACCTGTTAAATATTTTTGAATTTTCGTGGTTACCCTAGTCTGTTCGGTGATATTAAACTTTTCTTTAAGTGTATTGTGAAACTCTTCACCATTTAAAAATCTCAATAGAGATTTTACAAATTCATCATTGACCTTATTCAAAACATATGCTATACCGACACCTTCTGAATCCCCTTCAGTTTGTATTTGATTTAATTTATTTTCTTTAAGTAGTGAAAAATATAAGTTTTCATTTGTTGTACATCCAGGAAATGGTGTCGGAGTAAACCCATTACTGTTTAGGTTAGACCTTAATTGCTCTTGAGTAGAGCACTCTTCAAAATGTATTTGTTTATTATTTTTTAAAATGGATAAGTGTTCGTCACTTAAAAAGTTTCGAATATCCAAATGTTCAAAAGGTTCTTTAATGAACTCAGAGTTTTTTATCTTGTTTAAGAGGTAATTAAAATTATACATAAGTTATTTTTTTTTGAGTCCAAGGGGACGAGTTAATTAATTTATCACCATCAAAGTCAATTGAGGTATTAAAATATAGTTTTTCAATATCTTTAATTTTAGTGTGTTTACTTAATTGTAGACCTAAATCTATTTTTCTATTAATAGATAAATAGTAATCTTTAAATTTAAAATGTCCACCAATTAGTTTATTTGATATGTTAACTCTCGCATTCGGTATCCCGTACGCGTCGGCCATTATTAATCCATGTAGACTAGATGATAGAACATTTTCAACTTCTAATAACTCATTAATAAACTCTTTTTCTCCTGAACAGATATCAATGATTCTAACTCCTTGTTCTTCTAAGTTTTTAAGGACTTCCCTATCTCTTGACGATTCAAACTCTATATAGTGTGGTATGATTCCCCACTTATATTTCTTCTCAACTTTAGGATTATAGAAACGAGGATATAATAATGCCGGGTCACCATATACTTCAGGACATTCAATACCTTTTTTAATAAGTTCTTCACGAGTTAAAGGTCCTCTAACTGCGTAAACTTTGGACGGTTTTTGACCTATCATCCCCTTATCGATACATCCTGTCCCCCAAACAATACTGTTTGGTTTTGTGAATAACATAACACTACCAGTTGAATATATGTTATAGTTACCGTTAGGTTGTTTAACATTAAAAACATCTTCTTTTTTAATATTATGTTCAAATATATTATCAATTATATTAAATGGTACTAAATCACCCCAATTCATTGTATTATCAGGTGTTATTACTCTATTATTAAAAGTATAAGTATTTTTGGTGTTAAAGTTTTTATTCATAATTGCAGAGTATAGTTTTTGTTGATTTTCATTTGCTTTAGTCGATACTGAACCATCTTTTTCATGATGGAAATAAACAAATAACCCTTTTGGTATATGTTTACCTTCATATCCTTCTTTTGACATTCTAATCCAAAAATCATAGTCCTCCCAACCTTGAAGTGTGGTATCGTACCCACCCACATACTCATATGATTCACGAGAGTACATTGAACTATTGACGATGAAAGGACCTCTCATAAGCTGGTCTTTACTCCACTCAGGTCTTTTTTCCAATCCTTGCATCTCACCAATGTGTATTGTATCACAATATACGGGACTAATCTTTGGATTGTTCTTAATAATGTTTACTGCGGTTTTAAGATAACCTGGCAATATCATATCATCAGCATCAAGAGGTAAAATATATTCCCCTTTACCCTCTTTAACCGCTCGGTTACGAGTATCAGACACTCCTGTATTTTCTTTATGTATAACTCGAATTGAGTCATGGTCTTTTAAAGAATCCAACTTCATTAAGCAATATTCATCATCAGAACCATCATTCACCAATGTAATTTCAAAATTGGTGTAATCTTGATTAAAAACAGAATGTAGGGTTGGGTTTAATCTTTTTGCGTAATTGTAAATTGGCATTGCTAATGTTACTAATGGCTCATTCTTTTTAACATCTTTTTTTGTAAATGATGTGGGTAATAAAACAGGAAGATTATCTTTATAAGTTTTAGCAAATTGTTGCCGGTTTTTCTCCCACTGTTCATTAGTCATACCGATAGATTTATGAGTAATCCTAACGTCATAAAAAACACCTACTCTAACACCTTCTAAAAAGTTCCTAAAACAAAAATCTACTTCGTAAAAGTGAAACCCTTTAACATCTTCATTAAAATTTACCTTTAGATTTGGTTTATTAACCACCATAAAAAGACCGTCAACAATTACAGTATCGTCTAATTTATTTCCTTTGGATTCACTATATTTTGATGTCCATTTTTTACCTTCGTGTTCGTGATTAACAATACCAATCATTTCGGATTGAACTTCCCACCACATCCCCGTTCTCGGCATATATTTGGAACCAGCAGCACCAATAATACCGTATTCAGGATTTCTTTTAAAATGTTTTAATATTTTGTTACCCCAATTATTTTTCTCGAAGTAGATGTCATCATGACATAAAACAACAATATCATTGCTCGATTTCTCAAGAATGATATTATATGCTTCGGTCAATGAATGAGTGCCAGGGTTTTCAAATGGGATTACCTCAACGTTTTTTAATCCACATGATTTCTCGATATACTCTCTAAATTCAGAGTCTATTTTCTTTGTGCTATATCCTATTGTTATCATTAATCGTCAAATACTTGTATTTTAGTTTCTTTTTCGGTAAGTGGTGTCCATTTACCATTATATCGTGTTGCTCTTACGATATGATTATCAATCCAATGATAATTTCCACCTCTCGGTTTGTTCATTAACAAATTATGGTAAAAGAATCCATGTTTCTGTAACCACTCTTCGGTAACTCTTCTATGTTCTTCAGTTCTTGAAGTAAAAAAAGTTATAACGTGACCCTCACTATACCAATCATTAATCAACTCAACGGACCCTTTATAAGGTAAACAGGTTACCATTCTTTCAGGTTCTTCGTTGGGTACATCATCGGTGATGGTCCCATCAATGTCAATCAAATAATTCTTTCTTTCGTCTGTTAATACAGGACTTGTATTAGTTTCCAGTTGAACCAAATCCATTTTCGTTTCTATCTTTTTCTTTTATTTCTAATACTCTTTTCAAGATAACATCTCTTCCTTGAACTACAGGACAGATAACCGCTTGTGCAATTTTGTCACCCAATTCAATTACTTGAGTTTCTTGACTTAGATTAATCAGTATAACTTTTATTTCACCTGTATACCCTTCATCAACAGTACCTGGTGTGTTAAGGACAGTTAAACCTTTCTTAATTGCCAATCCGCTCTTAGGTCTTACCTGTACTTCATGTCTAGCAGGTACGTTTATATGTAAACCTGTTGACACTAAAGCCCTTTCTAATGGTTTTAGTGTTACTTTTTCGTTAGCTCTTAAGTCAAATCCTGAATCACTACCGTAGTGGTACTTAGGTTCAGGATTTACCGATTTATAAACATATTCAATCTCAGGAGTCTTATAATACTGTTCTTCAAAGTTTTTTTCTAACTCTTCATAATCAATACCGAAAGAATCCATCATTGTTTTAGGGTCCGTCATGTCAACTGAACCTAATTTTTCTTTTAATTCACCTAATTTGGACATGCTATCCTTAAAATCTTTTATCTTATTAAACATATTCTATTTTAAATTATAAATTTTTCTCATTAATTCAATTAAAACTGTAACGTCTTTCTCACAGTAATCTGCAATTGGTGATAACCCGTTTGCGTTCCAATACGTATCATGAACTAAGTTACCCGACACTTCACCTGTTTTAGGACTATCAACACCCATTGATACACACATTAAATCTAATGATGATATACCAAAGTTATTACCAAATTGCCACACTTCTTTGGTATCTACCGCTTTGATTTCCCATGGTTTAGTATCGTAATTTGGTAATATTTTTGGAGGTAAAATATTATTAGTTAAAAATCTCTTACCTAATGTGGGTATATCAAAAAATTTGATATTGTGACCACATAGGTAAAAATCGAACTTATCTACCTTATCTAATAATTCTCTAACCTGTATCAATAGCTCTTTTTCATCATCCTCAGCAATTGTTTGAGTATGAATCTCGTTCTTTGGGGTTATAAATGAGAATGAAGCGACAATAATTTTAGAGAACTCAGCAACTAAAGCCGCTTTATTAATAAAAATTTCCTCAGGTGTATTATCAATTTGGTCAGGGTATTTTTTCTTAAACCAATCCACATAACTATCAAAAAGTCTTGCTAATTCTGGTCTATTCTTTTTTAATGTTGGTAAATCTTTCTCAATACCAACAGTTTCTAAATCGAAAAATAAAAGTTTATTTAAAGGTAAATTAATCATATATATTATATTAAGGATTTATAAAATTGTGCTCTTGTATCGGTTACGTTATTTAAGTCATAAGTATCTTTAACGGTCTCATATAATCTTTCACCCAAATCTTCAGCCCATGAAGGGTTGTTTATGAGTTTTTTCATAAACTTAGACCAATCTCCGTGATTTCTTGTTTCGTTTACCAATAAAGCATTTCCATCAACAAAGTTACCATTTTTCAATGAATGTGTCAAATCTATCGTGTAAGGTCCGACATTTGAAGCTATAATTGCTTTTTTATAAAAACCTGCCTCAATCACTTTAAGTTGTGATTTCATTCTATTGAATAAGTGGTTCTTGATTGGTGCTAACGATACATCAAACTTAGAATAATTCTTAGCATATGAAGTTACAGGTGCGGTCCAAACTCTATGATAAAATTTCTCATTAGGGTATTGTCCCTGTGTATAATTTAAAAGAAACTTTTTGTAGTCTTCATCAATTAACTTATAATTACTTGTAAATATTTGTTCGTATTGTGCCCATACAGTTTCCTCAGGTTTAATAGGTCTTTGTCTTTGTTGACCTGTTCTATTATCTATTTCGGTAACAGTACCTCTAGTGTCAAACCCACATAGATATAAGTCGTATTGGTCTTTTAATGATGAAAGAAGTCCAAAAGTACCACCCAATAATTTTAAATCATGTAAGTGTGATGAACCACCTAACCATCCGAATCGTAACTTATCTGAAGGTTTTGTTTTTTCTTGAAATTGAGGTTCATTAGGGTTAATCGCATTTGGTAATACAATTACATTTTTATTAATTTTTTTGATTTCCTGAGCAAACAATGGGGTTGTGGTAGTAACGTATTGTGCGGATTTTAAATTTTTAACAATCTTTAAATGAAGTTTACTATTCATTATCATTGCATGTGCAGGATGTTCACGAGAAGGTAACCAATAATCATCAATATCACCAATAGTAGTAATTCCCCATTTATTTAGTTTCTCTAAAAGTGCGGGAGTACTATCATAATCTTTTGTTATTGTTCTGTGGAAATGAACGATGTCGTAATTCTTCCAATAATTATCGTCATCAATTTTTGGTTCGTAGTCTATATCTACATGAAAGTCTTCAGGATATTTGTTTTGTAAGAAGATATGTGGTTCAACGGAACGAAACTTACCAACCCCAGTCCTGTCTGAGGGTAATACTAATATTTTAATCTTTGCCATATACTTAATAAGTTTTAGACAAAGTATAAGTAAAAAAATAGGATAAGAAAAGGTCTATTACTGTTTTACTTTTTTAATCTTTAAAACTTTTCCTTCAAATACGTGTTTACCTACTCTAAGTGATAATGTTTCGTTTGTTTTTTGTGATGATTCAGATATTAAACCTGCACTTTGTAATTCTTCTTTAATCACATCTCTTACCGTGTCTCTCACAACATCCCTAATCATTTGTTTTAAATCAGAATTGCTCGTATTAGTTTGAGTAGTATGATTAGGTCTTTGTGTTTCATTAATAGGATTTTTAGATGTTCCCATTAATCTAGTTGCTCCCTCTATAAGTTCATCAGATAATACAGGTCCACCCATTTGTGGTTGGGAGATAGGATTTTCCATCATTAATTTTTTAATCTCATCAGGTAGTTTAGAATTTTTAATTGCATCTTCACTTACCGGTTGATTCATTTGGACTGTATTATTAATAGGTTGTTTAATAGGTTGTTGAGTCTGCTCCATAACACTATCAGGGATATTATATGTTGCATTTACGTTATCATTCATAGGTAAATCACCTGACATCCCACTTCTTGGAACTTCGTTATGTTTGTCCATTATCTTTTTAGATATGGCTAATTTTTCCATTAAATTACTCATTATCTTATGTGTTAAATTTTGCGTTTAAAATTACGCTAGACATACTTTTATCACCATTAGGGTTATAACCAGGTCTAGGTTCATTAAATGTATCCATAGTTGGTTTATAAGTAAAGATTTTGTCTACACGGAAAAGTCTCCAACCCGGTAAGGGTTTTTCTCCGATTGTGGCAGTGTGGGACGCACCTTCGAGGTCCCACGCTCTTAATACTAAATTACCTGCTTTACTGTAACCAACACAAACAGGTTCAATTTCTCTAATACCTGTACCTCCAGGATTGTCACCATCGTAATATATAGTCGTAACATTTCTGTCCTTAATCGATTTTTGTATATCGTTAAGGGACGCAACCTCATTAATAAGTCCTCGAAATGTTTCTAAAAGTTTCATTAAAAGTTAGGGTATGTCTTACTTGAATTAAATTTATTAATCTTAATATCACCTATTCTTTCTTGAATATCTGTCGATGTACCAGCGTTTTCGTTGTACACATCTAAGAACTTAGCAGTACCTCTACCTATCCCATCTCCATCAGCCATAGCATCAGGGTGTTGTGGTGAGTACGCATCACTTTTAGGTGAAAAATCATTTTTCGGAAATAGTTTACTTCTTTCCGCTTCAGCAATTGCAGACAAACTATTGTCTGGCTGGTCAAATTGTATTTTATCGTTTTGTTTTGCCATTATAATAATGTTTTCATTATTGAGTTTATTTGTTTAATTTGTTCCGTCACTGCAGTGTCGTATTTGTTAATACCTTTTTCGTGTTTATCATTAGGGTTAACAACTATTCCATCTTTAGTATGATTTTGAATATATTCATTTTCCATACCCGTTTCAGATTTGGCTTTTTTACCACTCTCAATGGTATTCCTCCAATGGTCCAATACGTGACTACACCATTTTTGCATTCTTTCGCCACCATTTAATATAAAAGGGGCGTCTTTTTTATCCCCATCATAACCATCAAACCAGTTTTTTACTCTTTTAAGTTGTTGGTAAGTCATAATACCACTATCTCTAAGTTCTTTATTTCTATTGAACCCTTCAGTGTTACTATCAGCCTCAACCATTTCAAAACTTTTTGAAAGATGACTTTTTAATGAGTCAGGTAACTTAACTTTTTTATCGTATAAATCTTTATTCATTTTTTAACATCTTAATTAATTCGTTGGTAGATACTCCGTCCATAACTGCCAATTTCTTAAGTGCTTTAATATTTCTTTTAAGTATTGGTGAAATTTCTTTTGTCATTTTAATATCTCTACTATCTGTTTTACCAACTAAAGAGTCTTCACCCATTTTTAATATTTCTTCTTTACTTAATACTTTACCTTTTTCCGTTAAACGACCTTTCATTACAAAGTTTTTCTTACTTTTATATTGAGAGCTATCATCTAATTTAGGGTCTTTTCCCATTTCCTCTGCCCTACCTTCAGCATCAATTTCGTCAAAACCTAATTCACTCATGAAGTAATCTACAGTTTCTTCGGCATCCATAAACTTAGTTTCCTCAAAACCAAAAGCGTCTTCCATATCTTCTTCTCTTACTACTGATTCTCCATAGTACACTCTATAACCTCTAGTTAGTGGGTCTTGGGTGATACGAGCCATTGCAACCGTTTTATCCATAGTATCATCACCTTTAGCAGTTACGTGAGGGTCGAGAATAGGTACTTTTGAATTTAACATTGTACCATCATAATCAATTAATTCATCTATTTCACCTTCGGGTTTTTGAGATTTACTTTTATCTAAAAACTCCTTATGTGTTGAGCAAGGCATAAAAGTTTTTCTTTTGTGTTTGTGAAAACCTTTACATCCTAACTCTTTGGAGGCATTCTTCGCACCTTCTTCTGTTTTATAAAGATATGACTTCATAGTTTGTTTTTTACTATAAATACTACAAACAAAGTATTTATCTATAAAAACCAATATGCCAAGTCAGAATATCAATAATTATTATTTCAATAGGTACGACATTAGGTTAGATTATAGTAGTAATTTTGACCTTACATTAGCGTCTGATGAAAAAGATTACGATGAAGAAGTCGTTTTCTCAAATAATATTATTGCCGAAAATGACGGTAATCGATTACCTGTTAGTATCGATTTAAATTCATCATTATCTAATCAAAAACTAAGATTATTATGGAACGTAAATTATTCAGGTAACACTCTAATATCAAAAAATTACTATAATCCGAACAATGAAGATTTAAATTGTGAAACCGCAACTACTTTATGTGATATAGGGTTAACAGGTACAGATAATGGATTATATGATAAAATGTCGGGACAATCATTAACTTTTACTATGGGTATAAATGATTTTGAAAAGTTTAATCCCTATTATTACGATAGAAGGTTAAAATTACATCCTGTCACCTCATATGCAAATTGGCCAAATCATAGATTTTCAGGAAACACTAAAACGGTGTATAATATAGTTTCTAAAGATGACCAATATAAAGGTTATTATAATGAATTATATGGTGGATTTTATCAAGGGTTTTATAAGTTATATGGGTACGATTACGAAGTATTTCCTGAAAGAGTAAATAAGGGTTGGACAATGGAAACATTAATAAAACCTAGACAAAGAGAAGAGTTTGAAATACAACCTTCTGAAGTTTACTTAAATGATGTTTATCCTGAAAACTCCGGTACATTCTTTTTCTTCGGTACAAGGGCAGAAAATAAATATTACCATCCAGCATCAGGAGATGTCCAATCAATAGAGACGTTTAAATGTAATTTTGATGTTGATATTGTTGGTAGTGTTAGTGAGTGGAATTATAAAAGGGTAACGTCAGGTTTAACAACTTGTATTAAAACTTGTGCATGTTCCAATACAGGAGTAACCAATTCAGATTGTTTTAATGTTTTCCCCACAACAGCAACAACTGTTCAGCATAATATAGGAATTAATTGTGGGTATGATTCTGAGGTTGTAAATCCACCTGTCGACCCAGGTAAAGATGTATTTTCTAATGCGATGTCAATTAGGTTAGATGGTGACCCTAAGAATCCTAAACTATGTGTTAAATATATAAAATTAACTGGTGACTGTGTCACTGAAGTAAATTGTGACGTTACAGGTACAACATATTCATCAGGATATTGTGTTAACGAAATATGTTCCGTTAAAGGGATATATGATAGTTGTGACTATGAAAGTTTAATTTGTTACACCGCAAATACTGAAGAAAGATGGGTTATGATATCCACAGTATTTGAGAGATATGAAAGTTTAGAGGATTGTGATTTAATTAATTGGGGAGGTTTAGGAGATATACGAGAGTTACTATACCCATCATCAATTAACGGTGCATCACCAAATCTTATTGTACCTCCACAAACACATCCCGGTTCGACTAAAGAAAAATTAACAAACATAACCGAACTTAATAGAAAATGGTTAAGAGAAAAAGATAAACGAAAGGGACTATTGAAGTTATATGTTAACGGATATCTTTTTATGGTAATTGAAGATTTTGAAGAGATTATACCTCGTGAATTAAATACTCAAAAAGAAAAACAATTAGGTGTACCATTTAACATTAGTTGGGGTGGAGGTACACAAGGTCTTAGAGAAAGTTTAATGTTTAGTGGATGTACATCAACTGACGGATTATACATTCAGGACCCGGAATCTATGTCAAATGAAACATTATCAGGGACTTCACTTTCTGGGTTAACTACGGACATATTATTAGAACCTAATTTTGGAGGAACATTTATGGGTGGTATATCACAATTTAGAATGTATACCGAACCATTAGGTACTCCTCAATTACAACATAATTTTAGACAATTAAAAGATAAGTTTGACCTATACGATTTTTGGTGTTCAAATTGTTACCCTTGTTTGTTAGGATGTTTCTTTAATTTTGAAGTGGCAAAACCTGCATGTGATTTTGATTTTGTAACTAATGAAATCACTTGTGATTTTGGATTTAACATTACTGAATCTGATTGCGACCCTAACTTTAATATAATTAATGAATCAAATTAACTATGGAATTTTTTATTAGAAAAAATAGCACATTACCAATAATTAAGGTCCAAATTATAAAGGACGGCAGAGTCGATTTTCGCGAATTCGATGAATTAACAAATAACTCAACCATTACTTTTTCAATGAGAGATGAGGAAACTAATCGATATTATGTTATGAACAAAGCCGCACAAATAATGGTAAAGGAATCTAACGGAGATAGTCCTGATATTGACTATTATGTTTATTATCAACTATCATCACACGAAACAAGAAAACCTGGCGGTTATATTGGCGAATTTAAAATCACAAATAATCAGGGTGAGATAACATTACCTTTAAGAGAAAAGTTAGTGATAAATGTTAGGGACTCAATAAGTATTCCTGACTTATGTTGTAAACCAAATAGGGGTCAAGACGCTATTGTATTACCATCTGAAACGCCTAGACCTACCCCTTCAGTAACGATAACACCAACTATTTCTATTACTCCTTCAGTTACGATAACACCAACCACTTCTACTACCCCTACACCATCTATCACTCCGACCAGTTCGATTACCCCAACCATTTCAGTAACTCCTATTGTGTCTATCACACCCACATCTTCAGTTACACCTTCAGTAACTATTACACCTACTTCTTCAGTTACTCCAAGTGTTTCAATTACTCCATCACCAAGTATAACGCCTAGTTCTTCAATTACACCTTCAGTAACTATTACGCCGACTCCAAGTATAACAATTACTTCAACACCGTCTGTCACACCAAGTGTTACGGTAACACCTACTCCGTCAGTAACCGCAGGTGTAAGTACAACACCGTCAACTACACCAACACCATCAGTTACACCAACTAACACGCCAACTCCGAGTGTAACACCTACATATACGCCAACACCAAGCGTAACAACATCTAACACTCCAACAATATCGTTAACACCGACTAACACACCAACTTCATCTATTACACCAACTCACACTCCGACATTGACACAAACGGCAACTGTGACAATGACACCGACTCAAACGATAACTCAGAGCCCAACTGCGGGTATAAGTAATACTCCAACATTAACACAAACTCAGACACCGACACCAACACCATCGGTAACAACTACCGTTACTCCTTCATCATTACCTGTAACACCAACACCATCGGTAACTCCAACACAAACCGTAACACCATCGATAAGTGTTACTCCATCTATTACGCCAACTTCAAGTGTTACTCCTACATCGTCAATAACACCAACAGTAAGTGTTAGTCCTGCTTTGTCGGTTACTCCTACACCTACTATTACTCCAAGTGTATCTATTACTCCGACAGTAACTAGTACTCCGAGTATAACAACGACTTCAAGTATTACTCCAACACCGACCATTACACCTACACCTTCAATTACTCCTACAACATCTATCACACCAACTAGTAGTGCTACATCTACACCTTCAATTACTCCTACTGCATCTGTCACACCTACTCCGTCAATAACACCAACTAATAGTATAACTCCTACCTCATCGGTAACATTAACTCCATCAGTTACACCAACTTTGTCAGTTACCCCAACATCAACTACGCCATGTTGTGATACATGGACTCTATATGGTGGTGATGGTACGTGTGGTTCACCTGCCGAATTTATTGTTACCGATTGTGATGATAACATATCCACAGTAGTTGTCAATCAACTTGATACTGTTGTCATATGTGCTATATATGTTGAAGATAATAATGCACCTATATGTAACGCCTCTGCAACACCATCAGGAACATGTAATTGTCCTACTCCAACTCCTACCGCTACGGTGACTCAAACCAACACACAAACACCAACTCCAACGATGACACAAACACAGACAGAAACACCAACACCTACACCAACATCAACACCATCAGTTTTAACAAGAGCGGCAACAACAAGATGTTGTGACGGTGCAGATGTAGTTTTAACAACTTATGACAGTATCATTGTCGGAGATTTCTTGATTCATAATAATCAGTGTCACCAGGTAACTTTAATCAATCCACCTGCTGGTGGTCCACTTGCAGTAAAAGAAACTTACAGTGATTGTGCAACTTGTATTAATGATTATCCATGTCCTGAGGTTAGTCCAACACCAACACAAACTCAAACACAAACACCAACTCCAACACAAACACAAACACCAACTCCAACACCTACGTTAACGGTAAGTCCGTCACCAACGGAACCTCAGTCCTCTGAGATTTGTATTCCTTATAACTGGTACGGAACGGGAGCAGTTCCTAGTTCGTCAGCAACAGGTGTTGCATACGCAAATAGTGCAACTCCGTCATCGATTACTGAGTGGTATTTGTCAGATATATTATGTAGTGGATATGACATTAATAATTTATTCCCATTAACAACAGGTAACTCACTAGATGTGAAATTAGGTAATCAAATTGCCACGTATACTGTAAACAGTTTTACCAACGCCTCTCCTGGAGATTATTGGATTGTGGGGGTAAGTTACGTTTCGGGAACTGTTAGTGTCTCACCAGTAAATTGTCACCAACAAAACTTGTTCTGTTTTGATACGAGTGCACAACCGGGAATATCTCCTTTACCAACGTCAACACCGTCTGCAACTCCGAGGTCTACAGAAACACCTACACCATCAATTACTCCAAGTGGTTCAGTAAGTGTAACTCCATCAGTAACTCCTACCGTTTCAGTTACACCAACAAATACTGTAACACCTACATCATCTGTAAGTGTAACACCATCAGTTACCGTTACCCCATCTATTACTCCGACATCTTCATTAACACCGACAAGTTCAATCACACCAACACCAACGATTACACCATCAGTAACTCCTACTATCACTCCAACAAGTAGTGTTACTCCAACAATTACACCATCAGTTACACCATCGCCAGTACCGACAACAGGTTATGGTTATAATTTAGTATCAACACCATATCAGGTTCCAACTTCAGGTAATACAATTATTAGTAATGGTAACGGTGGCGTATCTAGTGGCTCTACTAATCCAAACTCATTCAATGATGGTCCTCAGATGGATGGAATATATTGGAATGCAATCGATGAAAATGGTGTAGATAGAGATTCTTACTATTCGTCTTTTGTGGGTAATTGTGTTCGTTTGACGATTTCTCAAAATGGTAGTACCGCGATATATGACGGAACGTTAGAGGATGTCGGAGGCGCAGGTTTACCATACGGAGGATGGACAGGAGGTACTGAAGGAACGGGATATTACTTTAGAGGTGATGGTAATAATCAAATACAGTTAGTTCAATCGGCATCAACACAATGGGTGATTGGTGACATTGTTTATATTAGTGTTGAAACTATAACATGTCCAAGTATAACACCAACACCAACTCCATCGGTAACAACTACCGTTACACCTTCATCGTCATCATCACCTATAACCCCAACACCTACAAGTAGCGCTACTCCATCAGTAACACCGTCAATTACACCTACAGCAACAATAACTCCAAGTATTACTCCGTCAAATAGCGTTACTCCATCAATAACACCAACACCATCGACTACACCAACTAACCTATATTCATTTAGTTCGTTTACATTTACGTCCGCAAGTTTAGTAGGTAGAACAGGTCCAACGTTAGCCCAAGTACAAAGTGCTTATAGTGGTGAATCGTGGACACAAAACACTAGTTACCTTGATGTAACAACAAATGGTTACCAAGAATGGACGGTTCCACAAACAGGAACTTACGAGTTTGAAGTGGCAGGTGCACAAGCCTCCTCAGTCACATACCCTTCTTCATCCACAGGTGGTAGAGGTGTAATAATGAAAGGTAGATATTCTTTCAATAGAGGTGATGTTGTTGAGATTATTGTCGGACAACAAGGGGCTGCAGTGGTTAATGCTACACAATATAACGGAGCTGGTGGGGGTGGTGGTTCATTTGTTGTGTTAAGTGGTACACCATTAATCGTAGCTGGTGGAGGTGGTGGTGATGGAGCATACAATGGTTCCGAGTCAGGAACACTTTATAATGGTAATGATGCTGTTACTAATATTAGCGGTACTACATCAGTATTTGGTGCCCCTGGTGGTACTAACGGTAATGGTGGAGAATCACACACAAACGGTACAATTGTATCTACAAACACATATGATAGTGGCTCAGGTGCAGGTTTCTTAACTGACGGTGAAAATGGTGATGGTACTTCAGGTGGCGCTGCAACTTCTCAAGACGGAGGGGCTGGTAGAACATATTCTGCAGGTTTAAGTGGAGGGGCACGTTCTTCCACTCATACACAAGGCTCCGATGGTGGATTTGGTGGTGCTGGTGGAGGTGCTCCTATCTGTGGTGGAGGTGGTGGTGGATACTCCGGTGGTGGAGGTTCATATAGAAACGGTAATCCTCGTTCTGACGGTGGTGGAGGTGCTGGTTCTTATTTAATATCAGGACTTACTAATGTATCAACAACGGATGGGCAATATAATAACAGTTCAACTTTTGGTGGTAATTCAATCACCAATTTAGGAACTTATAACACAGGTAATGGATATGTTACTGTTACTTTAATATAATGTATTTATAGAATATGGAATTTTTTATTAAACAAAATAGTGAGTTACCCATCTTAAAGATGCAGGTAGTAAAAGACGGAAGAACAAACTCTAATAAAATTTTTGATGCCGACTTAGATACTGCAACCATTCGTTTTACTATGAAGGATGAAAGTAATGGGATACCTAAAATATTAATGAACAACGCATATATCACAGAAAAGATACAACAAAATCCTGATGCGCCGAAAGAATATTACATTTTTTATAAGTGGTCTAAGAGGGATACCAAGAAAAAGGGTCGGTTTATCGGGGAGTTTCATATAGTGAACTCAATGGGAGAGTTAATTGCGCCGATTAAAGATAATTTATACATAAACATAATTTAACTTATGGGTGTAGATATAAGTAGAAAAAATCAAAACCAATAGTTTGACTTAAACTATATTATCCATTATTATTTGTTTGAATGTCAAGAGTAATCACATACTATATGTGAGTATAATATCTCAGATGAAAAAACAAATATTATGGTATCACAAAAAGAAATCGAAGAATTCCTCACTGGAGAGGACCCTGAAAAGTACATAGTAGCATTAGAATATGACTATCCATCAGGGAAAATTTTTAAAGTAATTCAACATCCTGAACAGGGTAAAGTAATTAAATCAGACACATTCATTCCATTTGCGTGGGTAGGTGACCTAAGAGGTCTTAACTTCTATAGAGGTTCTAAAGCCGCTCAAAAACAAGCAATGTCCGAAAATGGAATAATTATCGATAAGTTAGATACTCATGGTGATGAGAGAATGGAAAACGGACTTAAGTATATGGTTAAAACAACTAAGTCATACAACAACTTAGTTAACTTTTTTAAATCAGGAGGGTTAGACCCATGGGGTATGGGTAATTCAGAACACATAATGATTCTACCTCCAACTGAACAATACTTAGTTCAAAAAAATAAAAGACTATTTAAAGGATTTGATGAATACGATGAGGTTCACCGTTTTGTATTCGATATTGAAACCACAGGTCTTTCACCTGAAGAAAGTCAAATATTCCTTATCGGAATGAAAGATAATAAAGGTTTTGAAAAAGTTATTGCTGCCGAAAATGAAGAAGAGGAGAGAAAAATTATAATCGATTTCTTTGATACGATAGCGTATTTAAAACCTACACTAATTGGTGGTTATAACTCAGCATTCTTTGATTTTCCATTTATATTAAGACGAGCTGAAATCTTGGGACTTGACCCAAAAAAGATTTCAAAAACTCTTAACCCTCAAAGACCTCTAAGACAAAAGGAAGGTATGCTTAAATTAGCAAATGAAATGGAACCATATACTCAGACGATGATGTGGGGATATAACATTGTTGATATTGCACATGCAGTTCGTAGAGCACAAGCAATCAACTCAGATATTAAGAGTTGGGGTCTTAAATATATTACACAATTTATTGGTGCGGAGAAAGAAAACCGTGTGTATGTTGAGGGAGATAAAATTGGTAAAATTTATTTTGATAATAAAGACTATTACTTCAACCCTAAATCGGGTAAATATAAAGAAATTGGGTCACCAGGAACTGAAGGTCTTATGGAGAAATACCCGGGACACTATGAAAAAGTTAATGGTAATTATATTATTGAAAGATACCTATATGATGATATTTGGGAAACCATGGTTGTTGATGAGGAGTTTAATCAGGCAAACTTCTTACTTGCAAAGTTAGTTCCGACAACATATGAGAGACTATCAACAATGGGTACTGCCACATTATGGAAAATGATTATGGCTGCTTGGTCTTACAAACATAACTTAGCAATCCCTAAGAAAGGTGAAAAACGACCATTCACAGGTGGTTTATCACGTCTTTTAGCGGTAGGTTATTCAACAAATGTACTAAAACTCGATTACTCATCACTATACCCGTCTATTCAGTTGGTTCATGATGTATTCCCTAAATGTGATGTCACAGGTGCAATGAAGAGTATGTTGAAACATTTTCGTGACACACGTATTAAATATAAGAAGTTGGCTGCCGACCTTTATACTTCAGACCCAAAAGAGTCTAAGAAATATAACCGTAAACAGTTACCGATTAAGATTTTTATTAACGCATTCTTCGGTTCATTGTCAGCACCTCACGTATTTCCATGGGGTGATATGGATATGGGTGAACAGATTACTTGTACAGGTCGTCAATACTTACGTCAGATGATTATGTGGTTTATGGACCGTGGTTACAAAGCATTAGTAATGGATACGGATGGTGTGAACTTCTCATCCCCTCCTGGTCGTGAAGAACATACTTACGTGGGTAAGGGACTTAATGGTTTGGTTGAAGAAGGTAAAACCTATTATGGTACTGAAGCTGATGTTGCTGAGTATAATGATATCTTTATGAGGGGTGAGATGGGTCTCGATACTGATGGTGTTTGGCCGTCAACGATTAACGTGGCCCGTAAAAACTATGCTCTTCTTACCGACACAGGAAAAGTAAAACTAACAGGTAACACTATTAAGTCTAAGAAGTTACCTACATATGTTGCGGAGTTTTTGGATAAAGGTCTAAGAATGTTATTGGATGGTAAAGGTCACGAGTTCTTAGAACACTACTATGACTATGTTCAACAGATTTATGATAGGCAGATTCCAATCTCTAAGATTGCCAACAAATCGAGGGTAAAACAAAGTATTGTGGAGTATAAAAAACATATAACTAAAAAAACCAAATCGGGTTCACTTATGTCTCGTCAGGCACATATGGAATTAGCTATTAAACACAACTTACCTGTTGGTTTAGGTGATACCATCTACTATGTTAATAATGGTGAGAGAAAGTCACACGGTGATGTACAAAAGAAAAATAAATGGAATGCAACTGCAGCTGAGAAGAGACAATACGCAGTAGACAACGGTAAACCGATGCCACCTGATAGTGTGGAGATTGTACTTAACTGTTACCACGTGGATGAGAAGATGATTACTGAGACACCTGATATGTTAGGTGAATACAACGTTCCTCGTTACTTAGCATCATTTAACAAACGTATTGAACCACTATTGGTAGTTTTCGACCCTGAGATTAGACCTGAGATTTTAATTGAAGACCCTAAGGACCGTCCTTTCTTCACTAAAACACAAACGGAATTAGTTAGAGGATATCCACGTAGAGATGGTGACCAAGATAATTTGGATGAGGTATTAACTCTTTCTGACACTGAGGTAACTTTTTGGAATAAAGTCGGAATTAATCCATACTATATGTATCTAGAAGACACTATGGATTTAGTAGATACTGAGTATGTAGAAAAGAATCTTAAGATTATGAGTTCTTTAGACCATCAGACGACATAACATACCAACTATTTACAATGTAACGTAATTCTACTGACGCGTATTTTTCAAGTAATATTTCTTCAAACTCATCATCTATGAGTTTTTCAGAAACGATTTTAACATCAGACATTGCTTTAATAGTTACGTGGTCAGTAGTAGTTTCATCTAAAGTTAACACACACTCTTCTTTAGATTTAATTACAATTGCACTTTCACCATTAGTGGTATATGACTTACTAGTACATAAGATACTATCAGATGTTTTAATTTCTTTACCTGCAACTATTTTAGTAACAGGGTATGATTTAATTATACCCATAATTATATTACATATATCTGTCGTGGCATAGCACGGAATTGTAATGATTTATTTAGATTTTCAGCAACATTCGCTTCTCTTTCCATCATTTTTTCAGGTCTTAACCTTTCAAGTTTTTGTGTTAACTCTTCAGATAACTTAGATTTTTCATCTTTAGCTTCAGTTAATAAAGAATCATATTCTAGTTGTAATTCCGAGTCAGGTGTTTTTAAATTACCACTAAATTTACCTCTTACTCTACCTAAAGTTTCTTTAACATATGAAACGAACCATTTTCTAACCCATGTCTGTGCGGGACTATTAAGTTCATCCCATTTCATTTCATCAATAGGAATATCTGAAGGTAAACGAACAATATCAGGATTTTTAGCTAAACAATCTTCACGGTCATCAGTTTCGTAGTACCAATACCATACTTTATATTCGTTATGTTGTATATTACCAAAATCAAATTTTCCACCGGGAACATTCATTAAGTGTACAGCCTTTTTACCGTCTGGAAGTGCAGTAACACGATAAGTTAACTCTCCTGAAATGATTCTTCTTTTAACATTAATGTCTTGCATTCTAAGTAGAATGTCGAATGCCGGAGTTACAAAGTAATTACCTGTAGTACCCATTTGTGAGAATCCAGCACCTCCACCTAATCCAACACCACCCATACCTCCAAAACCACCCATAAATGGGTCAAAGAAAGCCGCATCTAATTCTGCACGTGTAAACCATAAAAGTTCATTTAATTCACGACCTTTAGGTATTTCATATATCTGTTGTCCAGGTACTAAAGTAATGTAGTCTTTCTTAAGTACATAGTCACCACCAGCTTGTAATCCGACAATTTTAGAATAGGCATAAGTATATTGTGTTTCCCAATCTAAAGAACGCGTAGTAAATGCTCGAGTTACAGATTGTTCATCTAAGTTCATCCCATAGAGTGAAGTCCACTGAGATTCAATTAACCAATCATTTACGTATTGTGCATAATCTTGAATCGATAATTCCAATAAGGAATCCATCATTTCATCTTCTATTTCTATACTACGAATGGGTGCACCTAAAAGGTGTTTTACTCTTGTGTAAAGTTTTGTTCTTTGAGGTTCGTTAATTACTGACATACTTTGTTTTCTATATAAATATTAAGAAAACAACATTTCTTTACTTTACGTATTGGGATGTCTCATCAAAAACATATCTCCCGTCAATAATTTTCGTATTAGAGTTTTCAAACACTAACGTACCTAATTTGTTATTGTGAAAAACTAAATAGTCAGTTTTGTAGGGTTTAACATTACCAGTCCCAAAAACAGTTATCTTCCCATTAGTATTTTTGGTATTGTTAAATGGTTTTATTTGCATTGTTTTCGTCCCTTCAGGTAATTCTACAATGGCATCAACTCCACCTATCATATCATCAACACCACCTAATTCACCGACTTTAGTTACCTTATCAGTTTTAAAAATATCTTTTAACCCTACAACCGCATCAACTTCTCTTTTGTCTCCAAATTTATTTGTCTTATCTAAACCTGCCATTAACGTTTTAAAGGTGGGTGACTCTGAGTCGAATATTCTGTACCGTAACTCAATTAAATATTTATTTAATTTTTCAACTTCTTTTATTTGTTGTTGATTATTTTTGTTATTAAAATTGATTGCATCTATACCGTATTTTCTTAAAAATTGATTTACATCGTTTACTAAAGTACAAAATGCGGTGTAATTTGTGTTAAGTTTATTAATTACTGAACGACCTTTTTGTTCGTAATCATAAATCCCTGACATTTGACCTTTATCGTATTGATTTTTTTCGTACCAGTACTCTGAAAAAACCTCTTTAAGTATGTCCATAATGGTGAACATAAATTTCTTTTTAATTTGAGGGTTAGTATTAAATAATCTTCTATAGTTCTGAACCTGACTTCTATTACAACCCGCACTCGCTCCTTCGGTAATAATTGTTTTAACTTTTTTAACCTCATCGATTTTTTTATCAGTTCTTAGATTGTATAAGTCATTTATAAAATCCCAATTTACTACAGACCAAAAGTTTTTAATATATTCATCCCTTTTATTTTTATATTTTAAGTAATACGCGTGTTCCCAAACATCTAAACCTAATATAGGGAAACCTCCATTTTTAACAATATTCATTAAAGGGTTATCTTGATTTGGAGTGGACATAACTTTTAATTTTCCTGATTTAGTTAATACTAACCAAACCCATCCTGAACCAAAACGTTTCTTAGCTTCAACAGTAAAGATGTTTTTAAATTTAGAAAAATTTCCAAAATCTTTTACTATTTTTTCATACACCTCTCCTTGAGCTCTTTGTTTTTTTGGAGATAACATTTTCCAAAAAAGTGCATGGTTAAATGCACCTCCAGCATTATTTCTAATAGTGGTGTTATATCGTGAAATACCTTTAATAATTTGTTCTAATTCTAAATCACCATCTTTAGTTTTCTCTAATGCGTCGTTTAATTTTTTTACATATCCTTTATAGTGTTTGTTATAGTGAGTATCCATAGTGTCTGAATCTATGAATCTTTCTAAGGCAGAATAAGAATATGGTAGTTTTTCAATACCAATTTTTTTCATCTCTGTAATAATATATTTTGAGGTTTGCGCAGATATCTCTGAAACGAGGGTTTTGTTATCTTGGCTCTTATTAATTTTATGTTCAACTAATGAGATTTTTTCTTTTAATCTTTTGAACTTCATAAATGTTATTTTCTATATAAATAATATAGAACTTGTAAATCTTATCTCCTTACTGAAATTTCATTGATTATTTCTTCCATAATGTCACCTTTACCTTCATTATCACCCATTACTGTCTCAAATATATTCTTTTTTTGTGACAAAATATCATAAATTATACCTTCAATTGAGTTATCAAATATTGGGTAAAATACCGATACATTAGATTTTTGACCATATCTATATGCCCTATCTTCCGCCTGTGAATGGTCGGAAGGGACAAACGATAAATCATTCATTATAACTGCTTCCGCAGATGTCAATGTAATACCAACACCAGCAGCTTTAAGGTTACCTACAAAAACTTTAATTTTATCGTTTTCTTGAAATTGGTCGACAGAATTTTGTCTAGCAGGTTTACTCATTTTACCATCTAATGTGACGGCACTTTTACCAAAATGTTCTGCAATTTTATTAAGTGTGTCTGTAAAGTTTGTAAATATGATGACTTTTTTTCCTTGTTCTATAATATTCTCAGCAATCTCACAAGTTTCTTTTATTTTACTTTCCGCAATTATCTGACGAACTTTCATAAGTTTTGAGAATTGTACGGTCAATGATTTTTTTTCACTCTCATCCTCAATCCAATCATAATACTCACCCATAAGTTCTTCATATGCCTTTGATTTTAGATTAAGGTAAACAGGTGTTATAATCTTCTCTGGTAAGTCTAATATGTCTTGTTTTAACCTTCTAAGTACATGGGTTTTAGTCCTATCTCTTAACTCCAATAAATTGGAGGCTCCATTTACATTCCAAACTTTTCGATTTCCTACATTGAACTGATAACCTTCACAATACCTAATAACGTATGCCATCCAATTATATGCCACAGGAGATTCAACTAAATTTAATAAATTATAATAGTTAATTGGTCTTGAAGTCATAGGAGTACCAGTTAATAACCAAACTTTTCCAATTCGATTAATAATATCATTAATTAATTTTGTTCTTTTAGCCTGTACATTTTGAATGTAATGGGCCTCATCAACAACTACTAAGTCAAAACCTTCTTGTAATATAATAGATTCTTCTTTATCTTTTAAATCGTGAAAGTTTTTTAAAATATCGTAATTAATGATTACAAAATCCGCAGATTCCCATCTTTTTCCATCTATAATTGATATAGATTTATCGGTGTAGTTTTGTATTTCTCTCATCCAATTTATTTTTAAAGATGCGGGACAAACTATTAAGACTCTTTCGGCACCTGACTCTAACGCAGCAATAACAGTTGCGGTGGTCTTACCAAGACCCATATCATCAGCTAAGATATATTTATCATGAGATGCTAATTTTTCAATGGCTTCGATTTGATGTTTTAAAGGTGGTCGATTAGAGTATTTTTCATAATTAATTTCGACATCTTTAACTTTTTGTGTCGGAATCAGTGCGACCTTAGGTAACCAAAAATCATGTAAATCCTCACTCTCGAATATTTTACCCCATAAATGAAAAGATTTATCTTTTTCTACTAAAATCTTTTCTACGTAAACTTTTTCAGGTATTCTTGTTAGAAGTTTTTCTTCCATCATCTTAGTCCCAAAGTAACTATCTAAATCAACCCATTTACGAGCAATTTTAGGTGTCTTATCGTGGTAACTATTGATGTAGTCAGATTGAGCACGAGTAAGTTTAAAATGTTTTTGTATTTCACTCTTTTTCTTAATACCCATAATGTAGTTATTGAACCCATCGTACTCTTCTAAAATACGTTGTGCCCTTACTTCAGGTATTTTTGATAAATTATCGTTATTACTTTGCATAGTGAAATATTTATTAAATATAACAATAAACAAACTATTTATCAATATATGAGTGGAAGAAAGATACCTATAACACGTTTAGATAAGTTTTTTGGTTCCGAAGATTTTGCATTAGAACAAAATATGGGACGAGAATGGCTTGAGGGTGATATGAATTTTACCTTAGTCTTATATCGTGTCGACCGTCAAAAAACTAAGACTGACGATGTCTATGGTGAAACCGAAGAAGATGGTATTAAGTTTTTACCACCAGTAGAATTTAGGGGTTATGTAACTATTGAACAACCTGATAATACGGACTACGCTAATTCACGAATGTCTCAAATGGAACCAGGTAATTTAAAAGTGGGTGTGTATCAAAACGCACTTGATGAGTTAAATATTGACATATCTTATGGTGATTATATTGGTTATTACGAAACTGAAAAAAGAGTGAGATATTATTCAGTAGTTAATGATGGACGTGTTGTTAGTGATAATAAACATACTTATGGTGGATATAAACCATTTTATAGAAGTATAGTTGCATCACCAATTAATGATGGAGAATTTAAAGGTATATGAGTAAATTATTAAAGGAAATTAAGTTTATTAAAAATAGAATGTCATATCTATGTGAAGAGATTGTGGACGGTAAAGTTATATGCGACAACTGTGGATGGTCGTGGGATTTAAGCGATGGAGGTGATGACCCTTATATTTGTCATAAATGTTGGAATGATAATGAAGAAATAAATTATATCGGTAAAAAAGTTATGGTTTATTATAATTTACATAAACACACATTTTCAGTACAGTACAAAGGTAAAGTTATTAAACACGCAGATTTTGTTAAATTAGAAGATGTCGAGTTTAGAGTAAGAGAAGGCGGTATGAATAAAGTTAGAAAAGAAAAAAGAAAAAATGTCCACGCATTTATTATTGGAACATTACTTGATTATTGTGACTATCCTTGTAAAAATATACCTGATGAGCCAAGTAATAATATTGTAACTTATAACCCATACAAATATGATTCATTTATTATGAAAGACACTAAAGAACCAATCTACAACGCAAAAGAAGTAGAGATGGTTAATTCAAAAAATAAAGTATTTTTTATTAGTGAAATAAAAAGATAATGGCATTACCTAAAAAAATAAAAAAACATTTACCGCTAAGTCCTGAAAAAATTCTTTTAGATAGAAGAGAAGAATTATTAGATAGAATTCAGGAAGATGGTACTTATTTGCCTAAATCGATTTTACATGCGGATTTAGACCGTGGAATGTTGGATTTTGTTAAAGACGAATTAGAAATTTCTGTTTCAGGTAAAAAAATACCAACAATAGATTTAATTATTACCACACAGAATTGGGCACAGTTTACTGAAACTTGGAATTTTCAAGATTTAGATAAAAATATTAAACCTCCATTCGTTGCAACAGTTAGAAATCCTGATGTTAAGTTTGGAACCAACCCGTCTTTACAATATACCATACCGAACAGAAAACAATTTTATTATGCCAAAGTTCCAACATGGGACGGACAAAGAAAAGGAATAGACGTATATAAAATACCTCAACCCGTTCCTGTAGATATAACATTTAATGTTAAAATATTCTGTAATAAAATGAGAGAACTAAATGACTTTAATAAAAAAGTTTTACAGAAGTTTTCGTCTCGTCAGTCATATGCAGAAATAAAAGGACATTACATTCCGATAATTTTAAATAATAGCTCTGATGAATCTGTTTTAGATATTGAAAAAAGAAAATATTATGTACAAAATTATGAATTTCTTATGATGGGATTTCTTTTAGATGAAGAAGAATTTGAAGTATCTCCCGCAATATCTAGAACTGCAACTTTTTTAGAAGTGGACACATTTAATACTAAAAGAAGAGCAAACAAATACCCATCAAATCCTCAAAATTTTGATTTAGATATTATCTTTAATAATGGAATTTCTGCACTTACTGAAACTTATAGATATAGAGTTGATTTATCTGTGGAAGATACGGATAACGTAGACTCATATTCTGTATACATTAACGATGACTATATTGGTGACGATATAGAAACTATTAAGATAAGTACTAACGACACTATTAAGATAGAAGTCGAAAAAATTGATACGAATAAAAAGTCTAACATACTAACAAGAGCTAGACTCCTTTAATCATTCTCCGTAAATATCAGTAACTTCTTCACAGTTATCTTCGATTAATTTTTCTAAAAACTTATACATCTTAAGTCCGTGTTTTTCACAATACTTTTTAAGTATCTGATGTGACTCAGGCGAAATTTTTATGTTTTTTATTCTTGCCATAGTTATTTTTTTAAAAGGTAGAAAAAAGGCATACTTTTTTCATACACTTTATAAATATGGTGTCACCTGATTAGTTTTTTGGTAAATTACTTAATATTTATCTAATAAATAAAACTAAAGAAATTTTTTAACAATGGCGACAGCAAACAAAGTATTCGTTTCTCCAGGTGTTTATACATCTGAAAGAGATTTAAGTTTTGTAGCACAAAGCGTAGGTGTAACTACTCTTGGTATTGTAGGTGAAACTCTTTCGGGTCCAGCATTCGAACCTATTTTCATCTCAAACTTTGACGAGTATCAAGCCTACTTCGGTGGTACAAATCCAACAAAATTCGTGAATACTCAGATTCCAAAGTACGAAGCAGCGTATATTGCAAAGGCTTACTTACAACAATCAAATCAATTGTTCGTAACAAGAGTACTTGGATTATCAGGGTATGACGCAGGACCTTCTTGGTCTATAAAAACTGTAGGTAATTTAGACAGTTCAGGGACAACAGTTGATTCTGTTAGTGGCCCATTCACTATCGAGTTTTCAGGAACTTCAGGTGATAGTACCACTTTCTCTGTTACTGACTATTCATCATTACCCCCATCAATAGAGGATGTGATTACAGACCCATATACTACATATACAGGTGGAGAGTCAACTATTTTAGGTGACATGGAAGAATATCTATACGGTGAAATCGTATCACCATCATCATCAGGTTCTACAGCATACTTTTGGGGTTCAGTAACTAGTACCACATTTAATAACTTAACCGGTGCAACTCCAAATTATACTGGAAATACTAATGTCTATGGTGTAGATAATATATTATTTGAAAATAATAATTTAACATCATCTGAAAACGACCCATGGTATTACTCATTATTCAGTGCAACTGCAGGTGTTTATAACGGTACAGGTTTTGGTTTAGGAGTAGATAGTATGGTTAACACTGTAGGCTCTAACTATTCGGGTACCGCAGTAGTTTATGTTACTAACTACACAGGCACACCGATGACACAATATAATGATTTAGTTGTTGCAACTTTACGTTCAAGAGGTATCGCAACATATTCAACAGATGATGGACCAGTTTATGAAGTATCGGGATTAACTGATGTGATAATGGATTGTTCAGGTTCATATTCTGCAGTGACCAAAGACCCATTCTCAACATTTGCGATATCAGGTGTTACGTTTGATGGTGACACATTCACATTTAAAACATCGTTTGACATATCAAACTCTAATTACATTTCTAAAGTGTTTGGTAAGTCTAATTTTGCTAAACCAAAGAGTGAAGTCCCTTTATTTTTAGAAGAAGAATATTATTCAATGTTAAACATCGGATACCGAAAAGGTATGATTAGAGGTTTGGATTGTGAATTACTTCCATTAAAAGGCGCTAGAACCGATAACGACAATACAGGTATTGGTTGGTACTTAGACAGATATCAAACCCCTGAAACTCCATATGTTGTTTCAGAATTGAGAGGTACTCAAGTTTATGATATGTTTAAGTTTGTAACTATATCTGACGGTAATAGTGCAAACAGAGAAATTAAGATTTCTATTATTAATATTTCATTTAACAACGGAACATTTGATGTTATTATTCGTGACTTCTTTGATACTGACGCAAATCCTGTAGTACTTGAGAAATTCACTAATTGTTCTATGGACCCAAATCAAAATAGTTTTGTCGCTAAAAAAATAGGTACGGCTAATGGTGACTTCGAATTGAAATCTAAATACATTATGTTAGAGATGAATGAAGACGCTCCTGTAGATTCATTACCTTGTGGTTTCCGTGGGTATCTTACAAGACAATATTCAGGTTCTAAATCACCATTTTTAGAATATAAAACAAAATATTATACACCGGGTGAGGTAATTTATAATCCACCATTTGGTAACTCATCAGGAAGTGATAATCAAACTAGGGCTGCGGGAGATAAAGTAAGAAAAGTTTACTTAGGTGTTTCTAACACTGTAGGTATAGATTCTGACTTCTTCCAATATAAGGGAAAACAAAATCCGACTAAGATATCAACTGCAACAGATTCTCAACCATGGGCATACTTAACAAAAGGATTCCACATGGATTCGGGAGCTACCATAGTTAATATACCTTCATCATATACAACTTCAGGTGAAACCGCTTTTGAAGTGGGAGATGCTGAATTTAGAAGTGAACCACAAGATGAGAATAACCCATATTACAGATTAAATTCTCGTAAATTTACATTATCACCTTCAGGTGGTTTTGATGGATGGGACATCTATAGACAGTATAGAACTAATGGTGATAGATTCCAATTAGGTTCCGCAGGTTATAGAGCAGGTGCTGCACCATCAATTAACTATCCAAACGCTAGTGGATGGGGTGCTTTCAAACAAATCACAGGACCTGACCAATTAACTTGGGCTAATACTGATTATTACGCTTACTTATGGGGTCAACATACTTTCCATAATCCTGAAGCGGTTAATATTAATATATTTACAACACCAGGTATTGATTATGTAAACAACTCTAACTTAGTTGAGGAGGCAATTGATATGGTCGAAACAGACAGAGCAGATTCTATCTATATTTGTACTACACCTGATTATAAAATGTTTACACCAACTTTAGGTGATTTTGACACTAATTTCATATATCCTGAAGAATCGGTAGATAATTTAACTGAAACGGGAATCGATTCTAACTATACTGCAACTTACTATCCGTGGGTGTTGACAAGAGATACTGTTAACAATACACAAATCTATATCCCACCTACTGCAGAGGTTGTTAGAAACTTAGCATTAACTGATAATATTGCGTTCCCATGGTTCGCATCAGCGGGATACACACGTGGTTTAGTAAATGCGGTTAAGGCACGTAAGAAGTTAACTCAAGAAGATAGAGACATTCTTTATAAAGGTAGATTAAACCCAATCGCAACCTTCTCAGATGTTGGTACGGTAATATGGGGTAATAAAACTACTCAAGTTAGAGAAAGTGCACTAGATAGAATAAATGTGAGAAGATTGTTATTACAAGCACGTAAATTGATTTCGGCAGTAGCAGTTAGGTTATTGTTTGAACAAAATGACGAACAAGTAAGACAAGAGTTCTTAGATTCGGTAAACCCAATCTTAGATGGTATCAGAAGAGACCGTGGTTTAATTGACTTTAGAGTTACCGTTTCTAACACACCTGAGGATTTAGACTCTAATACGTTAACAGGTAAAATTTACTTGAAACCAACAAGAGCACTTGAATTCATAGATATTGAATTCTTAATTACACCAACAGGTGCATCATTTGAGGATATTTAATCACTTGATATATTTATAATATGGGGACCACTATGGTCCCCATTAGCCTTTATTAAACTTTTAAACTAAAAAAAAATGGAATTTAAAAAGAAAACACTTAACGAAGCGTTAGATATTAATACTAACAACAAAAAATCGTTTTCAGAAAAACCACAAAATATTGTGATTTCTGAGTCTCAATTGGAAAGATTAATTGAAAAAATAAAAACCAATAAGTAATGTCGATTAAAAGAATCATAAGAGAATTCATCGAAGAAAAACAATTAAAAGAAGGTTTCGACACTGAGGGTAATCCAGATTTAAAATATTATGCCTTTGATTGGGACGATAATATCGTAACGATGCCGACTCAAATTATTCTTTTAAGTGAAAACGATGAAGAAATCGGAATGTCTACGGAAGACTTTGCAGATTACCGTGCAATGATAGGTAAAGAACCTTTTGAGTATAAAAACACTATGATTGTTGGTTATGCTAGTGACCCATATAGAAATTTCGGAGTAAAAGGAGACAATGCTTTTATTATTGACTCAATGATGGCAACTATCGGACCGTCTTGGGATGATTTTGTAGAATGTATAAATGGAGGTTCAATCTTTGCAATTATCACTGCTAGAGGTCATACACCTTCAGTTCTTAGAGAGTCCATTTATAATTTTATAGTTACCGAACATAATGGTATTAGTAAAGATACCCTTATTGAGAATTTAAAAAAATACAGAAATATGACAGGGGATGTGTCCAAAGATGGTCAAACAATGATTAATGAATATTTGGACCTTTGTAAATATTATCCTGTAACTTATGGGGAGGGTTCAGCGTCAAATCCTGAGGAAGGTAAAATAAAGGCTTTAAGAGAATTTATCACTTACGTTAAAAGTATGAGTGAGAGATTAGGAAAAAGAGCTTTCCTTAAAAATGATGTTAAAAATAATTTTATACCAATGATAGGGTTTTCTGACGATGACCCAGGAAATGTAGAAAAAATTAAAGCATTTCTAGATAATGAGTATGAAGATAAACCAGTAAGAACTTATTTAACTAAAGGAGGAGATAAAAAAGAAATTTAATTATTTTTCTAGTTTTATATTATCTTCTAGTGGAACTTACTGAAAAAAAAATAAAAGTAAATAGAAAAACTTTTGTTGTTGATATTTATAATAAAATAAACACAAGAACTAAAAAAACCAAAATATTATGGCTGATTTATTAATGAAAATGCCCGTTCCTTATGAACCTAAAAGAAAAAATAGGTTTATCCTATCATTTCCTACTTCATTGGGGATTAACTCTTGGTATGTAGAGTCAACTTCAAGACCTAACATCCAAATAGGGGCAACTGAAATTCCTTTTCTAAACACATCTACGTATGTGGCTGGTAGATTCACTTGGAATACCATAAACGTAACTTTCCGTGACCCAATAGGTCCTTCAGCTGCTCAAGCACTGATGGAATGGGTTAGATTACACTCAGAGTCCGTAACGGGTCGTATGGGTTATGCTGCGGGATATAAAAAAGATATCGATTTAGAAATGTTAGACCCAACAGGTGTTGCAGTGGAAAAATGGATTCTTCAAGGGACATTCTTAACAGATGTTAACTTTGATAGTTTAGGTTATAGTGACGATGCGTTAGCTACAATTTCGGCAACTTTACGTCCTGATAGATGTATTTTGGTTTACTAATATAAAAAAAGTATTGATTAAAAATCAATCACCTATATATTTAAAACCATAGAGGTATATAAACTTCTATGGTTTTTTTATTTTAAAGATTATGGACCAAGCACAACAATACGGACAAATGAATATGAACTTACCACACGATGTGGTACCATTACCTTCTCAAGGACTTTTTTACACTAACAAAAAGAAGTCAATTAAGGTGGGATATCTAACGGCTCAAGATGAAAATATCTTGTTATCTAACGTTAATGATACCAATTTAGTTCAAACACTACTTAAAAATAAAATTTATGAACCTGATACAAATTCTGAGGACTTGTTAGAAGGTGATGTTGAAGCTATTCTAATTTTTCTTAGAAACACAGCATTTGGACCTGAATATATTTTTAATTTAGTTGACCCAAAAACAAAAAAATCTTTTGAGAAAACAATTCTTTTAGATGAGTTAGATATTAAACAACCAAAAATAAAACCAAATGATAAAGGATTTTTTGAAATGAATCTTCCTAAGTCAGGGGTAAACGTTGTTTGTAGGTTGTTAACCATGAGAGATACTAACGATTTATCTAATTTAAGGGACCAATATCCCGCAAATGTTACAGTACCTTTAATCACTAAAAGATTAGAGAAACATATAGTCTCGATTGACGGAAATGAAGATAGAGAACAGATTTCACAATTCGTAAATAGTTTACCAATTGCTGACTCTAAGTTCATAAGAAGCACAATGTTAGATTGTGAACCAAGACTCGATTTAGGTAGAGTTGTTATAGCCCCGTCAGGAGAAAAAGTGAACGTGAATATCACTTTTGGGGCTGAGTTTTTTCGTCCTTTCTTCTAACTACAAGCAAATTATGCTCGATGAGTTCTATTATCTGAGTAAACATGTTAATATGTCGTATTCCGACTTGATTGGTATGCCTACCTTCGAACGAAAATATTTTATCAATAAACTATCTGAAGAATTTATTAAAAGGGAAGAGGAAATTGAGAAGTCTCGTAATAAAAGTAGATAGTTAAATATTTATTGATAAAGTAATACATGTTTTTTAATAGTAACTTAGAGGAGACAACCAAAAATATTAAAGAGAATATTACGCTTGCGCAGGTTGGTCTCAAACAATTTAGTAAAGACCTTTTGTCAGCTATTGACCCTAGAGTTATTATGAATAATGCGTCTGCGATTAATGAAGCGACCGCTAAGATGACTCGTGATGTTTTAGGTCAGGGTCGTGAAATTACTAATCAAATACAAACCACAGTTGCTAATGCTCAGGTAGAAACCCTTAAATTTGGTGCAACTGCTCAAGACAACCTTGAGTTATTCTCTTCGATTAACATTCAACTTCAAAATTCAAAATTTTTAACTGAAGACCAAGTAACCTCAATGCAGAGATTAAAACATATTGCTGGTTTAACTTCTGAAGAAATGGGTAAATTTGTTGTTGGTTTTGATACTATAGGTTTTGGTATTCAAGATACTATCAATAAAGTAAGTGAATTACAAAAAGATGCTAGAAGTTATGGATTAAATGTCGGTCAATTTATGAGGTCTGTTGGTGATAACATTAAACTTTTAGCGTCATATAACTTTAAAGGTGGTGTTGATGGATTATCTAAAATGGTTGCTCAGGCACAGTCTTTAAGAATCGATATGAGTAAAACTGTTAGTTTCGCGGAGGAACTAATGTCACCTGAAAAGGCAATTGAAACTGCTGCGGGGTTCCAAATGTTGGGTGGTGCCGTAGGTGATTTAGGTGACCCGTTTAAATTATTACATATGGCTCAAACCGACATGGCAGGATTACAAGACAGTCTTGTTGATATGGCGTCAGGTGCGGTGTCGTTTAATGAAGAAACTGGTGAGTTTGATATTCCTGTCACACAAATGTATCGTCTTAGAGAAGCGGCTAAACTTGCGGGTTATTCATACCAAGAGTTTTCTGAATTGGCTTTAAATTCGGCAAAAAAGACACAAAAACTTGACATGTTAAGTGGTATGAATGAAATACCCGAAGAAAATAAAGAGTTATTGGCCAATTTATCTCAGTTTGATGGAGGTGAATTAAAAGTTAAACTTCCAGGTCAGGATGATATGGTTAGAGTTCAAGACCTAACCAACAAACAAATTTCTGAACTTGAAAAGTTTCAAAAAGAAAACCAAAAATCTGATAAAACATTAGCTATTGAAGCGAATGGATATCTACAACAAATAGCTAACGCTCAAAATTCAACTAAAAGTATTACGACTGCGGAGGCATTAGAAAGTGGTAAATTTGTCGATGCGGTTAATAATATGGTCACTAATTTTAGTAAAATTAATGAACGAGCTCAAGAATTCTTAAGGGAAGATATTGACCCCACTAGAGGTTTTGATGCCGTTTCAAAAATAGAAATACCACCACTAAGTGACGAACAGATTGATAAGTTTTTTATAAATATGGGTAACGGATTTAATAAAGTCCTTACACGTGTTGAAGACGAACTCAAAAATTTTGATTTTAATGGATTAATGGAAGACGCGCTTAGTACTTTAGGTGAGATAGAGATTAATACTGATGGTATAATTAATATATTAAATCCTAAAACTCCACAAAGAGAAATACCGATGGGTAGTGGTTCCGTAACAGTCGAGTCACCGGCACAAAGAGAAGTAATTACTCCTAATCCATTACAACCGGCACAAAGAGAAATACCTGATAGTGTTGTAAATTCTAATGTTATGGGTAATAATAGTAATTATAATGGTGGGCAAGTATCCATGGTAGTAACCGGTGACATTAATTTAAAACTTAATGATATCCCAACTAATTCGGTACTTACACAAGAAGAGTTTAATAATTTACTAATTAGAAATCCTGAAGCTATGAGTATTATTAAATCAAAACTTTTAGATGAAAGTAAGTGGGCGTAACACATATTAGTTAAATTAACGACATAGTTTATATCACAAAATTATATTATCATCTATTTATGTAAAAAGAATATATAGATGCCAAGTCCATTATCATTTAACTCTACAGAGAACTTTAGAAAAAAGTTATTAGTAAGAAATTTACAACCATACAATAGTGATGGTTTTGTACCTACCAGTAAACCTGGTGAGGTTGAGTTTAATACTGATGACCAAGCAGTTATTGATTCCTCAGAAGTTGAGGTTATCGGAAAAAAGGAATCTAAAGTTGCATATACTAAAAATAGTTATGGTCCTGAAGGAGGTTTTTCTGAACCTCTAAATGTTGATGATGTATTTAATTTTAATTTAGTTAGTAGTGTAGGTAAAGGACCTTATAATGGTTTTATTGCATCAACCTATAATGCGTTTAATATATTAACAAATAATAATCCACAGGGTAATAACGGTTCATTGTCTCAAGATTCTGATTTAGCACGTATAGCTGCGGAATCATTAAAATCTGAGTTTCAGTATAGAGTGTCTCAAGAGACATACCAACAAACTATAGGTCGAATTAATGCTATTGATGCACTTTCAGACCCATATGATTTATTGGGTATTGTTACGGGTAATAAATCTATTATTGAGAGAGATTGGAAAATATCTGTTCCTAAAAATATATTAGGTAAAGGTTTAGATTTTATTAGTAGAATAACAGGTGTTTATTCGCCATATTCTTGGATACCTGGTGATTATTTTAGTAACGAACCAAGAAAATTGTTACTTAATCAAGCGGTTAATGATGTTACAGGTCTTTTTGATAAAAGAGGTATTTTAAAACTTCCAACCGAAAAAACTGGAATGCAAACATTCTTAGATAATACTGGTGGAGGTCAAAGGTCAAGATTATTTAAAGGATTGGCGTTAAATCGATATGTTCCTGACTATAATAAAAATATATTAACAGATTTATTTACCGAGGTACCACCACAAAACTATTACGTGGGTAGTTCTGATAGGGAAATAAGTGGTTATGTATCGCCAGAAAACGCATTACCTTTAGATAGGGATGGGAATAAAACATTATCACCTGTTTATGGTTATGGTAAAATTGCTGAAGATTTTGAAAATAAATCAGACGAGAAGAAAAACATATTTAAGTTTGGATTAAATCAAAATCCAACATATGATAGTGGTGGAATTCAAGGAGGGTTTACTTGGGTATCTCCAAAAAGTAAAGACGCTGCAGGTCAAAAAGTTGGTGTTGGGGGTACATATTACGGTACCATAGATAGTGATTGGACAGAACAGGGCATACAAAATACTTTTCAAGCCGGTCAATCAGTTGACGGTGGTGGTCAATACGATTTTAAATCGGGTTCTATATTGGATAATACTCAACAACTAATTAATGCGTCCAGTGAATTACAGGGTCAGAAAAAATTAGAACATGTGGGTAACGCCATTGACCAAGTATCTAAAGTATTTCATGATGGTACGAGAGAGTTAACTAAAGGTTCTAGAGTTATTTCATATACAGATGAAGATGGTCAAATTGTAGGTAAAGAATATTGTCGAGTATTCACTAAAGACACTCCGTACTATTCGATGGGTGATTTACAGAAAGGTGATGGTATTACTAATTCGGGTCGTAAATTTACTTACTCAGTATTGGACAATACTTACAATCTTAACATTGCACCTATAAGAGGTAAAGAAACCACAAATTTAACAGGTAATAATTTTAGTACTGAAGGTGTTAAAAAATATATGTTTTCTTTAGAAAATTTATCGTGGAGAACATCTAAGAAAAAAGGATACACGTATCAAGACTTACCACACTGTGAAAGAGGACCTAATGGGGGTCGTATTATGTGGTTTCCTCCGTACGATATGAAAGTTAGTGAAACTAATAGTGCCAATTGGAATAGTAATGAGTTTGTTGGTAGACCCGAACCGATATATACTTATAGTAATACAACTCGTCAGGGTTCACTATCTTGGAAAATAGTGGTTGACCACCCATCAATTTTAAATGCCATAGTTGATAAGGAACTAGCTAAGGAAAGTGATAGTAATAAAGTTAATGGTATTGTAGATAGTTTCTTTGCGGGATGTCGAAAATACGACATATACGAATTAGCTACGAGATTTCCTCAATTTACTTATCAAGACATATATGATATCATCACAACCTATCCTGAGATTGACACTGTAAAAGCGGAGTTTGATAAGGTTAATCCTGACATACCAGGTGAAAAAGAGCCCGCGACCGAAGAGGTACCACCTAAAATACCATCTAGTGATTATAAAGATTTTGCTTACTACTTCCATAATGATGAACCAAACCCAAAAACTCGATTAACGGTAACGGATATACCTTATAATCAAACATTAAAAGAGTATATTAAATTAGAAAATGATTATAAAACTAAATCAGATAATAGTAGTTCTGTTATTGAATTTTTTGAAAAAAATATACTAACGGCAAATACTGAAAATAGTGTATTGACTAAAACTACTAATTTAGTAAAAAAATTAGGGGAGGCGTTAGATGATGGTTCTACGGTAACTATTAAATTAAGAGGTTCTGCGTCCTCACCTAATAGTGTTTCATATAATAGTGATTTATCAAAAAGAAGGGTTGATAGTGTTAAAGATTACTTCTTACCTCTAAAAACTAAGGGAGATAAAACCTTACAAAAATGGGTTGATGACGGAAAATTAATTATAACTGAAGATACTAATGGTGAAGAAATAACTATTGATGGAACGGATTGTAGTAAAGAATTAAAAGGAAATGCGAGGATTTATTCTGTAGATGCTATGAAATGTAGACGTGTAAGAATAAGTGATATAATTGAAGTGCCTTTGGAAAAGGAGATTGATACTATAACTGATGAAGATGAAACTCCAATAGCTACGGGAGATGAAACAAAAGTTAATAACGAATCAATACCAAAAACGCAAGAACCTGAAAAAAATGAAAGGAGAAAAGAGGAAGTCGCTAAAATTATTGTTAAAAAATTATTAACTGAGTGTGATTATTTTGACTTAATGAAGGAGTCCTCACCTATGGTTTATAATGGAATTAAAGAGAAAATTAAATATTTCCAACCAGCCTTTCACTCTATGACACCTGAAGGATTAAACTCAAGACTGACGTTTTTACAACAATGTATTAGACCTGGTGATACAATACCAGTGATTGGTGATGATGGTAGACCTGTTGAGTCTAGTAATGCAACTAATACATCATTCGGGGCTCCCCCAATATGTGTTCTAAGAATTGGTGATTTTTACCATACTAAAATTGCAATTAACCAAATTAGTATTACTTACGAACCATTAACTTTTGATATGAATCCGGAAGGTATCGGGGTGCAACCAATGTTGGCGGATATTAATATGAGTTTTTATTTTATTGGGGGTCAAGGGTTAAAAGAACCTGTTAGTAGGTTACAAAATGCATTATCATTTAATTACTATGCCAACACTGAAGTGTACGATGATAGGTCAGTTGTTACTGAAGAAAGAAGTGAATTAAACGCTCAGATATGGAATGACATAGAAGATAACATTAAATTTTTAGGGGACGATAAAACTTTAGTTACTGAAAAACAACCAAGTATTGGTACAACTATCGGTAGCGTATTATCTGAAAACGATACCACTTATAACAATGAAGATACTGTATCAGGTGAAACTTCGTATGTGTATCTAATAGATGAATTACCTACAAAATCTAAAGAATATACGGACACAGTGACGAATACTTTAGTAAGTCTTAGTGATAAGTACTCCTTTGACGGATTAAGTTATTTTACATCTGATAGGGAGTATACTGAAGGTAAATTTTTAGGTTATTACGGTTCACCAACATATTATACAGGTACGGTAGTTAAAAGTAATTTATTTGGTAAACCAAAAGAAGATAAGTTACAAGAAAAAATAGATAATCTGTTTTCTGAAACTATCAACGACATTGAAAATGATTTATCACCATTAACTAAAAATTTAAATAACCAAAACTTTAAAAATAAAGATAAGAAAAGATTTAAATTTAATCTGACTCAAAAAATTAATACGATAAAAGGGTCATTTAGTAATGATTATTTTTCAGTATTTAATGACATGAATAATAATCAATTAACGTTAATAAACACAATTGATAAAATTAATTTTGTAGTTACAAACACTGATGGTTATCAAACGGATAAAGGTATTAATATTTTATCTAACATAACAGGTACTACTAAAGTTGACATATCTTCTAAACCAACACCTGCGAACACGTATGATGAAATGGTTAATGATGTGACTACAGTTAGTAATGACATTAAAAGTTTTTACGATGAAATATTTACAGATTTTATACCTAAATATGATACAAATTATAGTTTCACGATATTAGATAGTCCTTATAAAAATGATAAGGCATTTGTTAGGTTAATGCATGTTTGTTATGATGAGATAGGAAACAATCCTGAAGGGTTTATTAATGATATATTAGGTGATGAATTAAAAGATAAAAACGAATGGGTAAAGTACGTTAATAAAATTATTTATGGTATACCATCAACACCGGCAATTGTAGAACCGTTAATTATGGGTTCTGAAGGATATGGTAATAATGTGATTCTTCCTGAACAACCAGGTGTGAAGGGATTGGTAGATATATACCGTAACGTTAGTGTAAAATCAAAAAATAAGTTAACTAAGTTTAAACAAAAACCTAGTGTTACTAAATTTAATGACTATGCACCATTCACATCAGATAAAGAAAGAATATTCGATTATACTAAATTACCTAAAGGTCAAAATAATAGTGACAAAGAATCATATTTTATTAACTTATATAAAGGAGTTAATGTTGGTGATAATAAAACATTTAATGGTAAAATATCATTTAAATAATTATGAGATACTGGAATAGATATAATGATTTTTTGGTAAATGGTCAACAAACTGTTGTCCCTTTTGTAACAATCCCTTCAAAATCTACAGATAAGAGGTATATTTACAGAACAGGAAAGAGTAGACTTGATAAAATTAGTTATGAATTTTATGAAACACCTTACTTTGGTTGGTTAATTCTAATGGCAAATCCACAATATGAGGGGTTAGAAACTAACATTCCTGATAATAGCTTATTGTTCATACCGTATCCGTTAACTGATACATTACAGGACTATAAAGCGGCATTAGAAAACCACTTCTTCTATTATGGCAGATAATAAATTTTACGGAAATCAAAAAGTTTTTGTTCAAACAGAGTATGATAATGTAGTAGTTATCGACCCGAACAAAGTAGTAAACCCTGATGGTACGGTTGAGGAGAGACTTGTAAATCACGAGAATTTAATCACCTATGCCAATTTGGAGGCTAGAGTCATACCTAGAACTAAATTATCTATTGGTTCCGATTATGACGACCCGATACGTAATGTCGGTGTTGGTCAGATGGATGTTAATTTTTTACAAGGAAGAAAACAAGAGAATCAAAAAACACCAACGGAAAACTTTAACGTAAAAAACGAACAAAAATACAACGACAAAGCTTTTGATACTTCATGGACAGACACTTTGTTACCTACGCAAGGAAGTAATGAAACCTCTAACGATGTCTTTAGTTCGGGTAAAGGTGTTGACAATCAAATGTTAGGTATCACTCGTATTAATATCAAAATGAACCCTGCTTTTGTACCGACAGTTACTATTGAAATGACTGATATTCAAGGAAGAGTTCTATTTGAAAGAGGTGACCAATCACCGTATGCTGTTTTTATGCATCTACCTTACCCTGTATTTACCTTAACGGTAAAAGGTTACTATGGTAAGGCAATTAAATTAGAATTAATACTAAAAGACTTTAACGCCAGGTTTGACCCTTCAGATGGTAGCTATAAAATAACTACAAACTTTATTGCTCGTTCACACGCCTTCTTACAAGATACTTTAATGGATTATTTATATGCGACACCGCATATCTTCCCTAAAGATTATCTAATTGACAATGATACCAATGGAACTGCTGACGGTACGATAGGTACTGAAAGAAAAACCACAACTAAGGGTATGGAAAAAATTAAAGAGGTTTATTCTCTTTATAAATCTAAAGGTTTAATTGCGGATGACTTTCCTGAAATTACTCTGAACCAAATGAAAATGAGGTTGGAATATTTTAATCGGTATGTCATGGAAGCTTATAGTAAAGAAGATATGTCAGTACTAAATGATATTGTAACATTTCAAACTGATATAAAGAACTATAGGAAATCAATATTTACTAATGTTTCTGGTAGTTGGTTTAATAAGTATATTGATACTTCTGAAATCTATGTAACCAACGACACAAAATCTTCTGTTCTTTATGGTTTCAAAAAAGAATTTGATGAAGATGCTCGTAAAGGGGCTCTCTCTGAATTAAAAGGTGAGGTATTAAAAGGTAATAAAAAACTAAAGGAAAGTCCTACTTTTTATGACCCGGGAAAATATACTATTGAAGGTAAAGATTATGAATCACAAATTTCGATTAATATAAAACCAAACAACTTAGTTGAGCAAATATTGGACCCGAGTGTTATAGATTACAAAAAAACATATATTAGACGAAAAGGAAATGAACCGACAGACGAAGAGTTGAGTATTTTTGAAAATAAAATAAGGGCATCTTTTGAGTTAACATCTAAAGAATATAGCATTAATGAAAACGGTGACATTGTAGAAGATGAGGTTGGTACCACATTGATAAAGTTTGGTGAAACATTAAATGCTGATAATTTTCAAAACGGAACTTTCTTAGCTAAACTTAAAAAAATTGAAGATAGTTTTGAAAGAAATAGAAAAGACATTGAAAAAAGATTATCCGAAGCACTGTCTAAAAAAATTATTTCATCTGACGTTGGTTTAGGTTTTAATCCGACCGTTAATAATGTTTTGGCGGTTATTTGTGCAAATGCTGAGGCTTTTTATAGGTTAATGGATGAGGTTCATGAGAATGCTTGGAATGTTAGGACAGATGCCGATAGGATACGTGCGATAATTCCTGATGAAAAATCTTATGGTGAAGATTATAAAAAGATGGTTGATGTTGCAACTATTGATGGAACGAATGGTCAGTTAAAAGAAACTAAACTCGTTTACCCGTGGCCTCAGTTTATTCAAGAAGTGGTTGAGGAAAACGGAGACACTAAATATGAAATAAAGTATCCTGGACAGCCAACAATTATAAACTCAATTAATGGGTGGAATAATAAAAAATGGCCTGAAATACAATTTGTTGAAGAATATTTAAAAGCTTCATTGGAAAAAGATAAACCTACAATTAATATTAATTATGGTAATGAGACACAGATATCTCCATATATGGGTATTAATGCGGTTGAATTTCCATTTGAAAATCTACCATACATTAATGAGGAAGCAGTTTCTTTTCTATATGAAATTTACGAAAGGACATATTTGGGTTCTCACTATAATAAAATTATTAGAAATGATAATTTTAGAAAAACATTATATAATGTTTTCGCAGATTTTGAGTCAATTAATATTAAGTCAGGTCTAAAAGATAGTCCTGGATTAACTACACTATTTAAGAACTTTAAATTTACTCCTCAAAGTTATATAAACGAATTATCTTCGATATCCAATAATGGTCAAGGAAGTTTTTATTCTAAAAAAGTTAGAGATATATATACTCAAAATTATTTAGAAGGGTATATCAATAAAGATTTCGGTATATATTCTATCGATAGTATACTTACAGATTCCACTGAAATTGAATCATCTACAAAATCGGTTTCAGCATTAGAGGATTACATTAGTGGTACATCTTCTAACGGTGAAACATTCTTAGATAAATTTCCATTTAACAGTGATAGTTGGATACGTCAAAATTTAGCCAATGGTAAATCGGTCACTAATTTTAGAGGGGCAAATTCGACTACTGACATTATGAGTTTTAATATTCTTAAAAAAACTTTAGCGACATTTAATGATGAGGGGGATTCAGATGAGAGATATACAAATAAGTATTTCACTTATTTTAACTTTGAAAAAAACTTACCTAACTTACCTTCTCAAAACACATCAAGTGGTGGAGTGACTTCGTACCAAACAAATGATGAGGTAAAGAGATATTATGAGAATAGAGAGAGTAAAGATTTTTATTTAAGTGAGAGTGTTTTAAATTATGGAAATAGTTATGATACCTCAACAAATAATTTAAGCTCTTTACAAACAACATCGTTACTTAATACTCCTTATTTTGTTAATGCGTTAATGAAAGGTGTTGAAGATGAAAGTTCGGGTAACGTTAATCCATATGTGGGGTTAGGTTATTTGTATTTAAATTCTTTACCTTTACCAACGCTCAGTGAAAAATATCTAACTAAGTCTTTATCCGATGACGGTGTGTCACAAACAAAATGGGGTGATTACATATTTGCGGGATTAAGTAAATTTGCTGCGATTCATAAAATACCTTACTTATGGTTACTAAAATACGGGTCAATATGGCATCGTTATAAACAAGATAAGAATGGTAATGGTGATATTTTAGATGGGATATGGGATGACTTTAACTATGTGAACGCTTATGACCCGATTGGTGACGACTATAATAAAACTTATACGATTAAATCGTATAATAGTCTAACACCTGTAACTTCGACATATGTACCTGAGAAGATACAAGGTGATTTATTGGAGATAAAAAATGGATTTTACCCTAAAGTTATTAATAGTACTTACAAATTTTTTACGGGTGAAGATGTCTTTATTAATTATGATAATACTGAGTTAGATGAAATGTTTACCAATGGAGGATTTAAAATGGGTCAATCACAATCTAATTTACTTATTGGGGGTTATGACCCTAATAATGTGAATCGAGCTTTAAATTATGAAAGTTGGTTCCAATACTTTGATATTGATGGGTACTCATCTTTTGATGAAGATGCTACAGGTAATTTATTGGTTATACCATCAGCAGGAGATTTAAAATTTACTCAAGCGCAAAGAGAAATTTTTAATAATGACGGAAAATTAACTCAGAATATTGAAAATAATCAAGCGATTCAAAACGGACAAGTAAGAACCTTATGGTCGGCACCTAACTACGGATATTTTAATAATAGTTGGGTAAAAAAACCAAGTACTACCGAATATATTAAAGTCATTAATAGAGATGATGACAAACAAGATTCATTTATTATTGGTAATAAGGACACCTCATATAAATCAATCGAGGAAATTTTTGCAATTTTTTCTAAAGATATGTTGGACGAGTTTGAATCTCACTTTTTGAATTTCTGTAAAAAAGAAAAAGATTACAAACAAATGGTATATAATCCATCTAAAGTGAATTATAACCAAGAATTAGGTAGTTACGAAAATGAGTATGAGTTTAATATTGAAAAGGTAATGAAATCATTATTATTCGTTAGGAAACCTAATTTAACAAATGTAAATGCATCAAAAGATGCTAAAGAAATTGCCAAGGCACAAATGAGTAAACTTGTTAGTCTTAATACTAAAGAGTTATTTGAAAAAGATGTAATTTTTAAGATAGGTAATCCTGGTGGGTTTAATAGGAGAGTTTTCGATTCTTTGTCTTCTAATGAATTATTGAAACCTGTCGACCCGATAAACTTTGACACTTACCAAACAAATACGTTACCTACGAGTAGTAATCCATTATCTTTATCTATCAGTCAATCAATTAGTCCTGAAGCGTGGAGGGCAATGTATGAGTATGTGGGTGATTATATGGAAGATGGTATGAAATATACTGATAACGGTTCATATGTTACCGATTTCTTCCCAACAATGAATATTAGGTTTACTGAACTAAATGTTATTGACTTATCACCAATTATTAAAATATTTGCAACCAAAAAATATAATAATGATGGTGTATTAAACAGAGGTGAGTTTTTAAATGAATTCGAAAACTTTATGTCTGATGGATTAACATATCAATATAGTATGTTAGACCAAATATTTACAACACTTAATAAAACATTACCTAATGTTAAAGAGGTTCAACCTCAAGAAAGAATTTCTAAGTTGGATGGTAATGTTAATAAGAATGAATTATGGTCAACCTTTAAAAATTTTAATGACAGGTGGATTTCAGGTCAAAATTTAAAAAGTAAAACTTTATTTGAGGAGTTTTTATTTTTAGATAAAGCCAATAGACCTATAGGTGATAAGGTTATTATTAATATTGAAGATATGAGATTTTTCTTAAAAAACTCAAAAGCAACTGAAAGTGTTTTAGGTTTAATTGGAAATATTTTAGAAAAAAATAATTTTGTTTATATGCCAGTTCCTTCATACTCCAATTTCTATGGTAGAAATGAAAGAGTAAAAGAGGGTATGCCTGACCCATCATATAGTGATGTTGCAAATAATTCTTTTGGTACTTTCTTAGAAGTCGATACTCATGGGTCTGAACCAAAATTCTTAGCTATTTATATTGGTAAAACTTCAGATAAAATTAATACTTCTGCGAATAATACTAATTACTTATTTCAAGATGATGCTTTTGATATCTCTAAGCCTACATTATCTTCGGTAAGAACTTCTGAGGATGGGGTTACTAACTTTTCAAATAGAAATAAAGTAGTTGCCTTTAATGTTGATTTCGGAACTAGAAATCAAAATATGTTTAAATCAATATCGATTGACATGTCGCAGAGAAAAAACATCGCACCTACGTTCCAAATATTGGCGAATATGGGTTCAATGGCTGACGGTCAAAAAGTTGCTCAGGAAACCGCTAATCTATATAACTTTTATAAAAACTCTAGTTATAATTGTACTGTTGTGTCTATGGGTAATGTTATGATTCAACCGACAATGTATTTTAATTTAAGACATGTACCCATGTTTTATGGTCCTTACTTGATAACGAGTGTTAACCATGATATCACAACTAGAGACTTTGTTACAACATTTGAAGGTGTTAGGGCGACTAAATATTCTTTACAAATGCCAGATAGTCTAATCTCAAGTGTTAATCGAGATATTATTCAAAATTACAAATCCGATATTAGAAGAGTACCTACATTAGCCGGTTCAACTGGTGACACGTCAGTTAGACAAAGTTCTATAAAAAATAGTAATAGTCAGACCAATAGTAAGAGACAGGCGGATAATTCTAAGTGTGTTGCCGTACAGAATATTGATAAACCTTACGTTAACAACGTTACGACTGATTTGACTCAGACTGAATTTAAGGATGAAATTGATTTGTTAGTTTTATCGGATAATGTTAAAAAATATATTTTTGGTGTTGGATTCGTTGAAACGGGGGTTAGTCAAAAATTAAGGGCTAAAAATCACAATTATTTTAACCTTAAAAATATGAAGGAAAACGCTAAATGGACTGTACCATTTAATAATCAAACTTGTGTTAGAGATGGTGACTACATAGTTCCGTACATATCATTTGGTGATGAAACAGAATCTATTAAGTTTATGGGTCAAATATGTTCACAGTATGAACAAATAATCCAATCATTTTTAGTTAATAGTAACATTAACGGAGACTTGGCTCTTAGTTTTTCTTATTTATGGTATTATACATTAAGATTAACGACTAACGATAAACAATTAACCGCAGCTAGTAATGTTGATGATGTTATAATTGCCACTGTTGACGGAGATTTAAAATCGAATTCAAATGGGAAGTCATTGTTTGATAATGCCTATAGTACTTTTAAAATTAAAAATAGAAAGTGGGATAATTCTTAAAAATAAGAAAAAGACCAATTAACGTATATTTATATATAAAAAACATTATGAATACAAAATCATTATTAGACCAGTTTTTGTCAAAAGACACAAGAATTACTGAAAAAGATACAGGAAACGGATATAAAGAGGTTTGTGATTTAGACACGGGCGATTGTTATACTGTTAGAATGAAAGACGGCCTTATTGAAAGAGTGGATAATACAATGAAACTAAATAGAACATTAAAAGTTGAGACACCTCATGGTGTTAAAACACTTCTTAATGGTTAAAAAAAACTTATTATGTCAGTAGATAAAAAAATTATACAGGAAATAGAAAAATACAATAGTATTAATAGGTATATTTCCGAACAAGAAGAACCTGTTGACCCAGCGGCGAATTTAACTGGTGGTGAAAGTGATGAACCTACTAATATGGATTTAGGTGGTAACGAAATGGGTGATACTACACCTATTGATGTTGACAACGACCCTGATGTTGAGGTGGTTGGTGAACCTGATAGTGAAAGTACCGAAACTTTAGATGATGAAGGTACAGGAACTGAAGAATTAGATATTACTGATTTAGTAACCACTCAAAAAGATATGTCTTCAAAACAAGAAGAGTATATGGAAACTATGATGGACAGGTTGAATGACTTAACTAATAAATTAGATGATATGGACCAAATATTAACTAAGATTAATAGTTTAGAACAAAAAGTTGAAAAGTATCGTCAAAAATCACCTGAAGAAAAACTATCTTTAAGAAGTTTAGATAGTTATCCTTATAATCAAAAATTAACGGACTACTTTAGTGATAAAGAAGTTGAAATGGAAAAAACGGGTAAGAATGAATATATTTTAACTCCGGATGATGTTGAGAATTATTCAGAGGGAGATATTAAAAAATCTTTTGACAGACCATTTGAAGATGATTATAAAATGTAATTGACTAACCAAATATGATTAACTATAATAAGGCCACGATTCGTGGTCTTTTTTTATTTTAACTATTTGACAAAACGAATTAATGTGTTACATTTACTTTAGAGTAATCGAGAAAATAATTTAATAATTAACAAGAGAAAAGAGAAAAAATTATGAAAAATGCACTTGACGCAGTGTTATCTCAGTATGAGAAAAACACATCAAAAAACAACAATGGAGGTCAATCAATGTCTCAAGAAGATAGATTGAAACGTTACTTCACTACTTACCTACCTAAAGGTACTAAATCAGGACAAAAGACAGTTCGTATTCTCCCAACACCTGACGGTTCATCACCTTTCAAAGAAGTATGGTACCACGAAGTCCAAATTGACGGGAAATGGACTAAACTTTATGACCCAGGAAAGAATGACGGTGAACGTTCACCACTTACTGAGGTTTACGAAGAGTTAATTTCAACAGGTAAAGAATCTGACAAGAAATTAGCGAGTCAGTACCGACCACGTAAGTTTTATATCGTAAAACTAATTGACCGTGAAAATGAAGACCACGGACCTAAATTTTGGAGATTCAAAGACAACTACAAACAAGAAGGTATCTTAGATAAGATTATCCCTATTTGGAGAGCTAAAGGAGACATTACAGATGCTAATGAAGGTAGAGACTTAATTGTTGAACTATCTAAGTCTAAAACACCTTCAGGTATTGAATACACAGTAGTACAAACAGTTATGTATGACGACCCTTGTAAGATTTCGGATGACGAATCACAACAAAAAGAATGGGTTGAGGATGAATTGACTTGGCAAGATGTTTACTCACAAAAACCCGTAGAATATTTAGAAGCGATTGCGAGAGGTGAAACACCTGTATGGAATAGTGACCTTAAAAAATATGTTTACGGTGACGATGAAGAAATGACAATTGGAGGTTCTTCAAATACGTCAACAGAGCAAGAAAAAACTGTTGACCCACAAACAGAATCTGAGGTTGATGACGACCTACCGTTTTAACAAAAACTAACATGATGGTACAGACATTCGTGTCTGTACCATCTTTTAATAAAAAAATATGGCAATAAAGAAAAAAGATTTTAGTAGCATTAAAAAGAAGTTTTCAACTTCTGCGAAATACAAACCACAAAGGTTTTTTGATTTAGGAGGTGACTTCTTGGATGCTGTTGGAGTACCTGGACCGGCAATTGGACATTTGAATATGTTCTTGGGACATTCTGATACAGGTAAAACAACAGCATTAGTAAAGACTGCGGTTGATGCTCAGAAAAAAGGTATTTTACCTGTTTTCATCATTACAGAACAGAAGTGGTCCTTCGAACATGCAAAACTTATGGGTTTTGAATGTGAAGAAGTTGTGGACGAAGAAACGGGAGAGTTAGAATGGGATGGTTTCTTTATCTTCAATAATAACTTTGAATATATTGAACAAATCACGGACTATATTAATGAACTTTTGGATGCTCAATCTAAAGGTGAATTGGATTACTCTTTATTATTCTTATGGGATTCAGTAGGTTCTGTTCCGTGTAAAATGACTTTTGACGGTAAGGGTGGAAAACAACACAATGCCGCTACACTAGCAGATAAAATAGGTATGGGTATTAACCAACGTATATCGGGGTCGAGAAAGTCAGATTCAAAATATGAAAATACTTTAGTGATTGTAAACCAACCATGGGTTGAGTTACCCGATAACCCATTTGGTCAACCTAAGATTAAAGCTAAAGGTGGTGAATCAATTTGGTTGAATTCATCTTTGGTATTCTTATTTGGTAATCAAAAAAATGCGGGAACTAACAAAATAACTGCTGTAAAAGACAAAAGAAAGGTTAAATTTGCAACACGTACTAAAGTGTCTGTAATGAAAAACCACATCAATGGTTTGGGTTACGAAGACGGAAAAATTATTGTAACCCCTCATGGATTTTTAGCAGGTAAAGACTCTACCGAAGAGAAAAAATCTATTGAGTCTTACAAGTCTGAGCAATCAGAATATTGGAAAGAGGTTATCGGCACTGACGGTGACTTTAAGTTAGAAGAAGAAAAACAAGTGTAACCCTTAAAAAATTAAACGTGGTTAAAACATTATTAGTAGATGGAAACAATTTATTCAAAATAGGTTTTCATGGGGTAAAAGAATTTTACCACGAAGGAAGACATATCGGTGGAATTTACCATTTTGTCAACACAATCAAAAGATTTATATCGGAATATAACTACGATAAAGTAATCGTCTTTTGGGATGGAGAAAATAACTCTACCCAAAGACGACTTATTTATCCTGAATATAAACAAAATCGTAAACAAACATTAAATGAATCGAAAAGAGAATCTTTTGATTGGCAAGTTGAAAGAATAAAGACTTACTTAGAGGAAATGTTTGTAAGACAAGTATGTGTCGATAATACTGAAAGTGATGATTTAATAGCGTATTATTGTCAAATATCTCAAGATGAATACAAGACTATTTTTTCTTCAGATAAAGACCTAACACAACTTATCTCAGACAAAGTGGAGGTGTACCAACCTATGAAAAGAATAACTCTTAAGAATGGAGATAAGGTACTAATGAAAGAAATTTCAATCCCGCATGAGAACATATCAACCTTTAAAATCATTTCAGGAGATAAGTCCGATAATATTAATGGTATTCAATATATGGGTGAGAAAACTTTTGCTAAGTTATTTCCTGAGATAGTTGATAATGTGGTAACTGTTGACGATATTAGACAACGTGCTGAGGAATTACACAAAACAGATAAAAACAATAGGGCATTACAAAATTTACTCTCGGGTAAAACAAGGAGTGGAATTTATGGTGAAGAATTTTTTGAAATTAATAAGAAACTTGTAGATTTATCACTACCTTTACTCACTGAAGAATCAAAAGAGATTATAGAACTCTACCACAAAGAAGAATTAGACCCGGATGGTAGAGGTTATAAAAATCTAATGAGGATGATGATGAGTGATGGAATTTTTAAGTACTTACCTAAACATGGAAATGCTTGGGTAGAATTTTTAACACCTTTTATGAAACTTACACGTAAAGAAAAAAGAAGATTCAAAAACAAAAAAAGACAATTATGAAAGAAAAAAATGATGTAACAAAACTAGAATTTTTGTTAACGCTTAATGACAACATTGTGGTACAGAGATACTTTAATGTTAGAGGATACAATCCTGATGCTAGGTCAAGTATGGAACTTTATGATTTAGTTAAATCCGCTTCTGAAGATATTCATGAAGATTTAAAGAGTAAATCTTTAGATTATTTGAGTGAAAACAATGACAGAATTATGGTCAATCCTGAGATTCTTAATACGTCAAATACTGATGGACCTGAAACTTTTAATATGATTATTCGTATTGGAGATGAGACAATTTGTCATAGAGTATGGGATGCTAAAGTATACCCTCCAAAGACAAGATATACGGTTGACGTACGTCCACACCTAAAAAAATTACTTCGGGAGTTAACTGACATTTTCTCATCTGAAAATTTAACTTACGATTATCTCGAATATCAACTAGTTTAACCATATTTATATTCTACACAAGAAGATTAAAACTTAATAATTTATGTCAAAAGAAAAAAATTTTGGATACCTCGGTAACACATTTCAATTACAACTACTCAATAATATTGTCCTATATAAGGACTTCGCAAATTCTATTGTAGATGTACTTGAACCAAAATACTTTGACAATCAATATTTCAAGTTAATAATGCAGATGACAAAGGAGTATTACGTCAAGTATGAACACGCTCCTTCGTTCTCGACCTTAGAACAAATCACTAAGTCCGAAGTATCATCCCCTATGGCTCAGAAAATGGTCCTGGATATGCTCGGACAGATAAAAGAGGCGTCAAATGATGGACATCAATATGTTCAAGAGAAGTCTTTAAAGTTCTGTAAACAACAAGAACTACAAAAGGTAATGAATAAGGCTCAAAAGATTATCGACAAAGGTGAGTTCGAGTCTTATGACCATTTAGAAGAAATGGTACGTGAAGCGTTACAGGTAGGTGAGGTTGATTCGGGCACTGCGGACGTGTTTTTTAATTTAGACGAGGTATTAGATGATGATTTCCGTCATCCAATACCTATTGGTATTTCAGGTATAGATAATTTACTAAAAGGTGGATTAGCTAAAGGTGAAATTGGTGTTATATTGGCACCAACAGGTGTTGGTAAAACAACTGTTTTGAGTAAAATCTCTAATAATGCATTTAACTTAGGTTATAATGTATTACAGATTTTCTTCGAAGATAACCCTAAGATTATTCAGAGAAAGCACTTTACTATGTGGACTAAAATTGCACCTGATAATCTGTCTTTACACAAAGAAGAGGTTATGAGTAAAGTAAAACAAATTAAAGATAACGCGGAGAACAAGTTAATCTTAAAGAAGTTACCGTCAGACCAATTAACTATGAGTCAGATTAAGAATCAGGTTCGTAAAATGATAGCTGAAGGAACTAAGATAGATATGGTTGTTGTTGATTATATTGATTGTATCGTCCCTGACCGAAATTTAGGTGACGAGTGGAAAAGTGAAGGTTCAGTCATGAGAGGATTTGAATCGATGTGTCACGAGTTAGACATTGTAGGATGGACTGCAACACAAGGTAACCGTTCCTCTATATCGTCAGAGGTGGTTACGACCGACCAAATGGGAGGGTCCATCAAAAAAGCTCAGGTCGGTCACGTTATTATTTCTGTTGCTAAATCCCTACAACAGAAAGAAATGAACTTAGCAACAATTGCAATTACTAAATCAAGAATTGGTAAAGATGGTGTCGTATTTGAAAATTGTAAGTTCGATAACGAAATGATGGAAATTGATACGGAATCTAGCGTTACTTTCTTAGGTTTAGAAGAACAAAAAGAAGAGAACAACCGACAACGTATTAAAGATTTATTGGAGAAAAGGAAACAGAGGGAAACTCCGAATAATTAATAAAGTTTAAAGAATATAATATGGAAAGTTTAACTAATCAGGTGAGCAAAGACCTTCGTTATGTCATCAAAAGAAGTGGTGATAAGGTGTTGTTTCAGACAGAAAAAATTGAAATCGCAGTGATAAAGGCGATGAAAAGTATTGGAATGGTCGATGAAATAATGTCAGAAAAGATTGCAAGAATATCTACTAAGGCTATTTTTAGAAATAATAAAGACCATGTCCCACATGTAGATGAGATACATGATATGGTAGAAAATAAATTAATGGATAACGGTTTAAATGATGTCGCTAAAGAGTACATTATTTATCGCTCTAAAAACCAACCAAACATTTTTTCTAAAAGAGTGAATTTAAAACCCTATGAGTATCCTAATTTAAATGATTATGTGGATGCTATTAGACATTCATATTGGGTACATACTGAATTTAATTTTACTTCAGATATTCAGGATTATAAAGTACATATGAATGAGAAGGAAAAAACTGCGGTTGAAAGGGCTATGTTGGCAATATCACAAATTGAAGTTGCGGTTAAATCATTTTGGGGGGACATATATAAAAGAATGCCGAAACCTGAAATTGGTAATGTGGGTGCTACATTCGCAGAATCTGAAGTTAGACATGCGGACGCTTACTCACACTTAATACAACTTTTAGGTTTGAATGGTGAGTTTGAAAACTTATTGGAGGTACCGGCAATTAGAAGAAGAATTAAGTACTTAGAAAAATCTATCGTGAATTCTAAATCTGTTGAAGATAAAGAATATTTCGAGTCAGTGGTATTATTTTCAATGTTCGTTGAAAATGTGTCGTTGTTTTCACAATTTTTAGTTATTATGTCATTCAACAAACATAAGAATGTATTAAAAGGTATCAGTAACGCTGTTGAAGCAACATCAAAAGAAGAAAACATTCATGCGGAATTCGGGTTTGATTTGGTAAATTTAATTAAGAGTGAAAATCCTGATTGGTGGACAGACCAGTTAGTTGAGGATTTAATTGATTCGACTATGGAAGCTTATGGAGCGGAAACCGAGATTGTTGAATGGATTTTTGAAAAAGGTGACTTAGATTTCTTAACTAAAGAACAAGTTATGGAGTTTATTAAGGACAGATTTAATAGGTCTTTAAAATCTATTGGTATCGAAGGTATTTTTGATACTGATGAATCCTTATTAGAGACGACTGAGTGGTTTGACGATGAAATCTTAACCACAAAGCATACCGATTTCTTTAATAAGAGAAGTATTAATTACAGTAAAAAACAAAAATCGATTACGTCAAACGATTTATTTTAAAACAAAACAAAAAATATAAAAATAATATGAAAGATAGAAAACCTTTTGATTGGATTAACGAAGAGTCATTAACATTTCTTCGTAGAGGGTATTTGAGTGAAGGTGAAGAACCTTTAGAGAGAGTTAGAACAATTGCAGAACACGCGGAAAAACTTTTAGGGATAGAAGGATTTGCTGACAAGTTTTATGATTATATGGGTAAAGGTTGGTATTCTTTGTCTTCACCTGTTTGGGCTAACTTTGGTAAAAAAAGAGGATTACCCGTGAGTTGTTTTGGTTCAAATATTGGTGATAACATTGAATCAATTTTATTAACACAAGCAGAGGTTGGTGAGATGAGTAAGATGGGTGGAGGTACCTCAGGATATTTTGGTAATATTCGAGGAAGAGGTGCTGAAGTTACTGACAACGGACACGCACCAGGGGCGGTCCATTTCATGAATCTTTTTCAAAGTGTGGTGGATAATATTTCACAAGGTTCGACACGTAGAGGTCGATTTTCACCGTACTTACCTGTTGAACATCCTGACATTATGGAGTTTTTAGAAATTGGTACTGAAGGTGCATCTATTCAAGATTTAACACATGCGGTAACCGTGACTGATAAATTCATGGAAGAAATGATTGCGGGTGATGATGAAAAAAGAGCAATTTGGGCTAAAGTGATTCAGAGAAGAGGTGAAATAGGGTACCCATATATTATGTTCCATGATACTATGAATAATAAATCACCTGAGGTTTATCGTGATAAAGGGGCTAAAATTTATAACTCAAACCTATGTTCTGAAATTGCACTTCATAATTCAGAAGAAGAATCGTTTGTATGTGTTTTATCATCGATGAACGTTCTTCATTATGATGAGTGGAAAGATACTGATGCTGTGGAAACTATGACTATGTTTTTAGATGCGGTGGTTACTGAATTTCTACATAAAATTGAGGAATTTAGAGATAACGGTACGATTGAGGGTCAGAGAGCATTCTTTTATTTAGAGAAAGCATATAACTTCGCTAAGAGACAAAGAGCGTTAGGTTTAGGTGTTTTAGGGTGGCATACTTTCCTACAATCAAAAGGGTTACCATTTGATAGTAGAGAAGCTGCAAAGATGAATGTTGAAGTATTCAAACTAATCAAAACTAAATCTTACGAGGCTTCAGAAGAGTTGGCTAAGATGTTCGGTGAACCTGAATACCTAAAGGGATATGGTAGAAGAAATGTAACATTGAACGCTATCGCACCTACAACTTCATCAGCATTTATTTTGGGACAAGTTTCACAATCAATCGAACCAATATGGTCAAATTGTTATGTAAAAGATGTTGCTAAGATGAAAGTTACTATTAAGAACCCAATCTTAGAAAAACTACTTAAAGAGTTAGGACAAGACACCAAAGAGGTTTGGAACAGTATTAAACAAAATGATGGTTCAGTTCAACATTTAGACTTTTTAACAGATGAACAAAGAGAAATCTTTAGGACATTTGCGGAAATAAACCAAGCAACTATCATTAATCAAGCGGCTATTAGGCAAGACTTTATTGACCAATCACAATCATTGAATTTAATGATTTCACCTGATATGCCGACAAAGGATGTTAATAAACTACTTATAGATGCATGGCAATTAGGGGTTAAAACACTTTATTACCAACACTCAATGAACTCGGCTCAGGCTTTCGCAAGAAAGAAATTAGGGTTAAATGATTTACAATGTGTTGCGTGTGAAGGGTAACAACAAGATTATAAGAAACGAAAACTCGTAATATCTTATTAGGTTAAGGAAGGAAAAGGTCAGACGTTGTCTGACCTTTTTTATTATATAGTTTAGATAAAATTATGTGTCATTATATTTATGAAATATGGCAGACGGTAAAACATACGGTGTATTTTTCCCATTTAGGGATAGTCCGAGAGGAGACTACCTTAGATTGACACAAACAACTGATGAAGAAATTAGGGCAGACTTATTACATTTAATCCTTACACGTAAGGGTAGTAGGTACTATTTACCTGATTTTGGAACAAGAATATATGAGTTCATATTTGAACCTATGGATGGTCCAACGTTCGACTCGATTAAAGCCGATGTTAGACAAGCTGTGGATAAATATATCCCTAACTTACAAATAAATGACATAACAATAGAACCATATTTGGAATCTGAACCTTTACCTGGTGAAATAAATTATGAAGAATTAGGTGGTCAGGTATTTAAAATTGCAGGTAGAGGGACTGAAGAATACACCGCAAAACTTAGAATCGATTACACGATACAGTCGGGTACATTTGAATCAAAAGATTTTGTAATAATTAATATTTAATAGTATATGGCTAATCGTAAAATATCATACACAGATAGAGATTTTCAATCTTTAAGACAGGAATTAATAAATTACACTCAACAGTATTATCCTGACTTAGTAGGTAACTTTAATGATGCGTCGATTTATTCGGTGTTCATGGATTTAAATGCTGCGATTGGTGATAATTTACATTACCACATGGACCGTAGTATTCAAGAAACGGTTCTACAATACGCTCAACAAAAATCTTCAATATATAATATAGCCAGAACTTACGGTCTTAAAATACCGGGTAATAGACCGTCAATTGCATTGGTTGATGTGTCAATTACAGTACCTGCATTAGGGGACCAAGAAGATGAAAGATATTTGGGAGTGATGAGAGCGGGGTCTCAATTTATAGGTGGTGGACAAGCATTTGAAAATCCAAATGATATTGATTTCAGTACCCAATACAATAGTGAAGGGTTTCCTAATAGAACTAAAATACCTAATTTTGACTCTAACAATAACCTTATTAATTATACTATAACTAAAAGAGAAGTAGTAGTTAATGGGTTAACTAAAACATTTAAAAAGGTGATTAATAACGGAGATGTAAGACCTTTTTATGAATTTTTCTTACCTGAAAAAAATGTTATTAGTATTACATCTGTTATTCAGAAAGACGGTGTGAATTATCAATCACCTCCAACATATGGAGAGTTTACCGACTCAACTAATAAATGGTATGAGGTAGATGCATTGGCTGAGTCTAAAATTTTTATTGAAGACCCGACTAAGCCGTCTGACCAACCAGGAATTAAAGTTGGTAAATATATTGAAACAGAAAATAGATTTGTATCTGAGTATACACCTGAAGGTTATTGTAAATTAACTTTTGGTAGTGCTACTACTTCAGCTGAGGAACAGTTAGAGCAGTTTGCGAGAACAGGTGTTCCTTTAAGAATACAAGACTATCAAAACAATATTGCCTTAGGTTTAACAGTTAAACCTAATACTACGTTATTCGTACAATATCGAATAGGTGGGGGTAAAGCCTCGAATGTAGGGGTTAATAGTATAACTCAATTTGGTACTACTAATTTTGAAATAAATGGTCCTTCTAACACTATAAATCAAAATGTGAGGGAGAGTTTAAGAACCACTAATGTTACTGCTGCTATTGGTGGAGGTGATTTACCTACGGTTGAGGAAGTTAGAAATATGGTATCATTTAACTTTGCAGCTCAAAAGAGGGCTGTAACGGTGAACGATTACAATTCTTTAGTTAGGACTATGCCAAGTAGATTTGGAGCACCGGCAAAGGCATCTATAACTGAAGAAGACAATAAGATTAAAATTGAGATGTTATCTTACGACACTCAAGGTAAGTTAACTGAGTCAGTGTCAAATACTTTAAAACAAAATATTGCAAATTATTTATCACATTATAGGATGATAAATGATTATATTTCAGTTACGAATGCTAAGGTGATTGATTTAGAGTTTGAATTTTCGGTAGTGATGGATTCTACTGAAAACCAAGGTCAAGTAATTACAAATATTGTCAATTCAGTTGATAGTTATTTTTCACCACAAACACAACAATTGGGTAATAATGTAAATATTTCTGATATTAGAAGAATTGTTCAGGATATTCCGGGGGTTATAAGTTTATCAGAGTTAAAAGTAATTAATAAGGTTGGAGGTAGATACTCAAGTTCTCAAACCTCACAAAGATATTCTGACTCAGAAACCAAAGAAATTCAATTGATTGATGATACAATTTTTGCCCAACCAAATCAGGTTTATCAGATACGTTTTCCTGAGTTAGACATTAAGGTTCGAGCTAAGTCACTTAAAAATGTAGATTTCACATAAATCACATCCATATACTTTTTTCAAAAACAAATTAAAATTAAGATGAATAACTATTTATCTTAAAAACTAATTATGCCAAAATCTATCAGAATAAGAACTGAACCCGGTGTCGATAAAGATATCAACATAAGAATCGACCAAGACTTTGATTCTTTAGAAATATTATCTTTAAAGTTAAGACAAGAAGATTTATATACACAATTCTGTGCAGATTACGGTGTGGTTGTTGGTCGTGTAATCGCTAATGGTGGTTTTGGAGTACCAAATGCACATATCTCTATCTTTGTACCTATTGACCAAATTGATGAAAATGACCCTGTAATATCGACATTATATCCGTATAAAACACCTGAAGGTAAAAATGAGGATGGGTATCGTTATAACTTATTACCGTATAGAGATGAGTATTATGGTCATAATGCCACGGGTACTTTTCCCGATATTGAGGATGTATTGACAAGAAAAGAAGTACTTCATGTTTACGACAAATATTACAAATATTCAGTAAGGACAAATGATTCGGGTGATTTTATGATTGTCGGTGTACCTTTAGGTGCTCAAAAATTAGTAATGGATTTAGACCTATCAAATATGGGTGAATTTTCATTAAGACCATCTGACTTAATCAGAATGGGAATGGGAGTACCATCACAATTTAATGGTCAATTATTTAAGGATTCTGAAAATATTGACTCTTTACCTCAAATAGTTCATGAAGTTAAAGACATTGACGTGTCATCCTTTTGGGGTGCTAGCGAGACCTGTGATGTTGGTATTACTAGAGCTGACTTTGATTTAAGGGAACAAGGTATTGAGATTACACCACACTGTGTGTTTATGGGTTCTATCATGTCCTCAAGCGAAGACGATTATTTGAAGGCTAGTTGTAGACCTAAAAAAGATGTTGGTAATTTATGTGATTTAACTGCAGGTCCTGGACAGGTATTGGCTATTAGACAAACAATTTTAGAAGACGTTAATGGTGACCCCGTTCTCGAAGAATATAAATTAGAAGATGGTGGTAATATCATTGATGATAATGGTGCTTGGTTGACTGAAATGCCGATGAATTTAGATTATGTTATTACTAATGAATTTGGTGAAAGGGTTAATTCTCCTGACCCAACGATAGGTATTCCAACTAAATCTAAGTATAGGTTTAAAATAAAATGGATGAACGAAGGTGGTTTGGACGATTCAATAATGAGAGCGAACTATCTTATACCGAACGTAAAAGAACATTGGAATACTTCACCTACCAGTGGAGCGTACTCTAGTTTACCTGAAGACTCATTTAATAAATCGTATTCATTCTCTTTAGACTGGAACGATTATTTTGATAAGTCTGAGGCTATTAAATGTGAAGATACTTTTTATCAATTTAATTATAATAAAGTTTATACCGTTGCATCACATATAGATAGATTTAAATGGGGTTTTAATAGAGCATCACATTTAGGGATTAAAGAGATAACCGATAAGGCTTGTCAATCTGAAAACAATAGATTCCCAATCAATGAAGCGATTAGGAATTTTGATTTTATAAACTTTATAGTACAGTTACTTTTAACCATATTAAGTCCTATTATTTATATATTGATAATTGTTGCACATATTGCGGCGTTTATTTATGAAATTGTTAGGTGGCTTATAAACAAGATAATAATACCTATAGTTAATTTTATTTACGGTAAGATATGTCAAGTGGTTGCATTTTTATCTAAAAAATTAGATAAATCTGATTGCGATGATAAAAAAATAGACGAATTAGGTCCTTTCCCTGCTAGTAATTTACCACTACCTATGATGTCATATCCTGATTGTGAGGCATGTCCTTGTACCAACACTGAAAATCCTGATGATGGTAATGACTATACTGATTCACAAACATTTGCTCAAGACACTAAAAATTCAACACTAGCGTCATTTACTGAGTTAATCCCATGGGATGCTGGTGAGACTTGTAAAACTGAAAATCCTGAGTTTTATGATTTATCTTATGGTTATGCACTTGGAGGTTGGAAACCTAAAGCGATTAATGACAGTCTTAATACTAGATTAAGTCTTAAATGGTATAAAACACCTTTATATTTTAATACTAATGGTAATACTCTTAATAAGAACCATTTTAGGGCAACAAATACTATATCTTTGGCTCAATCATTAAACTTAATAAACCAAAGAAGTCGGTATTTTGATACTAACACTCCTAATATTATTAGGACTCAAATAGTGAACTCTCAACTTCCGTCCGCAACCTACAATACCCCATCGTCAGGTGTTAATCAATTTGAAGATTTACCATTAATAATGGTACTTGAATCGGGTAATCAGTATAATCCTGGTCAGTTGTTGACGTTTGAAGATTTAAACGGAATTAATGACCCTAACGTTACAGGTGCAACACTTAATCAGTATGGTACTCAATCTATAACAGGTACGGTTTCACACAATAGTACCTCATATATCCCATCAACGATTAGTTATCAACCACCAAACGGAGGTAACCCACAATCTGTAAATCTACAGCTTTATAATGAGGTGATACTTGAACAAGATTATAGATTTGAATCAGGTGTTGAGTATTTCCAAGTCATAAGTGCCACAACTATGGGTAATATTATTGATACCATTACGGGGTCTACTGCGCCATACACAACTAAATCAATTTTGTGGAAATATTTGATAGGTAAAATAACACTATTTAATTGTGGACATGACCTATTTACAGGTATTAATAACCTTAATACTTTGAAACAATATAGTAATTATCGTAATTTGGTTATGGTCATAATGAATAGAGGTGTGGACCCACATTCACCAAAACAAGAAATACGATATGACTTATCAAAATTATTTGGTCAAAACTACGGCACCTCTACAGTGTCAGGTGAATACTACTTAAACGTACCTATTCAACATAATGGAGGTAATTCTATATGTTCAGGTTCAAATATTTGGAGAGAAGATGTTATGACCCCATCACCACACTTTTGTCGTAGTGGGGGTGATTGGATTAGTAATACTAATAATTCTTCAAATATGTCACCATTATTTCATAATTCTTTTTTGTATAAAGTCGATGAAACTAAATTTACCGCATTCACCACTAGTGCAATAAAAAGGTATTCATCTATTGATAAGTCAATTACAAATTTATTACCTAAATCCAATGGTGTTGTAACCAACAATGATAATAAATTTGTAATAGATGCATCCACTATCCAAGATAGGATTGAGGGTTCGACATACCAATACGTTAAAAAGACTTATCATAGCATAATTGATAATAGTGTTGACGTTTTTACGGTGTCAACAACCTATGGTGATTTATCTCCAAACCCGACAACTACTTTAATTAATGTTAATAGTTCTACTAATCAACCGATAGTTTTTAGAAGTGATAGATTACCTCGCTCTAGTGGAGTTGATAAAGGTTATGCGCCTAATTATACCGGTATTCAAAACTTTGTCTTTCACTTAAGTGAAGATTTCAAGATTTTTGAAATTAGTGATGATGGTGCTCAGTCTCAACCTCCGGGACAGACATCAATTGCTACTGACGGTTCATCGGCGGGTCAGGATATGGCGGATGGAGGTATAAATCCTCAACTCTCAGGTGTTTTGGATAGTTTTACTTGTAATGGTATGGTCCCATTAAATTGTTATGATGGTGAGGGTACTACCTTTGGAATTAACACTAGTAATCCTGACTGTAATGATGAAGATATGACTGGAGGTTGTTATTTCTTAATAAAACCTAAGTATATTAAAACGATACCTAAAGATATTAAAAACTTTACCGAATGGAAAGCGAGATTTAGGTATGTTTTTGCTGCGTGTAGAGGAGTTTTCGGACAAGTTTTTCAAAATAATTGGGTTAATGGTAATTTATATATGCCATCATTTCAAAAAAGAACATTTTTTGATGGTAATAATCAGGTTAGAAGATATAAATTTTGTGGAGACCCAGGACAAAGTAAATTCGGAATGTTTTTTCAAAATCGAGAATTTAAAGGTCCTATTTATTTTAATACTGATAGTAATTCCTTTTATTATCGTTCAACACCTTATTATAACGGACAATTTACGGGGTTGGATTTAAATACTTTATATCCGGGTAAAAATGATAGACAATTATTTTTCCCTACGACAATTATGGATTTAGGACCTAAGACAGACTTTTTAAAAGAAATTATGTTAAGTCCTGAGTTTGAGTCTTATGTTATGAGTGAGTTAAAAAGTACATCATATCAAGATATGTCAGGGATACTAAACTTATTTATCATTAGTAGATTAGTTAATAGAGGTTTTTTAGAGAAATTATTTAACTTAGGTGATGATACAGTTTCTGCATCGTTCTCAAGACAAAGTGGTTTTGGTAATAGATTTACCGATGCTAGAATGGATGCTGACTATGTTCAAATGGTGTCTATAAATTCTGAGTTAGGTGTTATTCCTTATATTGATAATAACTATGCGGATGATATTTTTGTGGGTTCAGTTGGTGGTGATGCTCTGATGGGTATATGGTTTACCGCAAATACTGAAAATAGAAAAATTATAGGTCCTGGTGTCACACAATTTTCACCTACATTATCTAATAAATTTGGATACCCTAATTCGCAAATGGTCCCATCTTATCGGTGGAATGTAAACAATACTTCAAACTTATTTGGTAATCAAGAAAATGGTTGGGATACTACAGGTAATGGAATTATTGAGGTTAATTACCAAAACGATACGTTAGGTACGGGAGGGGATTACCCTAAATCACCATCTTTTGAAGGTACAGGGTATCTTTATAGTGATAACGATGATGTGAGTATAATTCCGACAAATAACCCTAAATATCGTGTAGGGTCACCATTCTATTTTTACTTCGGTTTAAAAAGAGGTAAAAGTGCTATGAATAAATTTATTACTAAATATTTAACAATAGTAGGATAATGTCTAATCAAAAAAATAACGATAATATTAGAATTGTAAGAGGTTCAGATAGGTATGTTGGTTCTCCTGACACTGATTTGTTTATTCAAGTACCGTTACATGGTGCAAATAAACAAAAGATAGAAGGGGATAGAAATGTCTTATTAAATTTAGAGGAAAGGTTTAACCATGAAAGACAAATATCAACAAAATTTAGAATATCGGGTAAGATAACAAATTTGGTTAATAATAGTGTTACGGGTTTAACATCTTACCAACCATTCGCAAATTACTTGTATTATACTAATGAGTTAACCGCGGCACAAGTTACGAGTCCAGGACCTACTGCATGGAGGGGATACCCTCAATATGATGAATTTACATTTTATAGAACGAGTTCAATACCTAACCATGTCCAATTTCAAAGCAAAAGTGCAGGTACTTATAATTGGTCAGTATATGTTAGTTATCCTTCAAGTAACTATTATAATCAACCAATGTCATATACTGATGAAATTTATGAAAATACTAATGACTTTGTGGTGTCAGATGGGGTTCCATATGTTATAAAAAACAGAGTTGTTAATGGTAAAAGAATGGTTAGTTTTTATTGTGGTTATAAACACAATGTAAATGTTGGTGACTACATTTATCTTCCGGTACCTGTAAATGGTAGGAATTTATTTGAAGTATATAGTATTGGTGACCAATCATTTGGTAATGAAGATAAAGTTTTAAATGTGTACGACTACGGGTTTACGGGAACCACATTTAATGACGGATATTTTGGTAATTTAAAAAGAGTGATTGACCCAAATAATTCAGGTGAAACTATTTCGGAGTATTATATTAGAAAACATAAAACATTAACTGAAGTCCAAAATGTCGATTTACATAAAATGGGTTTTGAAAGAAATAATTTTCCTGTTAAAAAGAAAATTGAATATTCAGCATTAACTCCAAATAATGTACAAAGAATATCTGTTAAAGATAATAGACAAACGGTTGGTTTTAGTATAGATAGAGATGTTGATATAATTGGTTTAATGGATAATCTTGACAGACCGATAACCGAATTATTTGTGACTATAATAAATAAAGGTTATATGGGTTGGTTCAACAATCCTGTAGTATCTACGAACCCATCAGGGTTAGAATTAGGTTGGGACTTTAACTTTAAGGAAAATACTATAGATAGTTGGTGGGATAAAACCAACAATGACAATAATGGTGATGTACCATTTAATAGTTACACAAAAGGTGGTAAGACCTTTTATTATAATGAAGATTTAATTAAAGGACATGAATTAAAAGGTGATATATGTGAATGGAATAAATTTCAACAGAAAGAAACGGTTGTTTCGAAAATGTCACATAAAATATCATTCAATAGTAATGTTTTCTTAACTAGTAACACACCTGTTAAGCCTTCAGGTTATGCATATAATCCCCATTACAGTGTACCTATTAGAGCGTATTCTGATTATATTGAAACAGGAGATGCGGATAAAGTTACTGACATACCCGACTATTCTTTTTACTCAACATACGAAGGAAGATGGAGATGGAGGGATATTTACGAGTATGGGTATGTAGATACTAGTGGTAATGGAGTTAACGTACCGTTCCTAAATAACGCTCATTACCCGTTCAAAAAAATAGATTTTATGTTAACTCCAATGCAGAAAAACAATAACGTCTTAAATGACATAATATACTTACCTATAACTGATAACTGTGAATAAATTTAGATTTACTGTAAAAGATACTGATACTCAGATTAACTTACCATTTCAAGTAAAGTTTGAAAATGTGGGTAGAGAAGATTTATTACAACAATATGAAGATGATGTCTTAGAGGAAATTATAAATCCTGTTGAGGATTTTGAAACTACGAGATATTCTCACAAGTTTTGGTTAGATAATAATGGTATTGAAAACACAAATACCTTTTATAGTTTTAATTTTTTTAATCGTATTAAAGATGTTAATACAACATTAAACACTGATAGTAATTTATGGGTTGCAGATTACAATTATGTTGATGATTCCGTTGCGTTAAACTTTAGTGGTATTACGTTTACAGATAAAGAACTTTATTACTATGTTAATTCTTTTAAGAGAAGCTTCTTTAAGTTAGATTTCTACGATACTAATGATATAGAAAATCAACAAATTTATTTTACCATAATTATACCTACACAGCAAGGTTTATACGAAAATGTGGATATCGGTACTCAGTCAGTACCTAAACCTGTTAAAGTTAGGAGACCTATCTTTGATTTAAATTTTACAGGAGATAAAGAGGGTTATTTTATTTATTGGTTAAAAAGTCGAGAATATATTCCCTATAATGAGTTTTATATGTCGGCCAAATTCTTTAACGCTAAAGAAGGTCAATTTGTTAGAATGATGAATAGGCCACAATCGGGTTTAAGTGATAAATTTAATTTTGATAAAAAAGAATACTTTTATTATAAAGTTGTGTTAGACGATACTAATTATCTATATGAGATTTATAAAACATGGGGTAATCAAGGAAGAGTTGGTACCGATACTGAAAACATAGTTTGGTATGAATATGTAAACCCACAATAATGGAAGAAAAAAACTACATAAAAATATCACCCGAAACGATTAAAGGAGATGTTATTACTGAATACTTCAGTGGTGACACTTTTGGTGTATATACTGGTATGACAAACATACTTAGTGGAGGAACCAACGGAAGTAGTCTACTTACAGGTTTGACGGTACCTATTGTTTTCAGACAAACATACGATAATTTGGGGTTTTACACTCCTTTTGACGGTTTTATTTTACAAAAAGATGTGGTTACTAATTTTGTTGTTAGTGGGGACCCTAATAATCAATACACTGTTAGGTTGTTTAATACTTCTGATGAAATGAAAGGGTTTTTAAAGCTTTCAGATTATTCTGTAAATTGGGGTGACGGTAATACTGACCCTCTAACTTCAACATCTCCACAATATCTATCACATGTCTACCCTAGTGTTAACTCTAATTATACTATAACACTTACTCAAAATAATCCGTGGGGTCAGACAATAATTGAAAAGCAAGTATATCTCCCAATGTCAGGAGTTACTATCGGTAACCCTAATGGTAATATTACATTTACTCCCCAAGGTGGTAATTGGTCAGGAATACCTATTAGTTATGAATATTTGTTTACGGGTGATAGTTCAAATACGGTTCAGAGTCAAACGTCTAATAATTTTACGACAACGCCTTTTACGGTTAGTGGTTTCACTAGCTCAAGATTACAGGATTTAAAGCTTTATGGGTCGATACCTTACGATGTAACGGTAACAGTACAAAAAGGGGGTCAGCCATACGGTAAAGTTAATCAAATAACAAATAATTTTACATCTTATACAATTAATGATGTAAACTACTATGATTACCCTGATGGGACCACTTTTTACGTGATTAATTCTTCAGGTTTAACTAATAATGATATGGTTGCGTCAGCAATTACCAAACAAGAAGTATTAATTAACGTAGTTGACTCACCAGAAATACAATCGGAAATATTTATTGAGAGAGGTAAGTTATCAGGGTTCGAATCTTTACAGAGATTAGGTGAAGTTGACAACATGGGTGACTTAGTATCATATGGTTATGGTTACTTTAAAATAAACAAACAGAAAGAATAAAAAAATGGCATTAGGAACATACGGAACAGTAAGACCTGCTGACATGTCTCCCGAAGATGTTGAGATAATTTTAAATTATACGGCATCGAGAGACGTGACAACTAATTTTGTCTTAAAAAAACTAAACGCCGCAGATGTATTAACACCATATTTTCATAATGCGAATACAGGAGGTAATGCGGATGTGGAAATTTTAGGTGGGTTGTATAATTTAAAACTACCAGCCGAAGAGTTTAATAAGATAGGTATATATACTTTGTATATTAGACCTGTGGAGATAAGAACAACAATAACAGATTGTGGTGTTTTATCTGCATTACCAAACGTTAAAGGAATTATTATTGATTTAAATGGTGTCCCTGAACAATATAGAAATAGGTTTACTAATCAAGGACTTGTGGGGTATAGAATCGAGTACCTAAACAATGATGGAACTAAGATACCTAATTTTTACAGAATTATTACTTCTGCTTTTAATTGTGAACCTGTAGTCACTAATTTAACTAACAGTTCTCAAAAAGCTATCAGATATAGATATGTTGACGGTGGTAGTGATTTGATTTTCTGTACGGTATCTCCATCTAGTGCACCATCGAATAAAGCGAATGCAACTCCATTTATTGGACAACCCAACCAAAATATTGTGATGACTAACACATATTTTAACCCAATAACCATTGACGTTGAATTGGCCGAACATGATATCGACACTCTTGCAATTGCATTATATGGTAATCAGACTAAGAGTATGGAAGATGGTATTTACACACTTTATGACAGGGACCTTAACATTTACAAACAATATAACTTATTTGAAATTCGTGATGAGTTTAATAATCTATTATATGAAGTTCGTCAGGACCGTGACGATAATGTTGATTTCAGTAAGAACTTCAATAACATAATTAGTTAAGAATGGCTAACAATAAAAAGAAATATTTTTACCCACCTGCACCACCAAGTGGAGCTGAATCATTTTCAAAAGATTTGGTTGGTTTACAATTAATAGATGGTGGAGGTTTAACCCAGGGTAATTTTGAATTTTCAACATCAATAGTTGAAAAGGTTAATAGAACCTTTAATACTGGTGTGTTTTCGAATCCAATTTCTTTAAAAGATATTGATATACAATCCATTGAGGAGTCAAAGGCTCTTGTAGCCAAAAACTTTAAGGTTTATCCTAATTATGATATTAGTCAAGTAACGAACTATGCGATATATGGTTCATTACAAAAAAGATTATCAACTTCAGTTACCAAGATAATTAATTTTTTTCCAGCATCAATTCAAGTAGATTATTTATCTACATTAGACTATACCAAAGTAGATACGGCATCAAATATTAGTTATGACCAAACTGAAAATGAGACTACATTTGATATGGACGTGTCTAGATTTATTAATCCGTTCGATATTGATTATTCTGTAAATTCTACTCGTAATATATCAGTTAGGTCAATGGAGGTTACTCCATTGAGAGATTTAACTAAAAATTACTCAAAATATGCTTTATATGTTGAGGATATGGAAGTTGAATATATTGTAACTGACTTTATTCCATCCTCTACATTATCTGCCGGTACTATTAGTGTGACTGTTGAAGGTAATCCTTTTTCGGGGAATAGTAGTAGTATTCAGACTTTAATATTAAGACCGAGTAAATATCATACTGAGGTGGCATTTAAAGAACCTTTTGATGAGGTTGAAGATTTTTTATTAAATAGGTTTATCAATCCTCCCTATACTGCAGTTTTTGATATTGTTGAGGAACAAAATAATGGTAAATTTATAAAAAGAAAAAAATCTATTACATGGCCAAAACAAGGTTTATGGAATTTAGATATTGTAACAAATGATTTTGAAAAATACCTTACACAATTAAATTCTATTGCTGAGGTAATGGACCAAAATAAAACGGATTTAATTGTTCGTTTTTTAACGACAGGTGCGTTTAAGGACTTTGATACTGGTGACCAAAAAGTAGAAAAAGTGTTACAAATTTATGGTCGTAGTTTTGATGAAACTAAAAAGTTTATAGATGCATTATCATTTATGAATTCAGTTCACTATACGCCACAAAATGATATTCCTTCGGCATTACTTAAAAATTTAGCACAAACATTAGGATGGGATACAAATATCTCACCAATAACAAATGATGACTTTTTAAATTCAATATTTGGTACTAAAAATAAATCAATATACCCTGGATATCAAAATGACCCAACACCTAATCAATTAAACTTTCAGTTTTATAGAAATTTAATATTGAATTCAGCATATCTTTTTAAAAGTAAAGGTACGAGAAAATCTATCGAGTTTTTACTAAGAATGGTTGGTGCTCCGAAAGCATTAATTGAGTTTAATGAGGTGGTTTATGTTGCTGATGGTCCAATAAATGTTGAAAGATTTAATGGTGAATTTTTAAAAATATCGGGAGGTACAAAAATTGATGAGGTACCATCATTAGACCCTTCAGTAACATATAGTTTACAAGGTAACGTGTATACGGGATTCACAAATAGTAGTTCGTTAATTACTGTGGATACCACGAGAGGTGATTATCCTATGGATGATAATGGTTATCCTAAAAGACCGATAACAAATAACGATTTCTTCTTTGAAAAAGGTTCGGGTTGGTATATACAGACACCTGACCATAGGGCGATTGAACAATTAGATGTGAATAACTCAACCTTTACAGGTGCAAACTCTGATGTACAAACAGTGTTAGAGACGTACAGTTACGGGCAAAAATATTTTAACAGATTTAGAGATTTCCCTTATATGAATCTTGGGTTTACTCTAACAAAAACGATAGATAATAATAAATCGTGGGACGATACTGAAACGGGTATTAGAAGAAATAGAGATGGGGCGTATAATGCGTATTACGAGGTGTTCGATGAAAAATTAGTGTTAAATGCTAAAAATGTTGAATTATATCTTAATATGGGTCAGGGTATTATCTATGATATTTGGAAAATGTCTAGAAAGTATGATTATCCTTTCCCATCTTCAGGGTTAACTGCACCATATCCATCACCGTACGGTAAAGATTGGACGGTAATTAATCCAAGGCCTAAAGAGAAGACATTTTTTGAATTTGCTCAGACATTTTACAACACATTAATAAATGTGAGGAATCGTCAAACTATTAGTGATGGTGCCAATAATGGATATCCAACACTACAATCGATTTATTGGAAATATATCCAATCCCAAGAGACTGTTAACATTCCGTCTAATAAGTTTACTTACCAAAAAATGATTGATTTTACATTAGGTATTGGTGACTATTGGACAAAACTTGTGGAACAAATGGTTCCTGCATCGACAATATGGATTGGTGGTCAAAAAATGGATAATAATGTCTTACAAAGACAAAAACATGTATGGAGAAGACAGAGAGGTTGTGAATTCATTGAAGTTCCTTGTATTCCTTGTGAATACAATGGTCAACTTTATTCTTATGACTGTATTGACCAAACAATAACTTGTAATGTGGGTGTCGACTCACTTCCTACTATATTAACTAATAGTATTAATAGTTGTGTTAGTAAATCTGGATATACTACAACACAATGTGTTTTAAGTACTTTGGTGAGTGAATGGTATGTCGATGTTAGGTTAGATTCTAATGTATTGGTACAGGAAAAATTCTATACAGGTTATGGTAATAATGATTACCCGACTAATCTTCAATGGATTTCCGCATTGAATCAGAAACTTGAGTATTTATATCAAGAAGGTTTGAATTATTATATAGATGAAAATAATGTCTTAACAGTTAGCAATACTACTTGTTATGATGAATTTACTGATAAAACTCTAACAGTTAATGTTGGTGTAAATATAGAAATTAACTGTAGTTAAAAAATATGTATTACTTCCAGTCCTGTGACACAGGTTTATATTACGTAACCGCCATAAGTTCATGGTTTAATGCTTTTGGGATAACGCCTACATTAAATTCAACATATTTACTTGAAAATATATTGGGGTTACCTGACGGGTGTTATACATTTCTTGGAAGTGAAGACCCTTCAGGTGGTACTGCCACAAATTTCAGTGAAGGGTATCAAGAAAATTCTAGTTATACTGTAGCTACAAGTGGTTGTAGTGACGATATATGTTCTTCAGAACCAAGTGAAACGTATCATATACTTGCTTGTTGTAATGACCCTTCACGAATTGTTTGGTTAAGTAGTACGGACCCAGTATTTAATTATTTTTCAATTGCGTCTGTCGGTCAAACTTATTTACTTGATGGAGTTGCGTCTAACCATACCTGTGTTAATATATTGGCCTTTAATGTTTCCACGTATCCTTCACCTGCGACACATACCATAGTACCGACACCTGTAGGTATTATTCAAAGAGAGAGTTGTGATGATTCTGCATGTATCGATTGCGGAGCGTTAATTCCAATTAACTCACCCTCACAAACCCCTACACCAACAGTAACTCCAACGACATCAATTACACCAAGTAATACAATAACGCCAACTCCGACACCATCAATTACTCCTAGTGCTCGGTGGGTTACATCAACTCCTACGGTTACACCTACAACGACACCTTCGAATACTGTTACTCCAACCAATACACCTACTACCTCAGTAACAACTACACCAACAATCACACCTTCAACATCTGCGGGTGTATCACCAACACCTACTTCATCGGTAACACAAAGTTTAACGCCTACACCAACACCAAGTTCGTCAGAAATTACAAGTGTTGCCGACAAACTTGAGAGTTGTGAAACTAATAGTTTAAATCAAAAAGTTTTTGTATTTTATGATGGTACGTCTTTAAGTGAAGAAAGTGCGTCAGGTGCCTCAGAGTCAATTCGTTCATGGTACCAAACAAAAGTAGACGATGGTGATTTATTAAGTGGTAATTTATATGAAGGAGTTATTGGACTACCAGGGTATAATGGTGAAAACTGGTTGTGGTGGGCATCTTACCCTTATTTAGGTTCATTGACGGGTGGAACCGTGAGTGGTACGACAATTTATGAATTTGATAATGAAGTTCCTAATAGTGAAATAGGTACTTGGTGTAAGAGTTCAAGTGTTTCTGATTGTAACCCTAAAAATAGTGAATTTAATGATAGTAGTGATACGTATCGAAGAATTAATAGAGGTAGACAATTTACGGGTTCATTTACAACTGATGACCCTCGAAGTAACGGGGTTCCATTTGACCAAAATCAGGATTTAAATAATTCAGGTAATTCAGGTCCTGGTATTTTTGAAGGTAAAGAAACTAATTACATAGTTATCATAGTTGCTGATGAGTCTGATGGGTATGTGGGACTTTACCATGGTAGACAAACAAAATCACAACTATATACCAATCCTTTTGAATTATTAGGTGATGGATGGGATAACGATAATGGTGGTTCAGAATATACTGATAGATTTAAACATGATTATGAGTCTTATCTAAAAGTATGGGAAGATGTTAAAAGTAGTGGTGGTACAATTAACGGTTTAATTTATCCTGTTATTGATAATTCAACTACTAGAATGCCGTTTGTTCAACATTCGGTTGCGTCAATTGAAGGTGATACTATCTCAGAAATAGATTTTAACACTAAATACGGTGACAATAGTAATACTATGGTTAGTATGGGTCCTGAAGATTTGGTGTTAACTGCTTTAACACATACAAATGTTTATTCGGGATTAACCGGTACGACAACCTACCAAAATTTAAACCCGCAATACCAAAATGGTTCAGGGTTAAAGAATTTTGGATTTAGTGTGGACCCTAAAGTTAGTAATTTTACTGAAGAAGTTGTTAGTGAATCATTAAATGATTTCTTATTAGATATTGAACAACCTGTTAGTACACTATATTTGGTACCTCAAGATAAAAAAGTCGGTCAGGTATATCAAATATCTGGAGATTGTTACACTGTGACAGAAATTAATGTAAGTACTTCTGAGCCGATAATTTCACCTATAGACATTTCGGGTCCATATACTGATTGTGATAATTGTGGAACATCAGGATGTTATTCGGCAACTACTGATGGGTACTATACTTTTACTGATTGTTGTGGGGAAGTAATCCAAGGTGAAGGTGTTGGTTTACAAGTTTGTGTGGATACCAATTACCCTTATCAGGGTATTGCAGTTTCTGCGGACCCATGTATACAGGATTGTGACCAAGGGCCTTTAGAATATACTTTTGCGGTTACAGGGGTATGTGAAAATTTAGGTAATGGTATTATCGAAATTACTCCATCGTTAGGTGTAAAACCGTATACAATACAAAATACTTCGCCTGGTACTTTATCGACTCAAACAGGTAATGGTCCATTTTATTGGTATAACTTAAGTGCGGGTACATATATTTTTAGGTTAAATGATAGTTCGGGAGGTGAAAATCAAGACCTATTCATTAACATTATTGTTGATGGTTGTTTTTGTGCGAACATTGATAACGTATCTGGTACGACTTGTGGTGATGACACGACAGGTCAATTAACGGTTAATGGTTCTTCTAATTCATTACCTTACAATATTGATTTATACCGAAATACTGTATTAATTCAAACAATATCATCGTCTACACAATCGTATAATTTTGGGGGTTTATCTAGTGGTGTGTACTACGCACTTGTTACTGATTTTGGAGGTGCAACTGCTCAAACAGAATCCGTAATAATCAATGAAAGTAGTCAATTAAATTATGGGTTAAGTATAATTGATGAGTCACAATGTAATCCTGGTAAAGGAGTTGCGACGGTAACTGGAACTACAGGTGTAGGTCCTTATACGTATGTTTGGTCTGACGGACAAACAGGTTTAACTGCAACAGGACTAACCCAAGGGACTTGGGGTGTTATCGTTACTGATAGTGAAGGTTGTAGTAAAGAAACTATTTTTGATGTTGCATATAGTGAACCTATAGGTATTGTTTCCGTAATTCCAACACAAGCAGATTGTTTTAGTTGTAATGGTCAAATGCAAGTTGTGGTTAGTGGTGGGACACCACCCTATACATATTTAGGTGATACAGGTCAGTTATTGACAACTAATAGTGATACTTTTTTAATGACGGGTCTTTGTGCCGGTGCCCATTCTGTTAACGTAACAGATGCAGGTTTCTGTGAAACTACAGCGTTATCCGTTATCACATCAACTGCAGGTTTTAGGGTGGTTTCGGTTAATGTGAACAATGCCGTTTGTGGGCAAACTGGAAGTATAGATGTCAGTCTTGAGGCACCTCAGGGTATAATAACATATACTATTACTGATGATAATGGTTCTTCACAATCAGTAACTACTACAGACCAAAACTTTACATTTATTGGGTTAAGTGAAGGTTTATATACTATTGAAATACAACTCAATGAAAATTGTGTGTATACGGTAGAGAAAGAAATTATAAGTAACTCTAAATTTAATGTTATTGATTCTACAACGGGAGCTACCTGTGGAGGAAGTAACGGAGCCGTTAGAGTAATAGTTGTGGAGGGTTCAGAATCTTTACAACCTCCTTTTGATTATACTATTGTAAATCAAAATATAGGTCAAACAATATATCAACAGATAGATTTAAGTGATACTGATATTACTGTCGGTAATTTAAGTTCAGGTAGTTATGTGTTAACGGTAACTGACAATAACAATTGTACGGTAACTAAAGGGTTTAGTATTTCTCAAACTAATGGAGTTAATTTTTCACTCACTAAAACTGATTGTGTTTTAGGTGATGATGGTACTGCGACAGTTACAATATTTGATGGTGAACCTCCATTCACATATGTTTGGTCGGCCAACTTACCCTCAGGAGAGTCAGGACCCGTAGTAAATAATTTAGTAAGTGGGACTTATAGTGTTACTGTAACTGATAGTAATGGGTGTGATGATACTAAAAGTATCACTATTAATTGTGACAATAGTAGGGTTCAGTGTTATGAATTAAATGCAATTTGTGAACAAGAATTTGTAACTACTGTAGGTAATAAAAGAGGTTTTGAAGAGATGTTAAATGAAGCGTTTTTTGATTTAACGTCAGGACACACAAACTGTAATTTAGTTGAGTCTATTTTCTATGTTAATATAGGTATAACTGGAACTACAGGTGTAATTTTAAATACCTCACAAAGTTTTTACACAGGAACAACACTATCTGACTATCCTGATGATTCTGATTGGATAAATATTATTAATACTATTTTGTCTACGGTGACTGAAATTGAAAGTTTTAGTTTAGATGTGAATACTAATCAATTAACAATTATTTCTAACTGTGATGGTGACGAAGACCCATTACGTGGTGCTCAATTTAGTTTAGGTACTAAAGTTGAATTAGAGATTGAGTGTGATTCATCAACAACTTCACCAACACCCACACCTTCTGTAACGGTTACACCGACAAATACGCCTACTATAACGCCAACACATAGTTTGAGTCAAACACCAACTTTAACTGCAACTGTGACACCAACTAACACACCATCAGTGTCTGTTTCGAACACTCCAAGTGTTAGTCAAACCGCAACACCTACTCCGACAAATACTTCGACCCCTACAATATCAAACACACCTACTCCGACAAATACTTCGACCCCTACAATATCAAACACACCTACTCTAACACCTACACCATCACAAAACTATGTTTATATATACTTCTCAGGGTGTTGTGAAACAGGTGATGTTGCACAATATAAAATGAAGGTGACCCCAACATTGGAGAGTGAAATTAATCAGTTAATTGTTGCGGGTAGAACTACATTATATTTACAAAATCAGGTGGGTATCGATGACCAATGTGTTAGTTTCTACGCACCAGGAACTGGTACTGAGCCTGATTTAGGTATTATGGTTGGTGAATTTATAGGTAATAATGGTAATCCGTGGAATGGTGACCCTAATCGGGCGTATTTAGACTGTGATGAGTGTACATCATCTGAAGAACACCCATGTCCTGTAGTTACGAATTATGTTCTTAGGGAGGTATTATATGGTAGCTCATGTTCGGAGGTTGAATTAGATTACGTAGCGTCTTCAAGTATTGGTCCATTAAACATTAACTCATATGTTAAGGTATCACAAGATAATAAGTGTTATATTGTTAAGTCTACGACCACTGATACACCAACATTAACAGTTACTCAACAAAATGTATCGTGTGAATTGTGTAATACAGGTGTTGTGTCTATGATTGAAATTAACGATTTCGATAACTGTACAGGTCCCGTTACTCTATATTATGGTGATATTTCAGCATTAGGTACTCCACCTCAAAATAATGAGGTTGTTAAGGGAACTAATTTAGTATGTTATATGGTTCAGTCTTATGTGGATAACACACCAAATGTGACACTTTCAGGTGGTCCATGGAATTCATGTGTAAGTTGCCAAGCATAAAAAAAGTAAAGAGAAAAAAAAGTATTTTATAATTCGATTGTATTTATATAAGAAACAAATAAAGTAGATGTCACAAGTAATAATTAGATTAACATTAAGTTCAAACGCAATTGGTCCGTTTAATATATACACGGGTTCCACATTGACAACACCTATAAAGTCTCAACAAACACGTGACCATATCATTGCAGGTGTTGAGTTAGACCTTCCAGGTACACCTTCAGGTACTGAGTATACTATATTTGTTCAAAATAAACAACCTGGTTGTGGTGATGAAACAATTTCAAAACCCGTAGTTGTTTTTGACAATGATGTTTCACCTACACCTACACCTTCAATTACCCCTACAAATACGCCGTCTATAAGTGTTAGTCCAACTGCAACAGTAACTCCTTCAGTTACCCCTTCTATGTCTATTAGTGTTAGTGTTACACCGACAAATACTCCTACACCATCGGTTACTCCGTCAAGTGGTGAAGTTAGTCCTACACCAACTAGTACTGTTACACCATCAGTTACTAATACGCCGACTATAACACCAACAAGTAGTGTTAGTCCTACCCCAACAACAACTATAACGCCGACATCATCAATCACTCCAACTTCATCTATAACTCCTACCCAATCAATTACGCCAACAAGTAGTGTGACACCGTCAGTAACTAATACTCCGTCTATAACTCCTACAAGTTCGATTACTCCGACCAATAGTGTTACTCCAACTCCGAGTATTACTCCAACACCATCAATTACGCCAACAAATAGTGTTACTCCAACATCATCAATCACCCCTACACCATCGATTACTCCAACATCATCAATCACCCCTACACCATCGATTACTCCTACAAGTTCAGTAACTCCTACATCGTCAATTACTCCGACTAGTAGTGTAAGTGTTACTCCAACATCGTCAATTACACCAACTAGTAGTGTGACGCCAACACCGTCACAAACAGTTACTCCTTCAGTAACTGCAACTCCATCAATCACCCCTACAAGTTCAGTAACTCCTACACAATCAATCACTCCGACAAATAGTGTTACCCCTACAAGTTCAGTAACTCCTACACCATCAATTACGCCAACAAATAGTGTTACTCCAACAAATAGTGTTACCCCTACACCATCAATTACTCCATCTATTAGTGTGAGTCCTACGCCATCTGTTACACCATCTATTAGTGTTAGCCCAACTCCGTCTATTACTCCAACAAACTCAATCACGCCAACAAGTAGTGTTACTCCTACTCCGTCAATTACACCGACAAATAGTGTAACGCCTACACCATCAGTAACATCAACACCGTCAGTGACCCCGACTAGTTCAGTAACACCTTCTATTACACCGACAAATAGTGTTACCCCTACAAGTTCAGTAACACCGACTTTAACACCAACACCTACGTCAACGGTTACGGTGACTCCGACAGTTACACCATCATTAACACCGACAAGTAGTGTAACACCAAGTCCATCGGTAACACCTAGTATTACTGTAACACCAACATCTTCGGTAACGCCGACACCATCAATTACACCGAGTACTAGTATTACTCCAACGCCATCATTAACACCAACAAGTAGTGTTACACCATCATCAACACCAACACCTACACCAACACCTAGTGAGGCAGGATTGGCGCCAGCGTATATAATCAGTGAACCATCATCATTAGCTGCAATTATTGGTACATATATGAGTAATCAAGGTCAAACTAATTTCTTTGGATTTAGTACAGGTACAGCAATTGCTGATTTACAAGATGTTACAGATTATGTTAACTTCTTCGTTGCGAGTGCAGGAACAGGAAATGTTCCATCAATTATATCGCAAACAATACCTCAAACAGGTGGTGGTACAGATAGTGAGGGTAATTCAATTAATCAATATAACTTCTTTACTACTGAAATTCCTGCAGGGACTGCGAGTGGAAATGTGTATTACTCGTTCTTAATTCCTGATGAGTCTATTGGTGGTACTGGTTCAGGAAATAGACAAACTATTATAGATTATTCAAATGGTAATGGACCTACTACGTTAACAACATCAGTAATGAGTAGTGTTTATAATTTAGGTACAATTGTAAATCCTGGTGGACCATTCGCTAATGGAACATACAGATTATATACTACAAACACTGTTGGTTCAGGTTTGTATTTTGATAATGGTAACAACACCATATACTTTAAAGGTAATACGGTGGCTTAAAAAAAAATAACTAAAAAAAAACTTTTGATTAGAGATATCAAAGTATTTATAAAATAAAATAGTAAATGTCGTTTATATATAAAAATCCATTAACATCATCACAACTTGACGCATCGAGTTCGGTTGCTAGAGATAAGGTCTTTGGTAGTAATTTTAGTGTGTTACAGATTGGTGGTTACATGGAAGTGTACACACTTGCCGATTTAGATTTTACTATACCTGAAGGAGAAACGGGTCTAATTGAATTTACGGGTAATACCATACCAATTAACTATTCAAAGAGAGCCCTAGCATTTTTACCTGACACTGTAAACTTAAACTCTGATAACATTTCTACTGGTCGTAGAAGGTTAGGTATGTTAGTTTATGTTCACGAAACAAACTTAACATATCAGTATACCATTACCAATTATGAATCACTATGGGACGGTGCCGGTGAGTCTATTACCGAATCTGATTATGGTACTACAGTAACTACTTCAACACCTGGTGGTGCAGCGTTAATTGATGCTTGGTTAGATTCTTCAATTGAGGGTGTAAGTGGTGTTACTCGTTCAAATGCGAGATGGAGAATATTCTACGGAACAGATATTACTGTAACAGGTGGTACGTATGATAATAATACGGGAACTGCGACATTTACAAATACAACAGGTGGGACTTTTAATGTAACAGGATTTACGTCAGGTATTGTTGACACTAATATTGCGAATACTGATTTAACTTTAGATGGTAGTAGAGTTCTTAATTTAGATGGTAATGATTTAGACATTATTGGGGGGACAGGTGAAAGGTTATCATTAACATCGACAGATTTAGTTTTAAGTGGTTCATCGGGAGGTGGTACAGTAACCATTAAAGGTATTTCAAGTTCTACAGAAAACAAAGCCTTAGTTATTAACACGAACGGTGTTATTTCGTATAATGATAGTTTATCGGGTGAGGTTGCAATATCTGCCCTTACCTATAATAGTGAATGGGGAGTAACTAAAGACTTAACTGATAGTACCTCAGGTACGACTCTTTTACCGTTTATTACGGGAGGAACATTTAGTGGTCCTGACATAATACTTAAAATGGCTGGTGGTCTTGAAACTGATATTACGATTTCAGGTCCTGAATCCACAGATGTTTATGTGGTAAGTGGTGATTATGATAATGCAACAGGTAGTCTTACATTAACAAGAAATGATGAAGGTACGGTAGTAGTTACAGGATTTACTACAGGAACTACTGAAGATACTTACGTTACAGGTACAAGTTATAATCAATTAGATAAGACTTTAACCTTAGGACTTAATGACGGTGTTGAATTTAGTGCGACAGGATTTTCACCAACAATAACAGGTGGTACTTACTCAAACGGTGAAATTACTTTAGAAAATAACGATGGAACTTCTACACTTATAACAGGGTTAGAAATACTTACTCATATAGGGACCTCAACGACAAGTACGGTCTCAGTAAGTGGAACAACAATAGACACTGTTGATGCTACTACTTATAAAGGGGCGTTCTTTGACTATGTTATTGATGATGGAACAAATTACAGAGCAGGAACAGTTCAATCAGTATGGGATAGAACAACCATAAGATACAATGATTTCTCAACGGTAGATATTGGGAACACAACAAACTTCGTATGGGGTATGGAGTTGATAGATGAAAATGCATTGTTAAAAGCCAATATTTCAGGGGGGACCTGGGATATTAGGATAATAAAACATATAATATAATTAAAAAACAGAAAAATGGCAAACGAATTAGTAGCAAGAAATGGTTTGAGAGTGTCGGGGTCTACCTTTTTAGGCAACGTAACTACTGACCAAACACTATTGTCTGTTTTAGCGATTGACTCGTCAAATAATGAGGTAAAAGACCTCTCATTAGCCACATTCTCGGCTGATTTTGTAACTGGCGGTACGTTGTCTGGAACGGGTAACAAAGATTTAGTTCTTAATCAGGCGGATGGTTCATCCGTAACGATTTCGGATGTAAATTTAAACGTAACAAGTGCTTCATTTGACTTAGATTCAGGTGATGCAACTTTAACAAAAAATGATGGTAACACAGTTAACTTATCATTAGGTACAGATTTCGTAACAGGTATTACGGAATCTAATAACATAATCTCAGTAACTAAAAACGGTGGAACTGCACAAGATTTAACTATCGATGCGATTACAGGTTTAGGATACGATGGTGATTGGGCATTAAGTGGAACATCTACAGGTGTGTCGGCACCAGCGGTTGAATTACCTTTCATTACAGGTGCAACATTAGACTTGAATACAGGTACTTTAGAGTTAGAAGTAAATAACGGTTTAGAAAACAACTTCTCAATCACAGGTTTCTCAACAACAAACTCTGATACCTTTGCAACTGGAATGACATTAAATAACGGTGATTTAGTTATTACATTGAATGATGGTAATGACTTTAACTTAGACGCATTTAGATGGTATTTTGGAGCTGATAGTGGTTCTGCAGGTACAATTAATCTTGATTCTCAATTTGACGTTGTCGGAGGTCTTGGTATTTCTACTTCATCTAACGGTTTATCTCAATTAACGGTAGAGTTAGATAGTGATGAAATCACAGTTGGTACAACTGTAATTACATTAGGTAGTTCATCAACTACTTTAGATGGGTTAACTTCTGTTACTTCAACATCTTTTATTGGTGATTTAACAGGTAACGCTGACACAGCAACCACATTAGAGACTGCTAGAGACTTCGAAATCAGTGGAGATATTACCGCAAGTGCGGTTTCATTCGATGGTTCAGGAAACGTTAACCTTGTAGCTAGTATTGACGCTGACACAGTAGACACTGCTGAATTAGTTGATGGAGCGGTTACAACTGCAAAAATTGCGGATGGTGACGTGACTAACGCAAAACTTGAGAACAGTGAGATTACATTTACTGCAGGTGGTACAGACCCAGTAATATCTTTAGGTGGTACCTTAAACCTTACCTCATCTGATAGTTCGGTAGTAATTGTTGGTAACTCAGGAACAGGTACATTAGATTTTAGTGTAAGTGCAGATATTGATACATTCATAACGGGAGGAACTTATACTGACAACACAGGTGTATTAACATTAACGGATAATAATAATGTTGATATAACAATTGACGGGTCTTGGAATCATATTGAAAGTGGTAGTATTTCAAGTAATGTAATTACACTTACAAGTAATACAGGAGAAACAACAAACTTAACTGTAGATGCTATTACAGGTATTACTTACGGTAGTTGGGATGTTGCTTTTGACGGGTCAGGGACATTAGCTACTTCACCTGTAGAATTACCTTTTATTACAGGAGGTACTTACTCAGATGGTACAATTACTTTAGAGTTAAATGGTACTTCGGAAAGTGATATAACAATTACGGGTATTGACGGTACTGATACTTTTGTTACAGGTGCTACTGTTGATTACAGAGAGGCAACTCTTGAGTTAAACCAATCGGCGTCTGATGTTTTAATTTCATCAGAACAGACGATTAGAGTTGAAGCTACAGGTTCTGCTAATACGGCATTATTTAATGTTGCGGTTAGCGAATTTAGAGCTGTTCATGTAGAATATACAATTATCGAAGGAACTGCAGCACGTTCAGGGTTCTTTTCAGCAATATTCCACGCAGGAACTGTAGAATATTCTGACTGGTCAACGATGGATATCGGTACGTTTAGTGATAGTGTTGAGTTAAGTGCGGATAACGCAGGTAACGTAACAATTAACTCAAATAGTGCAACTGTAACAGTTATTGCTAACACAAGAGCGGTAAGTATAGTTTAATTACTATTTAGTAATTATATAAAATAATTAAAATTTTGAGGGAAGTCCCCCTTCCCTCAATAGCCTAAAAAGAAAAAGAAATAAAAAAATAATAAGATGGCAAAAGAGTTTGTAGCAAGACATGGATTATCGGTTAGTGGGAAAACGTATATCTCTACGGTTGACTTAAACGTTAACGCCAACTCCATTATGGTCATTAATGGAAATGAGGTTCAATATAGAGATATTAGTTCATTACCTGATACATTTGTTACGGGTGGAACTTACAATGATACAACAGGAGTTGCGACTTTTACTAATAACTCAGGTGGTACGTTTAATGTTACAGGGTTCTTCACCTCGGCAAACACTCTTAATATCTATACTACAGATGCGTCATTTACTTCTGAGAGATTTTCAAATTTAGATGGTAATAAACTCCATTTAACAGGTGGTACGGTTGGTATTAATACTATGGAATTTGTTCCCACAGACACTCCACCACCAACTAACCCACAAGGACAAGTTTATTATGATAGCTCATCAGATTCACTAACGGTTTTTAATTCCGTTAATGGAACTTCATTACAAGTGGGTCAAGAAATGTGGTATAGAGTGAAAAACCAATCAGGTAGTAATATTCCAGATGGTACTTTAGTAATGGCTTCAGGTACTGATGGTAATTCAGGTCGTATAACTATTATTTCAGGTATAACTGACGGTTCATTTCCCAACTATTACATAATGGGTCTTACTACATCATCCATTGACGATGGAGGTAATGGATGGGTTACAGCTTTTGGTGAGGTCAAAGGTTTAGATACTAGAGGTCAAAACGGTGAGGTATGGAATGATGGTGATATACTTTATGGAGACCCAAACAGACCTGGAGGGTTAACAAAATTTAAACCTTTATCTCCAAATAATAGAAATGCGATGGCAATTGTTCTAAAGTCATCACCTAACGGTTCATTATTTGCAAGACCTGGATTTTCACCAAATTTAGAAGACATTGTATCAGGTGCGACTGACGGACAGGTCATTACATTCAATGGTGGTAGTGGAGTATATGAGCCACAAGACCCCAATAATATTTACAACAATGACGGTACTTTAAATGGTGACCGTATTGTTGACCAAGATACTAACCACTTAACATTTAGTGGTGAGTCTGGAGTGTCAATAGGGACAGGGACGACATCTCCAACATGTGCCTTATTAGAGTTAGCTAGTACGAATCAAGGTCTACTCATTCCTAGAATGACACAGGCTGAAAGATTAGACTTAGAGAACCAACACACATTAATACCGGGATTAATAGTTTATTGTACGGATAACACACCAACCGCTAAGGAAGGTATGTTTATGTATAAATCATTAGGATGGGTAAATGTATTGTAATAGCCTTAACTTATAATAGGGATAATAAATAAATAAAAATTAAAAACACATGGCAACAAATGGTTTAAATTTACAAACTTCAGGTTTGACGTTTACTACGAGTACTGTAGAAAGAGCGATTATTAACGATGTCGGTAGAATGGGTCTTGGTACCTTAGCACCTGCGGCAATGTTACACGTAATCCCTACAGGGTCGACAAGTAGTGTTAGATTTGAAAGTCTTGCATCTAGTAGTACTGATTCTAATTATGTAGTAGCTGATGCTGATGGTGTTTTGTCCACGAGAGATGATGTTGTCACTTTGGACGGAACTCAAACATTAACAAACAAAACAATAAACGGTTCACAATTAGTGGACGGCTCAGTATCAAATGCGAAGCTAACTAATGATGATGTAACTATCGGTAGTACATCTATCACTTTAGGTAATACAGCAACGACATTGGCGGGATTAACTTCTGTCACTTCAACATCTTTTGTTGGTGATTTAACAGGTGATGTTACTGGTGACTTAACGGGTAACGCTGACACCGCAACCACATTAGAGACTGCTAGAAACTTCGAAATCAGTGGAGATATTACTGCATCAGCGGTATCATTCGATGGTTCAGGAAATGTTAACCTTGTAGCATCTATCGATGCAAACACAGTAGACACGGCTGAATTAGTTGACGGAGCGGTAACAACAGATAAAATTGCAGATAATAATGTAACAAACGCAAAACTTGCAAACAGCACAATGACATTCAACGCGGGTGGTACAGACCCAGTGGTATCTTTAGGTGGAACATTAAATCTTACCTCATCTGATGGTTCTGTAGTTATTAATGGTAATTCAGGAACGGATACGTTAGACTTCACGGTTGATGTGAGTTCTGTAGATTCATTCGTAACAGGTGGTACAATCAATTCACCTTCAAATGGTACATTAAGATTAAGACTAAATAACAGTCAATCGGATGTAGATATTACAGGATTCTCTTTTGACAGTTCTGGTGATTCAGGTGTTTCAACATACTACATGGGTGATACTATTGACTTCAATGGAGGTACAGGTATTACAACTGTGGACAACAACACGGGTACTATTACGTTTAATCTTGATGATACTGCGGTAACTACTGGTAACTACGGTTCAGCGTCTGAAACGGTAACATTACAAATTGACCAACAAGGTCGTATTACTTCTGCAAGTGAACAATCAATCTCAATCACAGCTTCTCAGGTATCTGACTTTAATAATGAGGTTTTAGCTGATGTATTTACATCAGGTAACTTTACAGATTCATCTGAAATTAACTTTACGGTAACGGCAGGAGCGTCAGTAACTGCGGCATTAATTGACAGTTCTATTGCAAATGCAAGACTTGTTAACGATAGCGTAACAATTACTGCTGGTTCAGGTTTACAAGATGGTGGTTCAGTTGACTTAGGTAGTTCAGTAACTTTAAATGTGGACTATGCAGGTGCTGATAACGTAATCTTAGCTAGTGGTGCTGGTACAGGACCAATTGACCTTGATTGGAATATTATGGTGTCAAATGCGTCTAATAATGTTGATTATTATAGCGTATCTGATTTACCATTCTCAAACAATTCAGGTACGGTTACTTCAGTAGCAATTTCAGGAACAGATGGTATTGACGTAGATTCAGGTTCACCAATTACAACTTCAGGAACAATAACATTAGGTCTTTCTAACGTACCAAATAGTTCATTGGCAAATTCGTCTATGACGTATGTTGGTACTACAGGTACTGACCCGGTAGTTTCTTTAGGAAGTTCATTAACATTCACTTCAACTGATGGTTCTGTTGTCGTTACCGGTAATTCAGGTTCAGACGAACTTGACTTATCTGTTTCAAGTTCAGTTAACACTAACATCTATAATGCTGATGGTACGTTATCTGCAAACAGACAACTTGATGGTAACGGTAATACGTTATCGTTTACTGATGTTGGGTTTGACATTAACACTACAGATTTACATGTGGCTGGAGGTCAAGTTGGTGTAGGTACTAATTCACCTGACGCAAGTGCGGTGTTAGAAGTGGCTTCAACAACAAGTGGTTTCTTATTCCCAAGAATGACAGAAGCTCAAAGATTAGCGATTGGAACACCGGCAACGGGATTAATGGTTTATCAACTTAATAACTCTGAAGGTGTTTACATCTACAAATCATTCGGTTGGGTTCAAGTAATCTAATAATAATAGATAAATAAAACTAATATATTTTATATTGAAAGTATTTATCAATAGACTATAATTAATGGGAGGGATTCATTTCCCTCCCGAAGCCTAAAAAGAAGAAAAAAAAAAGAAAATGGCCAATAACGGAGTATTTTATAGTGGAGGAACAGGAGGGACAGGTCTTGATTTAACATCAGGAGGTGTTACCCGAATCAATGTATCTACAGGTGGTGTAATAACATTTAATAATGATTATTCATTTCCAACTGCGGATGGTGGTGCTAATGAAGTTTTAATCACTAATGGTTCGGGAAATGTAAGTTTTAACACTATACCAAACGCATCTTTAGATAATTCCTCTTTTACACTTGGTAGTACTTCTATTTCACTCGGTGACACCGCATCTTCGATTGCGGGTCTTACTTCAATAACTGCGGATACTGTTTATGCTAATAGCGTTTTAAGAATTTCACAGAATGGGGATGGTCTTAGAATGACCAATGTTGGGGCATTTGACAATGATGGGTCTAACAATTTCAGAATATTCTCTAATAATGATTTAATATTATCAACCAATGGTGATTCAGGAACCGCAGTGACCTTTGACTCTTCGAGTAAAGATGCAACATTCCAAGGTCAAGTGATTGGTTCGTTCAATGGTAGTGGTGCTAACCTCAATAGTATACCAAATAGTTCATTAGATAATTCTTCACTTACAGTGACTGCGGGTTCAGGTTTAGCGAACGGAGGTTCAGTTTCTTTAGGTGGTTCTGTAACACTTAACGTTGGTGTAGGAACAGGTATAGTTGTAAACGCTAATGATGTGGCTCTTGATTATTCGGGAACTAACAACTTCATTGACTCAGCAACAAACTTAGAAGGAACTTCAATTGCTACTTCTGATACTATTATTTACCACGATGCTACAGACAATAATGTTAAGAAAGGTTTAATTTCAGATTTACCATTCTCTAATAACTCAGGTACGGTAACTTCAGTTACTGTTGGAACAGGGTTAGATGTGAGTAATGGAACTACAACACCTAACATTACACTTGATTTATCAGAATTAGCCACGTCAACAACAAATGGAGATGGAGACTTCTTTGTTGTGGTTGACAGTTCAAATGTTCAAAGAAAACTAACTAAAGGTAATATTAATATAAGTGGGTTTAATAATGACGCGGGATTCACAACAAATACAGGTACTGTTACTTCGGTGGCAATCTCAGGAACTGACGGTATCGATGTAGACTCAGGTTCGCCAATTACAACATCAGGTACGATTACGTTAGGTCTTTCAAATGTACCTAATAGTTCACTAGCCAACTCTTCACTTACGGTAACTGCTGGTTCAGGTTTAGCAAATGGTGGTTTAGTTTCCTTAGGTGGTTCAGTAACCCTCAATGTAGGTGCAGGAACAGGTATAGTTGTAAACGCTAATGATGTTGCTCTTGACTACACAGGCACTAACAACTTCATCGATTCGGCTACGAATCTTGAAGGTACAGGAATTGCACTTGGTGATACGATAGTTTACCACGATGCGACAGACAATAACGTTAAAAAAGGTTTCGTTTCTGATTTACCATTTACGAATACTTCAGGTACGGTAACTAACGTCACTGTTGGGACAGGGTTAGATGTGACCAACGGAACTACAACGCCTAATATTACACTTGATTTATCAGAATTACCTACGTCAACTACAAATGGTGACGGAGACTATTTTGTTGTGGTTGATACGTCAAATGTTCAAAGAAAGTTAACAAAAGCCAATATTAATATTAGTGGATTTAATAATGACGCGGGTTACATTACATCTGCAGGAAACACTAACATATATAGTACTGACGGTTTATTGACAAGTAATAGATTTTTAAATCAAAATGGTTATATTCTTGAATTTCAATCAGTAGGGGAAGAATATTTCCAAGTTTATAACAATAATAATGTACCTGTTAGGAGTCCTAGAGTTAGGATGGAAGCGGATGACCCATATACTACAGTATTAGAGTTACAATCATCGAATCCTGGTGTATTTTTAATTGATGGTTATGACGGTGGAAATTCTCAAATATTTAATGTAGACGGTAATGGTAACCTATTTGCGACTTCTAAATCATTCTTAATAGAACATCCCTCAAAACCTGAATTTAATTTAAGACATGGTTCTTTAGAAGGTCCAGAACATGGTGTTTATGTGAGAGGTAAATTAGATGGTAATAATGTTATTGAATTACCTGATTATTGGATAGATTTGGTAGACGAAAGTACGATTACGGTACAATTGACTCCGATAGGGTCACATCAAAATCTATATGTTAAAGACATATTTGAAAATATGGTTGTAGTTAATAACTCGGCATTGTTAAGTTCAAAAATTAAATGTTTCTATTTTATACAGGCCGAAAGAAAAGATATCGATAAGATGGTTGTGGAATATCCAAAAGGTACACAAAGTATATAAGATATACTTACAAAATATTAAATATAAAAAAAGAGGACTATTAGTCCTCTTTTTTTATTTCAATCCTTTCATATATTTCTAAAAGTTGTAAACTAGCATCTAACTTCTCTTTCAGTTCTTCCACTTCTTTAGTGCTTGTAGAACTTATGGACGCCTTATAGTAATTATCTTCAGCCTCGTTTACTAATTTCTGTATGGTTCTTAATAATTTCATCTTACTTATAAATATTCGATTTTTATGTTTAGACCTTTACAATCATTAATTTTTCGTGATTATTTAATGTAAGAATAAAATTTAAAATAATATATTATGGCACGTAAACCTGAGACTATTTTTGTACAAATAGCATCTTACCGAGACCCACAATTGATACCGACAATTAAAGATATGTTGGATAAATGTAAAAATCCTGACAATCTTAGAATTGGAATTGCTTGGCAACATAGTTCTGAAGATGAGTGGGATAATTTAGATGAATATAAAGATGATGATAGGTTTAGAATTCTTAACATTCCTTATGAAGATAGTGAAGGTGCTTGTTGGGCTAGAAATTTATTACAACAACTATATGATGGTGAAACTTATACGTTACAAATAGATTCACATACACGATTCATTGAGAATTGGGATTATGAGTTAAAAAAAGAACTAAAAAGGTTAATTAAAAACGGAATTAAAAAACCCCTATTAACCAGTTACGCGCCCTCATTTGAGCCTGATAATGACCCTGAGAGTAGAATTATGAAACCGTGGAGGATGGATTTTGATAGATTTAGTCCTGACGGGAATGTACATTTCTTACCTTCAACGATAGATGATTTTGAAGAAAGGTCAGAACCAATACCTGCAAGATTTTACTCAGCTCATTTTGCATTTACTTTAGGGGAATTTGCTGAAAAAGTCCAACACGACCCTAAGTATTATTTTCACGGTGAAGAAATTTCAATTGCAGTGAGAGCATACACTCACGGTTACGATTTATTACATCCACATAAAATTTTCTTATGGCATTATTACACACGTAAAGGACTTAAAAAACATTGGGACGACCATAATACGTGGGGAACTAATAACGACAATTCACACGTTAGAAATAGAAAGTTATTGGGTGTTGATGGTGAGATTTACGACCCTGAAGAGTTTGGTCCGTGGGGTTTAGGTGATGAAAGAACTATTGATGAGTATGAGAGATACTCAGGTATTAAGTTTAGTAGAAGAGCGGTTCTACAACACACTGCAGACAAATTAGACCCACCATGTCCTGTATTTGAGAGTGATGAAGAATATGAAAATGCGTTTACTACTCCGTTTAAACATTGTATTGACATCCATTTTGATAGTGTCCCTCACGATGATTATAACGTATGGGCAGTGGCATTTGAAGATGAGGACGGAAATGAGTTGTTTAGACAAGATGCTGATGAAAATGAAATTAAAAGAATGAAACAGGACCCTGATAAGTTCTGTAGAGTATGGAGAAGTTTCAATACCGTGAAACGACCATATAAATGGATTGTTTGGCCTCACTCAATAAAAGAAGGGTGGGTAAACAGATTGGAAGGAACATTATATGAAAAAAAGTAAAAAAAATATGACAATTTTGGTTCATTTACCGGCTTATCGTGAGCCTGAATTGATACCTACAATAAAAAGTGCGTTGGAAAACGCTAAGCATCCTGAAAGAATACATTTTGGTATATGTCGACAATTTAATCCTGAAGATGGGTTTGATAATGTGGATGAGTATCGTGATGACCCTAGATTTAAAATATATGATATGCCTTATGAAGAAGCTAAGGGATTGGCATATGCAAGGGGTATTATAAATGACCAACTATTGACTGACGAAGACTTTGTTTGTCAGTTGGATTCACACCATAGGTTTACTGAAAATTGGGACGAAACATTAATTAAATGGTATTATGATTTAAAGAAAGAAGGTTATAATCCAATAATTGGAGGATACTTACCATATTATAACCCATTTAACGACCCTAATGACCGAGTTAAGGAACCTTGGCAATCTGAAGCTGCGACATTCTACCCATTTGGGACGATATTTATCAGACCCACAGCTGTTAAAGGAGGTTGGAAACATTTAGATAAACCATATCCTGCTAGATTCTTAAGTGGTCACTTTGCATTTGGACCTAATAAGTGGGCGAAAGAAGTGAGACATGACCCTAATATTTTCTTTGCGGGTGAAGAGATTAATTTAACGGTGCGCTCATATACCCATGGTTATGATTTGTTTCATCCTCACAGGATTGTGATATGGCATGCAACGATGAGAGAAGAAAGAGCTGGAAAGTTAGTTTGGGATGACCAAAGTAAGCGAGGTGAGAGTTTATGGTGGAAAGGTAATGATATTGCAAGGTCAAGAATTAGACAACTATTTGGTGTTGAAGATAATGGTCATGATTTAACGGGTTACGAATTAGGGACCGTTAGAACTGTTAGAGATTATGAAAAATATGCTGGAATTCATTTTAAAAATAAATCTTTTCAAAAATACACTAAAGATAATTTATTTCCTCCGAACCCATATAATTATGAAACTGAAGAAGAATGGGAAAAATCGTTTATGTACTCATTTTACCATTTAGTTAATGTGACGAGAGATATGTTACCTGCAGATGACTACGAATCCATATTAATTGCATTTGATGATGATGAAGGAATTGGAGTTAACCATAATTATATAAAAGGTCATAGATTAGAAAGGTTCCTAAAACATGGTGAACCTATACACTATGAAGAGATGTTTTTAACAGATAAAAATCCTTCCAAAGTTGTTTACTGGGGATTAACCAAAGAACGAGGATGGGCGGAACGAGTAGAATTTAAATTATAAAAAAATGGAAAAAATTATAGAACTATTAAAATCTGCACATGATTTTAAGTATAATACAATTTATTGGGACCATAGTCCTTTAAAACCTTATGAAAATTACTTTAGGAACTACCCTGCTCCGTGGTTAAAAAAAACTTCTGAGCTTTTAAAAATTATTGGAGGTAACGTTGTGGTAGAAATTGGGTCAACCAGGTCGGGAGTGACCGATGGTTGTATTAATTATTATGACGATTGTTATAATATTGAAACTAAAGATGCTCCTCCTTGTTGTCAGGATGGTCATTCAACCCATTTTTTTTCTAAAGAAGGTTTTGAGGTATATACTGTGGATATCGATGAAAGGTGTAAAGAAACCTTACATAATCAATATTTACATCATCTTAAGACTGATTTTCCTGACAATATTCATGTTAATATACCTATGGATGGTATAGAATTTTTACGTAATTTCGATAAAAAGATTGATTTACTTTATTTAGACGGATGGGACGTTGGGGTACCTCAATATGCTGAAAAACACTTAGAAGCTTTTAAAGTTGCGCAGGATAAGTTATCGGATATACACATAGTATCGGTTGATGATACAGATTTTAATACTGACGCTGGCGGTAAAGATAAATTATTAACACCTTATTTACTTGAAAACGGATATGTTAAAGTTTTATGGGGTAGACAAACAGTATTTGTTAAAATATAAGTTATGGAAGTAATAATAACACTTACAACAATACCTGAAAGGTTAAATAGTAAATATAATTTTGATATGAGATACTGTATTGAATCTTTATTAAATCAAAATTATAATGAAAATTATGAAATTCACCTGAATATACCAAATTTTTATTCAAAGAATGGTGATGAATATATTATACCTGAATGGTTAGAAATGATAGACGATAAAAAGTTGAAAATTTTTAGAACCGATGATTACGGTTCTATTACAAAACTATTACCAACGGTAAAGAGAATAGTTAATGATGATACCATAATTATAGTGGTTGATGATGATATGTATTATCATGAAGAAATGGTTAATGAACACATTAAAAATAGGGAAAAATGGCCTGATTATGTTGTGGGATATGATGGTATGAGGTCTAGAGATGAGAATGGACTTTTATCGAATCATTTCGGTGATACTAGAGATTATTATTACTCTTCACTAAAAAGAAACTCACTTGTTGATATTTTACAACATTATAAAACTATTTCATATCGTAGACATTTTTTTGGTGATGATTTCTTTGATTTTATTGATGAATATGGTACATGGTGCGATGATACCACAGTGTCTGCGTATTTTGCAAAAAACAAAAGACCGAGAGTGGTCACGTATTTTGAGGAGGATAAAGACTTTAATAACTATGATGAGTGGTTAGAAAATTTAAGACATACGTTTCCAATTAAAAAATATATTGAACACGGTTCTTTAGAAGGATGTAATGTTGAGAGACAGAATAATAAAGACGATGAAAAAACTAAAAAATTATATAAATTTATTGATAATTCGTATAATAATAGTAATTGGGAAATTTAATTTTATATGATAGTTAGTCAAAAAAATAAACATTTTCATATTCACGTACCAAAAAATGGAGGAACATCATTTAGAGAGATGATGTTAGCGAATGGTTGGGAAGGTTATTCCCATCATATGACAGTTAAAGATGTGGATAGGAATCAGTATCAATTTCAAGATTTTTATAAAACTATTATGATAAGAAATCCGTGGGAACACGCAGTTTCTTATTATCGTTATTTACTACATGAAACATGTTTTAATATACGTGATTTTAGTAATATATGTGAAACTAAAGAAACTTATAAAAATATAAATCCTGAAGATGTTACTTTTGAAAATTACATAAAGACATCGTATCAAAAAAGACATTACCAAAGTTTGACTAGTGTTGAATTAGAAGAAAAGGGACTTACATTTGATAAATGGTTCGATTATTCAGATTTTGATGGTATGTTGAATTTCATGGAAAGTAAATTTAAAATTGAATTAAATAGAGACCTCAGAATACATGATAAGAACAAATTTAATTATGTAATAGATATTGATGTAAGTAAACCATACCAAGAGTTTTATAATGATGAAACTTTTGAAATAGTTAAAAACGTCTCCAAAAAAGAAATAGAAATATTCAATTATAAATTTTAAAATAAAAAGTAAAATGGATTTAATTACCGACTCGCTAAATTATATAAATAAAAACTTTACCGACATTCAAGTAGTTCAGGTCGGAGCTATGGACGGTTTTTCGTTTGACGATACAAGAGGTCATTTAGAAAACTTTAAATGGGATGAAGTTTTGGTAGAGCCTATACCTGAAATATTTGATATTCTTAAAAATAATTTAAAACACAGAAATAATTGTGTATTTGAAAATAGTGCAATAACAGATAGTGATGGGCCGGTGAGAATGTTAACGGTAGAAAGAGGTGTTATAAAAGAAAATGATTTACACCCTGGTTATCAAGGAATGAGTGCTCTTTTCCCTTTAAAAAATGGGTTTGGGACTGACTACGAAAGGGATATCTTTGTTAAAGATAATTTAGCTAAAACTATAGATGTAAATGGTATATCGTTAAGTACGTTAATTCAAAAACATAGTCTCGATAAAATTGATGTTTTTATTTGTGATGCTGAGGGGTATGATTGGATGATTTTTAAACAAATGAATTTAGAAAAAATCAAACCACATTTCATTCGATTAGAATATATTAATCTTACAGATGAAGAAAAAAAATTAACAACCGATAAGTTAGATAAGTATGGTTATTTTTATGAGTTGGGTCAAGATATAACTGCAATAAAAAAAGAAATATATGAAAAAATTTATAATGATATGTCGAATTTAAATAATAATATGACAATAGTTACTGGTTTATGGGATATTAACCGAAATGGACGTTCATTTGACCACTATATTGAACATTTTAAAAATTTATTACAGATACCTCAGAATCTATTTATCTATGTACCTAAAGAATTGGAAAGTTTAGTTTGGGAACATAGGAATAGAGAAAATACCTATGTAAAAGTAATGGAGTTAGATGGTGTTAAAAACTTATATTCTCCATTTTGGGATAGAACTCAAGAAATAAGAACAAATTCTAATTGGTTAAATCAAGTAGGTTGGTTAGGTAGTTCACCACAAGCATCATTAGAATGGTATAACCCGATAGTTCAAGGTAAAATGTTTATGTTAAATGACGCGTCTATTTGGAATCCATTTGATACTGAATATTTCTTTTGGTTAGATGCGGGTATTACGAATACAGTACCTAAAGGACATTTAGTTGATGATAATGTGTTAGACAAGTTAACTGACCACGGTAATCCATTTTTATTTTTAAGTTATCCTTATGAGGCTGATACGGAGATTCATGGTTTTAAATATGGTGACATGAACCGTATTTCAGGTGAAAAAGTTAAGTATGTATGTAGAGGTGGGTTATTTGGTGGACACAAACAACAATTAAACGAAGCTAACTCAACATATTATGCATTATTAGACCAAACCTTGTCCCAAGGACTTATGGGTACTGAGGAGAGTTTGTTTACTATTATGTCTTATTTGGAACCTGACCTTTATAAAAGGTTTGAGTTGGACGGTAATGGTTTAATCGTTAAGTTCACGCAAGCACTTAAAGAAAATAATGTTAAAATTACTGAACCAGACGTAAAAAGAATCAATAATAATCGTAAGTATACTGATAGAGATGTTAATAGAGTTAATACTAATTTATATATGTTAACTTTTAATTTTCCTGAACAAGTACTACATACGATTAATTCAATGAAAAAAACTCCTGAGTGGTTGGAAAGACCGAACCTGTTTTTATTGGATAATTCAACCGACCAAAATGCTAAAGTTAAAAATAAAGAAATTGCGAAGGAGTATAACTTTGAATATATTGATTTAGGTGGTAATACGGGTATTTGTGGTGGTCGTCAAGCAGCTGCCGAACATTTTCACAAATCAGATGCTGATTTTATGTTCTTCTTTGAAGATGATATGACGGTTAACCCACCAGAATTAAAAGGTGAGGTTTGTAGGAATGGATTTAGAAAATACGTTCCAAACATTTATAATTTAGCTCATAGAATAATGTTAAAAGAAGGTTTCGATTTCTTAAAGTTAAGTTTTACTGAAGTTTATTTTGATAACGATAAACAGTGTTCGTGGTATAATGTTCCACAAGACATTAGGACTAAAGATTGGCCTCATTATGATAAGTTACCTGTCAGCGGATTAGACCCGAATGTTCCATTAACTGAATTTAAAAATATTCGAAATATGGATGGATTGACATATGTTGATGGTGAAATTTACTATGCTAATTGGCCTATGATTGTTAGTAAAGAAGGTAATAAAAAAATGTTTATTGATACTAAGTGGGGACACCCATACGAACAGACTTGGATGTCACATATGTATCAGATGACAAAGAAGGGAGAATTAAATCCTGCAATTTTATTGGCATCTCCTATTTGGCACGAAAGAATTAAATATTATAAACCTGAAGAAAGAAGAGAAAACTAATTTTTACTTATTTTCTCTACATAAAATCGCACTTGCGATTATTTATATAGTAAGTATATTTCTAAATGGCAGGTTATAAAGTTGGGCAAAGTGTTATATTATCGGACGGTTCTACACGTAATATTGAAAATATTGTTGTAGGGGACTCTTTACGCACATTTTATATTCCAACAATTGACTCTGACTTTGACAAAGAAACGTGGTTAACTGATGAATTAGGTGAGGTTAATTATGTTGATGTCAAAGTCGACAGGACATTTAAAAATGTTTCAAACACCTTAAAGGTTAATAATCTTTATGCTACTTCAAAAAAAGTATTAACCTATTCAAAATCAAATGAGGTATATAGTTTTACTAATATTGAAGATTTAACGGTAGGTGGGGACTTACAAATGGTTAAAATTGTAAATGACGAGTTCGTTAATGAAGAAGTCGTTAGTTTTGAAGTTATTGAACACAATACTGAAGTCCATTCAATATCTCTTGACGGTCCACACTATTTTTTATTAAATGATTATGTGGTACATAATAATCTCGGTACTATATGTATTTCTGCTTGTAGCGAAGAAGGTTTAGTTGCTTGTATATATAATTTTAATAATCTACAAGTAGGTGATTCTTTTATTGATATAATTGGTACGTGTTGGGATGTAATTAGTAGTTGTGGGAGCGAGGTTTGCGTGCCAAATATTACATTTACTTCACAGGTTGATGTGGTTTATACTAATGGTTGTGATGAATGTATGGGAAATCAAACACGACCTCCTACAGTTTTTGACCCTAGAGACCCCGATGGTCCGTCTAACTATTATATTACTTCTCCGAGTGACCATTATTCAATGTTTCTACTGGCTTGCGAATCTGAAGACCCAACAAAATGTCCTGAGCATGAACGATGGGTTGACCTTTCAGGTAATTTACCACACCCACCAATTGGTAGTGTTATTAAACTTTCAGGTGATAGTTGTTGTTATGTGACCAAAGATAAATCTTTATTACCGACAGGAAATACTTACTCGGGAGTTACAGTTTATGAGGATTGTGAAACATGTTCTTCAGAACCACAACCTTCACCGACACCTTCACCGACACCAAGTGAAACGTATCATATACTTGCTTGTTGTAATGACCCTTCACGAATTGTTTGGTTAAGTAGTACGGACCCAGTATTTAATTATTTTTCAATTGCGTCTGTCGGTCAAACTTATTTACTTGAT